GAAATCCTGGACAGCAAACAATTCCTTGTAGCCGAAACTTTCGCCGTTCCCGCCGTATTTAACACCGCGTATTATGCTGAAAAGCGCCCGCGGTATCTGGAAATGCTCAAGCGCGGCGAAACAACGATCAAGCCGTGGGATGAAATCATGGAAATCTATCTTGAAGACCTACGGACGGTTGACGCGGTGGGCGCGTTCAATTCTATGTTTGACTTCAAGAAAGCTATTCCCTTCACTGAATTGTATATCAGGAAATTGTATAGCCCGGACTATCAGCGGTGGGAACAGGTTCAGCGCCAACTGTGCGGACGGATTGCCAATGAAAAATATCATAAAGACCCGGAAAAAGAATTTGAAGCCGATTGTTTCAAATTTCGCGGCGAATCCTTCCCCCTGTTTGACCTTTGGGGACTTGCCACAAAAATTCTTCTGAATAATGCTTCTTATAAAAAGCAATGCCTTGAGCATGACCTTCTTTCCGCTTCTGGCCTTTACTTCAAAACAAGCGCCGAAACCTCTTACCAGTATTTGGTAAATAAGTATGACTTTGTAGAAAGTCACACCGCGCTTGATGACGCCATTATTGAAACGTTCATTCTGTCAAAGATTGCCAGCCGTCATGCCATCGAAATCGGCATTGCCTTCTTCCCCTTCCGCGACCTTGGTGAAACCGTGGAATTTGTCACCCGTCGCAAATATCCAAAATTTGAAGAATGCCGAAAAGTGGCTCGCGCGATTCGGGAACACTTGGACACAAAAGACGATAGCACCGCGTATTACAAGAAAATGGAAAATAAACTTGTATATCTGGAGCGGTACATGGGGCTTTAATGCCCCATTTCTATTTAGATGTATAACATCTAAATTTGAAATTTGACAAATTTCAAATACTATGATATAATATATATAGAAAATGAAGGAAGGGGATTTAAGAATGAGTAAGAAAGATTGGGAAACCGACGGTTACCGCAATGGAGACCCCATTTACTGCCCCGTCAATGCCTACGGTGATTGTCCCTATTGTGACCAGTGTAACATGTGCCACGTTGCCGATCCTGTCAAAGACTGCGATGACTTTGCCTGCTTCTTTGAAAGTTGGGATGATTGGGTCAATGCCGATGATGTTGATCCTGATGCCCCTGAATCGTTCGTAGAAGATGAAATTAAATGGGCGGGCGACGTGTATGGTTATGAAGATATGATGGAGGATAATGAAGAATGACTTACGTGCGGGTTGATTGGGATAACGGTGATTATCAATATTTTGAAAATGATACTCTTGGATATGATGAATTTCGTAATGGGTTCTTAATGGCAAATTGTTTCTATTATAAACGAATCCGCAGACTTGATAAACTGCCGCCAGGAAAAATCTGCACAAGATATAAACGACATAATAAACAGGACAAAGATTGGGAGTTAGTTTAGACTAACTTCTTCTAACTTAGATGTTAAACATCTAAAATCAATTCTTGACTTCCTTTTCAATCTATGCTATAATGCTATTGTTGAAAGGGAAGGAAAACCCATTAAACCAGAAAGGAAGAAAAAAACTATGACTAAGATTTCTAAGAATGTTGTGGATGCCGACCTGCGCGCTCGTGTATTTGCGGATGCTATCTTTGATGAGAATGATGAAATTCAGTGGGTGAAGCTCAATGATCGTCAGTACGGTTGTATCTTAACCGATAAAAACGGCGTAGATCGCCTTGTACGTTTGGGCGCTATTGTTGCGGAAGAGCGCGAGGATATGACCGCCCGCGAACTGATGCAGGCCGAAATTGATGCCTACAATGAGAAGCAGGCCAGCAAGGCCGAAAAGGCGAAAGCCAAAGAAGCGAAAATTGCCCGTGATAAGAAAGCGCGGGAAGAAAAGAAAAAGAAGGAAGAAGGGGAGTAATCCCCTTTCTTTTATTAGATGTTAAACATCTAAAACTATTCATTGACATATATTAAAATTCATGATATACTATTATCACAAAAGACAAGGAACAAGTCTTAAAAACCAGAAAGGATATAGTATGAAAGATATTCATTTTTGTATTACCTTGGACGTTGGCATGGATGAGGATGAAATTCGTAAATGCGGCGAAATTCTGGAAGAAACCTTCCGTGACTATCTTGTAAATAATATTCATAATGGAGAACATATTTATAGCTCTGCTGGGAAAACATTGTTTCGACATGTAGTTAAAGAAATAACCGAGTCTGATGACTATGATTGGCATGAAAATTGGGGAGAAATGGAGGATTAACCTCCCCTTTCTTTTATTAGATGTTTAACATCTAAAATTTAATATTGACTTATAATAAAACTTATGTTATACTTTATCTGTAAGAAGTCAAGGATAGACTTAAAAACCAGAAAGGAAAAAATTTATGACTGGGTATGTATTTACTTACGGTGTTGATGGATTTGGCGCTGATGTTGCTCCCGCACATGAAGAAGGTGTTTATCTTGATTATGATAAAGCTTTTCAACATCTGGTAGAATTGAATGAAAGCGCCATCGCTGAATGCGGCCGCCGTTTTTATGAAAAAGGATATGGGGAAGATTATTATCCTGAAACAGATACCGCACTTGCCAAATTAGAAGAAGCAGAAGATTGGGAAGCATATGAGAAAGAATTAAATAAGCATATCTTGACAAATATTAAGTCAATTTGTGAACGAATCATGGAATTTGATGAACCGCCTTTTGGAATGTATTCAATGGAAGAAATTGAAATTCATATTTAAGCGCAGTAGTGCGCTTATCTTATTTAGATGTTAAACATCTAACTTTCAATCTTGACTTCATTCCAATTATATAATATAATGCTATTGTCAGGAGGGAAAGAAAATGAGCAAGAAGAAATCTAAAACTCAACCCCGTTCCAATTACGAAGTGTATCGTTCAATTCGTAAAGATTGGGGCACAATCAATCCAGTGACTAAAGTAATTCCCGACAAGCGCAACAAGAAACCAAAGTATAAGAAAGGATATGATGAAGAATGAAGAAGTATTATCCAAAGGAAGTCATTGAAAAAGGATATAGTATAGCAATGCTTCATTTTCTTGCTTATCTTTTTCCTGATAAGAAATTTTCCATTGATGAGTATAGAATGTATGATGCTATGTTTATGAAAGGATGGGGAGAGGGTTATCTCGCGGGAGAAATTGCCGCTAAAGAAAATCAATAAAGAAAGGAGAAAAAAATAATATGTCGCCGAAATGCCCTTATTGTAATGAAGAACTTTTTTTTAAAACAATAACTGAAAGACCCGAATTTGAAGAAAATACTTGTTGTATAACTTGGTATGCTACTTGTTATAAATGTTACAAACATTATACTTGGAATGAAATATATGAATTGAAACTAAAATCTATTGAAAATTTCGAGGAAGAAAAGAGTTAGAGTAATCTAACTCTTTTTATTTTAGATGTTAAACATCTAAATATAATATGGAGCTTACTGCTCCATATTATATTTTTCAATCTTCTTTTTAATAATTTGTAATGCCTTATAATCTTCGGCAGAAAAAATACCATTACGAGAATACCATTCATTTTCTAAATTATACATAGCAACACGCAAATCATCTACTGCATCAAGCGCCGGGCCATGAGTATATTTAGTCATACATAATTTATTATCTTCAACGCTCATTTCCAGCGGCGTGCCCTCTTTAATATTCAAAGTTCGCCGCAGTTCCTTGGGGATGACTACCCGGCCCAATTCATCTACCGTGCGTACAATACCAGTTCCCTTCATTTTAATTCCCTTTCTGGTTTATGAGGTGTCCTTCCTCTTTACGGGTATATAATATCATAGAATAGAAGAAATGTCAAGACGAAATTTTAGATGTTTAACATCTAATTTTTATTCCTTACAAAGTAAGGAAATAAATATTCATAGCAACTAAGGACAATCGAATTATAATATTATTAATATGGCAGCCTTTTCGTAAGTCATAAATCAAACCGCCAACCGCCACAGGCAACCCAATATAAGCCCCGGCGTTCCAGAATATAATCGCAATGGTATTTAAGAAAGTCATAAGTGCGGCTAAGTCCATGTGTTCATATTTATACTTGAAACCATTTTCAAAGTTAATCATTTTTCTTTTTTCCTCTCTCGCAATGTATCAATTATTAATCCTCCGCCCAAAAGTATAACTGCCAAAAGTGGAATACCAAGTATTACAAAAATAAGGCAATACGCGGCGGGATGTCCAATTTCTAAACCATACGCAATCACTTGCATCATTTTCAATCTCTCCCTTTCAATAGTATTATATCACATTATATTAAAAAGTCAAGCCCAACTTTTAGATGTTGAACATCTAAATTTCATTTTTGTCAAGTAGTTAGACATAACTAACTTTCATATTTTTCCTATTTCCCTAAAATTTACCAATACTTCTAAATTTATACGCCGTTCCCAGAATTTACCACATATGTCAAATTTTACCATAAGCTGGAAGCTGGAAATTTATGGAGAAGCTGGAAGAAACTGGAAATTTCTGGGCGGCAATGAGCTGAGAACCATCCCGCGAGCTGGAAAAATCTGTAAAATTTTACACAAGCTGGAAATTTACACAAGTCAAATATATGCATAAGCTGAAAACTTGACAAGCCGGAACCTTTAACCGCGGGGCAAGCTGAAAATTTTAAAATAATTAAATTTATTTTTATAAATAAATTTTTATTTTTATTTAAATTTAAAAAATAAATTATTTGATTTATTTTTAAATTTATGTTATAATAAAAGGGGAAATATAAATATAAATATTTACCATAGTTTATTTTATTTATCAAGCTGGGAATCGGCCAGCTGGAACTTGACTTTATTTATAAATTATGATATAATAAAATTAAATAAAAAAATAAGCTGGAAGATTTTTAATCTTCCAGCTTATTAACTTCTGCGTCTTTTAATTTCGCTGCAACTAATGTAAGAAATTTATTATCTTCAATTTCCGCATCATGCCATTCACCAGTTATAAAATAGCATTGCTATAATTTTCCATCTATTCTTTTACGTTTGTTATCTACTGTATAACCAATATAAGGCAGACAATCTTTCAATCTATTCCAAGTCATTGGGCGAGAAACTCGCGCGCCATCGTCGCGCATTTCAGGAACATGCATATACTCTGCTAGATCACGGCACTCGGTTACAGTTAACCATCTATCTTTATATTTAGCCGGCACTTCAGGTGCAAAGACTTTAAGATGTCTTGTATATTCAAATGTCTAACGGGCGGCTTGTATCCGTTCAGCCGAATCAGTAGAATTAATAATAACGCTATCGAAACGTTTATCCACTATATTTATACCACGCTGTAAAGCTGCATTAACAACAACGAAATTATATTCAGAAGGAACCAAGCCCGTAGCAACTATACAGTTATAAACACGCATCTACTCTTCTGTCATTGGTTTATCTTTATTATTTGGAGAATGTAATTCAATAGCATTAAAGCCCTATTCATTGGCAATAACAACCGCACCCCTATTTGTTTCAATATAAGGAGAATAACACCAATAACCATGACCTGGTATTGGATGTAATTGTTTTATATGCTCAGTAAGATCATAATAGTATATGTCCGCCGCGATACGATAACCGGCCTCTAACTTACCTTTATTACTAGCACTAACTAATGACTAATAATACGCGCGGGCCCGTTCAGGAGAAGCTGAAAGACCAATACACATAATGCGGCCTTCAAGAATAATACGCTCCCAAGCTCCAAGTAATATTAGCGGCATATATTCTTTCTTACTTGAATATTGCTAGATAACACTTAACACTTCAGCATTGCTAACCTCAGTGCGTGCAAAGTCTGTTCTTCTTGCGCGAGCAAAAGCCTAAGTCGCAAAGTTAAATATACTATCACATTCATCCCAGCAAATTACATCTATGTAGTCTAAGAAACCTAATTCATTTTTAATAACTCGCGCGCCCAGGGATTGATAGCACATGACACCTATCTTATCCACATACTCTCCCCATGAGCTGGGATTTTCCCAGAACTGGTCTGCATCCGCACAATCTTCATATTCCGCGATAAGCTGGTCTTTAAGTGCAACAGTATCTACAAGGAATAGAATACGATTTAATTTTCCGTCCTGCGTAAACTACTTTAAATTATTAATTGCCCAGTATGTTTTACCTGTGCGGATGCCGCAGTCAATAATATTATAATAGCCACGCGCGAAAAATAATTTATTCTATAATTGTAAATCACTAACAGTAGTAATACTTGTTTCCATATTCCTACCTCCTTTAATTTTAGTATAACATAAATTGTAAGAAAAGTCAAGTATCTTTTTCTCTTACATAGATAAGTAAGAAAACAATACTAAAACTATTATGTTTTCTTATATCTTTTTATTATTTTTTGTATATAAAAAATTGTATCATTTTTTGTCTACACCCCTCCCCCCTATATATGTAGACAAAAAAATATACTACTTTTCCTATATATATAATATAAGTAATATTACGAGTAATGCGCGAAGCGCATTACGAGTAATATTACGCCCTGAGGTGTCCGCGATAGCGGACGCCGCATTCTCAGAGAGAAAAGATAAGAGACGTAAATTACCATAAATGTAAATTTCTGGAATTTCATTTTCATTTCAAAATATAAAGTCAAACTGGAATTTCATTTTCAAATTGCCCAAAACCTTACCGGAGCTTGTAATGAAAGAAAAATCCTATAATTTTATTTTAATTTTTAATTTTATTTTAATTTTATTTTATTATTTTTTATAAATTTTTTATATTTTTTTATTTGACAAATGTAAAAATTTGACGCACACACCCATATTATACCTAAAATTTTCCTATCACAAAAAAATTCCTATTTTCCTACCCCTACTATCACTTTTTCCCCTATCCCCGAATTTCATTTTACATTTTTCCATTTTATTTATTTTTTTCTTTCATATATTGAGGTATCCGTATTAACCCCTCCATTTGACTTTTTAAAAATTTTATGATATAATTTTTATAGGAAAAAGGAAAGGGGAGAATTAATCTATGTATCAGCATTTCAAAAATATTTTGGATACCGCACTTGAAAATGACGATTTTTTTAAGGTCGCGCTTCCTACTTTTGATAGCAACGTACTTGATAATAAAGAACTTGATGAAGATATAATTATTTTTACTGGTGCTACGCGCGCAACCATCATAGACTCTAATTACGATTGGGTTTGTAAATTTGATTGTGAACAAGATGCGCGCGGCAGTGCTTGTGAACGCGAATATCGTCGTTATCAACTGGCAAAAGAATTTGGTGTTCAGGATATGCTTACTCCCGTAGTTTATTTGGGTACATATATTAAAGATTATATGGGCTATGACGTTGATCCTTGGGATTATAGTAGTAGTGAATTAGATCAATATAAAACGTGTGAATATCATGTTGAGTTGGAATTGTATGCGTATAAGAAAGCGAATACAGATGTACATATTTATGGTAGTTTCAATTCACTTAGCGCGCGTGAAAAGCATGACCTTGATTATGCCCATTCTCCCTTAACCCAACGCTCCACTGATGTTGGCGCAGCTTTTATGCGCGAATATGGTAGTGAGAAATATAATATGCTGGATCATTTTTGCCGTGAATATAAAGTTAATGATTTACATAGGAATAATGTTGGACTGATTGGAAATAAGCTAGTTATTATTGACTATGCAGGTTATTATGATAGAGAATATTATACTAGTGAGGAAGAAGAATATGATACAAGTTCAGAAACTAACTACAATTCTTATTAAATATAAGGAGAAAGAAAATGGATGATAGAACATTGGGATTAATTTACGCAATTAAGCAAGGAACCCCAGGATTATCATATGATGAACGTATCTGTATGTTTATGCGCGAATATACACAAAGTGATTTATATTGGTATTCGCGCGAATCCATTAACATACTGCTTAGCGAAGTAATTGTAGATTATTTAGAAAGTTGCGACAATCCATTACAAGAAATTAAACGTTATTTTAGAGGGGTATCTGATATCTGGAATAAGGATGAATATAGTAATATGATTTCATTTTTAGAGACCATAGACGTAAAAGATGGAGAAGAATATTGTAATGGTTTCGCGCCCAACCCCTATCCGGAATTTATGGTCTTTACGTTGCGGGTACCCCTCTTACAATTGGCAGGCACTTCGTGCCAGCAAATTGTAAGAGCCCGCGGAGGAGTTTAAAATGGAAAAAGAATTTAATTTTAATGCGAAACAATTACATAAAGATAGTGAGTATCATTATAATTTAAGTATGGCGGAAAAATATAATAATTTATTAACTTTAATGCGCGAACAAGTAGAAAAAGGAGAGTATGAATTAACTTTACCCGCACGAGATTTAACTATGGAAGTTATGTATTGGTTACACGATGATTTAGGATTTAATTTTGATTATATTCCTCGTGCGCAAAGTCTTGAAAGTAATAATTGGAAAACTGTTTCTCTTTCTCCGGATTTAGATCATTATGAATGGGTAAAAATTAGATGGTAAAGGAGTATAAATATGAATGAATATTTAATTAATCCTTCTTGGTTTTATTGGATTAATGTTGTAGATGGATTACGAGGATTTTTTATTGTTTTGGCTATATTTTCTGGCGCGATTACTATTTCTTCTATTTTATTTCTAGCAGAGGATTTAATTGATGCTAAACAATGGAAGAAAATATTAACTATTGGTGGTATTTTTACTTTAATTTCTATTTTAGGAGCAATTTTACTTCCTTCAAAAGAAACTTTAATTGAAATGGAAGTTGCACGATTAGCAACTAAAAGTAATATTGACTGGACAATTGAGTCTATTAAAGAACTTATTGATTATATAGTTGATACAATTAAAAAATAATGTGGAAGTATAAAACTTCCACATTTTATTATTGACTTTTTTATAAAATTTTGATATAATAAAAAAAAGGAGATTAAAATGAAGTATTACGAATGTGATATGTGCGGTGAAATTTGTCATTCTACAATGACATATAATCCTTTTAAAAATGGAGGATGGACCCGTGTAAACTTTAATGTAAATAACGAAGAAATTAATTGGGAATATGATAAAGAAACTGATTCATATATTGCTGATGATATTATTGCAACAGTCCATCACTATTGTCCTTTATGTTATGAAAGATATTGTGATTTATATCGTCCTTTTTTGCCAATAGGAGAATAAATTATTAAGTGTTTATGAGGTGAAATAAAAATGATATTTAAGAAACGAAACGCATTTTTTGGAAGATACCCGTCTTGCGATCTGCTGAATAATGCGTTGAGGTTTATTTTTCAAGATGAAGAATTATCCAAGAATGAATTAAATGCGGCAAGCGAAATCATTCATGCGATACATAAAGCTGGTGGATATTTCCATAAAGATTTAAAAGAAAAAATTGAATTTATTATGGAATGGGCAAACAAGCGGTAAAACCGTCAAAGGAGGAGACATGAGAGTAATACTTTTTATCTTATCATTCGTTGGTTTTTTAACTCTATTGGCAGCGCCTATTATATATCATTGGTGCATAAAGCCAAATAAATCATTGAAGGATGGATTACAGGATTGGATAGATGAATCGAGTGATGATTTTTGAAATGGAGGAACAAAATGAAAGATGAATTGTGGGGAATGACCAACCAAGAAGCAATTGAAACGATCAAGGCTAATTACCCGGATGAAAGCTACACTATGCTGCGTGAAGCGTTAGATATAGCTATAAAAGCATTAGAACAATATATACCAGAATATGTAAATAACATTAATTGGGATTATCTTAATACCTCTGGTGATTGTCCAAATTGTGGAATACGTATATATCAACGTTATCATCCTATTCGTTGTGGAGTATGCGGGCAGGCGGTGAGTTGGGGATGATTTTTGTTAATGGACATAAAGTTTCGCAGGTGATTTGTCTATCATGTTTTCGCAGGTGGATAGCGGCAAGACCAATTGATACTCAGTTAGACGAACTTGAATGCCCAAATTGTCATCAATATGGAATTGCCATTGAAACAGGTGAAACATCTGTAGCAGAAGAGTTATTAAAACAAATGAAAGAATAGGAAAGTCGGTGAAGTGGAATGACTGAAACAACGATAAAATGTCATGAAGTTGAGCGATTTGAAAATCTCATGTATAAGGGCTGCGAACTGCATTGGCACTGCATTCATTGCGATAATTACTGGCCTTTTCATTGCTACGGTAGGAAAGATCTCGAACAAATGGAATGTCCAGCAAGAAATGACAGATTTGTGATGTTTGATAATGATAACTAGGAGATATGGTGAGATGTATAAATGTGATAGCTGCGGCACAACCGCCGAAGAAAAATGGGACTTTGATTTATTTAATGAAGGTCATTGGACTAGAGTACCTATAGATGAAAATGGTAATCTCGCAAAATATATTGAACCCGCGGATAAAAATAGTATGTTCATGGAGTGTAATGCGGTTACTATTAAACATTATTGCCCTATTTGCTCTATGAAATTAGAAAATAAAGATGAAATTATACCAACACATTGGCTATGCCCTCCTATAGGATGAAAGTAAATTAAAATGAAACTATAAATTAAAAAAGTAAAACACTATTATCCTGAATGTGCTTATTATCCACTATATGTTTTTAAGAATTGACTTTAAGTAAAATTTATGTTATAATATATATATGGAAGGAAAAAAGAAAATGTGTATTTGCGAGCGCAAACCAGAATATACTAAAAAAGATGGAATAAACTTTTTCGATAAGTATATGAATGCAAAACTAATTGCGTGGGATGACTATACTGCCGCGAAAGTATACCTTGGAGTGCGCCCGGCGGGTGACGTTTATATGTGGTCTGAAACACGTAATGGAGAACATATAGAATATTATCCTGCTTTTTGCCCAGAGTGCGGCCGCAAATTAGAATTTAAAGGAGATATATTATGATAAACTATCGTCATGGAATTTTTGAAACTAACAGTTCAAGTACTCATGCAATGGTTGTGACTTCCCAGGCGCCAAAGTATGAGCCTTCGGCGCTTCATTTTGAATTTGATGATTTTGGTTGGGAATTTTCCGTCCTGACTTCTATGGCAGAAAAGGCGGCTTACCTTTATACCGCGGCAGTTGTTATTCGTCAAGATTATAAAGGAGTTCAGCAAACTTTGCGCAAATTGCTACCTGGAATTAAATTAACTTTTGAAAAACCTAGGTATTCTTACTATGGTACTTATAAGTTTCTTGAAAACGGTAGCGTTGATCACGTAGGGACGGATGAACAATTAGAATTTGTAAATACAATGCTTACAGATTCTGACGCGCTTAAACGTTATTTATTCAGTGAAGAATCTTATGTTGTAACCGGTAATGATAATTGTGATGAAGAACAATATGAATGGTTTAAGCATAAGGAAGAACCAGATTATCCACACACAACTTATTATAAGGGGAATTAATTATGATTAATTTTAGATATGGTATTTTTGAAACAAACAGTTCCAGTACGCACTCTCTATACTTTGCTACTGATAAAGAATATAAAGATTTTAAAGACGGTAATACAGTGTTGGATTTATATAGTGGCAAATTTGTGCCTTGGGACAAAGCAGTTGAAGCAACAATCGCGGCCGCAATGAACTGTAATGAAACAGAATTTTATGGCTACGAAGATGATGAACCTATTAGCTTCGATGAATTTCGTAAAATGGAACACGACGATCAGCGGGCAATTTTGCGCGCGTATGATTATAAATCTTGGGATGACTTTGGTGATTATTTAGAATTTTATCACAGCCGCCATATTACTGAACATGGCGATGTGGTAAATGTATTTGGTGAATATGGACACGATTAAATAAAGGAGAAAAATATGAGTAAGGAACTACTTGGACGTTATATTAATGGCAACTATGAAGTTATGATTTGGCAGGACGGTTCAAAACTACGCTTTAACAAAGAAGATTATTTCGCGCCTGACTTTCCAGAAAGCATTGATTGTAAGATTAGTAATCGTTGTAATATGGGATGCGCATTTTGTCATGAGGAATCTGTCCCAGATGGAGCACTAGCCAATTTAAACCATCCAATTTTTGATTCCCTCCCTAGCTTTGTTGAACTTGCGCTCGGCGGAGGCAACGTGTTTGAACACCCCGGCCTGGAAGAGTTCCTTACTCGTATGGCGCAAAAGCATATTATCTGTAATATCACTGTTCATCTATATCATTTTGTAGAGTATTACTCTACAATTAAGCGCCTTGTAGATGAAGGTAAAATCTTTGGCGTAGGTGTATCTGTAAATAGTGATATTACAGAGGAACAAATTAAACTAATTACTTCTATTCCTAATGCGGTGGTTCATTGTATCGCGGGCGTAGTTAATTATTCTACTTTAATGAAAATGGCATATCATAACATTAAATTACTATTTCTTGGATACAAGACTTTCGGCCGCGGCGTAGATTATGGTTGGAATTTTACGCATGTTATTTTAGATAAAATTCATTACATTTCTGACCATATGTATGAACTTCGTGAATGGTTTCCAATTATCAGTTTTGATAACCTTGCTATTAGTCAGCTAAATATTAATAAGATGGTTGATAAAAAAGATTGGGATCGTACCTATATGGGCAATGACGGTCAATTTACAATGTATCTTGATATGGTTAAGGAAGAGTGCGCGATTTCTTCTACTTCTGAGCGCAAGCCCATTGGAAAGGAAACGGATATTGTAAATTTATTTAATAAGGTGAGAGAATATACGCCCTCAACAGTGTTAATTTAATACTTGACTTTTATTTTAAATTAAGTTATAATATATGTATGAAAAGGAGATTAGGAGGAAAGAATAATGGCTGAATTTCAAGAAGTAATGAATAAGTTCCATAAACTTTGTGATGCTTATCAAGCAAATGGTTGTAAGAATTGTCCCATTGGAATATCTTGCGTAAATGAAGCAGATGATGATCCTGAAAATTTTGAGAAGATTGTAATGGAATGGGGCCAACCTATCTATCCAACCTTTCTTGAATTAGTTCATTATTTGGCGCAGGATATTCCTAACGGGCTTAATATGCCTTTAAGTGAATTGATGATGCTACGTATTCCCGAAGATAAGGCAGAAGAACTTGGCCTTATGCCTATCAATGAGTGCGGCTTAAATAAGTATGCTGATGAGGTGGAGAGTGAATGGCGATGAATTGCCATAATGTAGAAGATATTGTTAAGTTAATTGCACGACGAGATGGTATTTCCATAGAAGAAGCCTATGCTTGTGTTATGGATTGCCAAACAGAGTTAGATTATGTCGTCGCGCGCGGTGGATCATATGATGAAGTTGTAGAGGTAATTGCAGATATTTTGGGCTTAGAGCCAGATTACATGGATATATTGCTAGATAATATGCTATGAACCGCGTTTATCTCATAAAGCCATACAACCCATATGTCCCTGCCGCGGAAAACGAAACAATTAAATATATCTACACCATTAATGAATAGTAGTTTTGTATTGTTGAAACGGTGTTGGACTGGGGAAAGCCATAGGTTGGCCTAAGTATTGATTAGGAGGATAATTATGGCTTTTATTTGTATAACAATTATGAGGACGCTCTTGAATATGTAAAATTAATAAAAAGGTTGGCGAGATAAGATGGGTTTAAATGTATTTAAAGATTATAATTGCTGGGGCACTCGATATAAGCTTACTCATCCTTGGGTAGTTGTCGCTGACAAATGGCGCGATTTAAAGGCAGGATGGCAACGCGCAACGAAAGGTTATGCTCCAAGAGATGTTTGGAATATGTGTGACTATTTTCTGGAAATATTTCCTGCAATGCTACGAGATTTAGCAGAAAATTGTCACGCTTATCCTGGTGTTGCGCCGTTCGACAGCCCCGAGAAGTGGGAAAATTGGCTTCGCGAAATGGCAAATAAGTTAGAATGGTGTCGTGAAGATGTATGGGAAAAAGATAATGAATACGAAGAAGAATATATGAAGCAATTTGATGATAATTTATGGCAAAATTGGAAACGGGACGAACATGGTAATTTAGTTTATTCTCGTACTCAAAGTGAAATTGATAAACTTTACTTCGCGCGCGAAAAAGAACTTTCTGTTAAGGCGCATCAGCAATTACAAGATACTTTAAGTGAAATTTCACGATATTTTTTCTATCTGTGGAATTAAGGAGGAGCAATTATGATAGCAACTCTATTAGAAAATCGCGCGGGTGAATGGTATTGCAGCGAATGTCGGATGCGTTAGAAAGAGATTGAGCCGTCCTGTTACTATTGTGGGCGACTCTTTTCTAATTATGAAGAAGTAGCATTAAAATTATATAAGATGCTTTTAGAAGAAGAATTACATTTGACTTAATTTTTAATTTATGTTATAATTAAGAAAAGAGAGAGAAAGGGGAAAATTGTAATGCGATTCTATACAAAAAAGCAACTTGAAAATTATCTTGAAGATGAACGTCTTAAACTTAATATTGCTAGAAATGAATATGAATTACAAACTGGCGAGATGAAAATAAAGCAAATTTATTTAGACTATTTTGAGAAACTACTTAAAGTAAAATTTGATGGTAGTATTTCTGTTGAAGAGATTGATAAGCGTTTTCGTGAAAAATCTGGATGGGATGAAGCGTTTAATAAATATTTTCATAAAATTTATGGTAGTGGTTTTATGGAAGGCGGAGAAGCCGCCTTTAAAGCTTGTTATAATAATGGACTAATTAACGAAGGAATGTATAAATTATTATCAGAAGCATTTAAGAACGGAGCGGAGGAAAGTATAAAGAAACATGAAGTAGAATAATATATGGGAAGGCTATCAGGAGTGGCTCACTGGGGCTACAAAAGAAGAATTAGATCAAATTGTAAAAGAGGCAGAAATACATACGCGAGATGAAGAAGAATTTGAAGAAATAATGAATGGCTCTGATACTAAATTGATGGTTATGACAAGCGAAGCACCAACAATTACATTTTATCCAAATGTTGTATATTGTGAAGAATGTCGTCATCGTCCTGTTCAAACCGAAGAAGGTATCTTTCCGCCGCGATTAAATGACTATACTTGTCCATTTATATTTCTAGATCCTAAGTTTGGTAATGGGCCTAGTAATAAGTTTTATTGTGCGTTTGGAGAAAGGTAATGGAAAATATAACAGTAAATGAATGGCTTTCAATGTTAAAAGAAATTGACAAAAATCCTCCAATTGTTGCTCCTTCTTCTCCCAATTGCTTTCCTTCATTAGAAGAAATGGGGTATGTAAAAGTTGTAAAATGTAAGGATTGTAAGCATCGTCCTCGTAAGCATTGGGAAGGGGATGAGTATGAGATAGTGGCGCCGCAAAATAAAAATGGAAAAAGAGACTATACTTGTCATTGCTTACAATTACATGAAATTCCTGGTGATAGTTTTTATTGCGCGTTTGGAGAAAAGGAATGAAATTAATTAGTAAAATTAAACAAAAAATAATTCATTGGTGCGGCGGTTATACAGAAGAAGAATTATTGTCTAATAGAAAAAAAATAGAAATTATAAAAACCATTTATCCAATTGAGAAACTTCAATTTTCTCATAGATATTTTATAAATGAGACTCCTAAACAATATATGGATAATGAAGCCGCGAATTATTTAGCAAAAGAAATTATAAAAAGGGGATTCTACGAAAGTAGAACCGAGAGTAGTAAAGAATCTCCTGGATTAGTTATAACATATTATTCAGTCTATGTAGCATGTCCTCCAAAAGATTGACTTATTTTTAAAATTATGATATAATATAAATATGAAAGGGGAGATAAAATTGACTATTACTGAATGGAAATGTGAAGGAGTATCTACCGTAGAACTTGAAGCAGTAATTCGAGAACATTATTATCCCGGAGTTAAGGTAGAAATTTGGGCGGGAAGTCCATATTTGATTGACGCGAATAATGAGGTTGTGCGTGATAGTAAAGAAATGTTGCTTGAAATGGCGGCTAATTTTCTTGGCTGGCGGCCGCAACGTGTTGAAGTGAATTATTGTGGAGATTATATAACTTTTAAGGCTGTGAAGGAGAAAAAGATTCTATGACAATTTTGTATCGTGGTTTTAATGGACATGGAGTAATGTCTGAATTAGCTTGGATGTTAATCGCGGCTGGGGCGATATTTCTAATTCTCTTTATTTTTTCAATAATGCATGAATGGAATGATGTAGGGGCTTCATTAGCTTTTGGTTTAGCTGTTGGCTTTATTGTTTGTGGTCTTATGTTTTTTAAAGATACTCGTGTTCCAATCGTAAAAGCAATTATTGATGAAGATATTACCTGGCAAGAAATGAATAAAAATTATGAATTGCTTGGCAATGAAGGCGACATTTATAAATTTGAAGTAAAAAATGTAACAGTTGAGGATTGGGAAAAGGAGATTGAGAATAAATGATTATCGTAATTATTTTCTTCGCTATTGTTGGTTTAGCTATTCTTGGATTTGTACTTGCGAGTAAGCGAGGTGCAGAAGGCGTCTGTGGACTTATGGTTGGCGTTTTAGCTCTTATGACTGTTTTAGGTGTTGTTGGCTGTATTGAATTAGGCGAAGAATATATTGGTATTAATGGACGTATAGCAAATTACCAGCAACATTATAATTCTCTTATGTATCAATTAACTAATAAAGTTTATAATGAAGATATTACAACTAATTCTTATTATCAGTTAATTGAAGAAGTAACACATTGGAATTGTGATTTAGCTAAGCGGCAAGCACTTCAAAACGATTTATTCTTAGGTATTTTTTACGCGGACATTTATGATCAATTTGAATTTATCCCTCTCGAACTAATTGGAGGGGAATCCGTTGGAACAGAATAAAAAAGTAGAAATCGTACTAGAAGATTTACAAATTTGCCGCACAGGCATGTGTAGTCTATGTAAATACCATGACAATTGTATGGATGGACTAATAGATGATTGTTATGAACTTCTTATGGAGATAAAGAATAATGGATAATTTTTTAGAATAGAAAGAAAAGTTAATAAGTGATATTACAAATCAAATAGAAAAAGAATGCGGCATTAAAAATGCGGCCTGGGTAGTATTACTTATACTTCTTTTTATCAATCCTGAAACTTGGACTTTTGATAAGTCTATGCTGGCAAAGATATATCAAGCTATTGATATTATAGAAAAGAATGAAGAATTAAAAAATTTATTCGCGGCAAAACCGCACGAGGAAAGTAATAATGATAAGAGTAGGTAATCAAATAATTGAATTTGGAAAATTTGCTGATGGAACATGTCATGTAAATATTGATTGTTCTAAATTAGAACCTAATGCCCCGATTGTTTGGCTTTACGACAATGATGCGGAATGGATGCAAGTATGGTTTTTAACACAGCATTGTCGTGATCACGAAGGGTATCGGCGCGCATTGCTTATGCCCTACTGTAATTCCGCGCGTCAAGACAGAACCGTTAATGATGATGACGTATTTACTTTAAAATATTTTTCTCAAATGGTAAATGCGCTTCATTTTGACAGGGTAGAAGTATTTGATGCGCATAGTGACGTTACGGCTGCGCTACTTAATCACGTTCATGTGCTCTCGCCCGTTCCAGTGGTTCAAAAAGTTCTAGATAAATTACCAAATATTGTTCTTGCTTTTCCTGATGAGGGCGCAATGCAACGATATCGTGGTCAATTTCCTATTCCAACTATATATGGAATTAAATCCCGTAATTGGCAAACTCAAAAAGTTGAAAAGTTAATTCTTTGTGGAGCAACTAATGAAATTACTGGTAAAGATATTTTAATTATTGATGATATTATAGGGAAAGGTAGTACAATTTATTATATGGCAAAGCAGCTTAAAGAACTTGGAGCGAATAATATTTATGTTTATGCTAGCCACTGTGAAAATACTGTCTTACAGCCGCACATCAATGGTAAATCTTTATTAGATTATGATATAATTACTAAAATTTATACAACCAATTCTATTTTTCGTGGTTCTCATCCAAAAATTGAAATTATAAAATACTTTTAATTGACTTTTTTCTAAAATTATAGTATAATTAATGTATAAAGAAAGGAAAGTGATTTAATTGCGGTATCCGTGGAAAGATATGAATGAGTATGAGTTGGAGTTTGGAGACACTGTAATTAAGGCGGGAAAAGGAAAAATGGGTCTAATTGAATTAGACCGAAACCAAATTCCTTGTATTCATATAACGCATATCTTTAATGAAAAAGCAAAGAAATGGGTACCAGTAGATAATAAAGGTCCGATTGAGGCCTATCAAATTCCTCTCTTTAATACGCGCAAATCAAGATTCTATTGGTGGCGAAAGAATTATATTATTGAAGATGTAATGTGGATAAGGAGCAAGCATGAAAGAGAGCGAATGGAAGCGATTTCACGATTAGCTGATCTATTGTAAGAATTGTAATGTAACTTCTTCACGTATTACTCCATATTGTGCTTGGTGCGGAAGTAGAATGAAAAATTATTTTCGTCCAGAAAAATGTGAATGCTATCATGTTGAATACGGCAAGTCAGTTTGTTGGGGCACAAAAGAGCGTGAAGTTTGTAACTGTGAAGGTATTAAACGAAATTGTAATTTTTATGAAGAAGTAAGACGGAGTGGAGAATGAATTTTGGACATTATTTACTTATTTTAATTGGAATGTTTTTTCTACATATTGTTGATGATTATTATTTACAAGGTTGCCTCGCGCAAATGAAACAACAATCATGGTGGGAAAAAAATGCGCCAGATGAAAAATATAAGCATGATTATATAATGGCTTTATTTGAACATGCTTTTAGTTGGTCTTTTATGATACAGCTCCCTTGGTTTGTATTAGATTTTATTAGTTATGATACGGGCCTAACGGTTTGTTTAGTTATCACATATATTTATAATACTTGTGTTCATGCTTTTGTAGATACTTTAAAAGCGAATGAGCATATACTTAATTTAATTGAAGATCAAAAAATTCATTTTATTCAAATTACTGGAACTTGGTTAATTTTATTACTAGCATATATTATATAAAGGAGAAAAGAAAGAAAATGAGGATTAATATTTCTAAGAAGGATTGTAGTTTCTATGTGGATGAAGAGAAGCGTAAGGTTGTATGCGTGATTCCCGATACTCAGTGGCTTGTACTAGACTACATTAGTGACGCATTTGATATGCGTTGGAGCGATGCTACTATTAATAAGCTAATGTTGCCCGCGCGCTTTGTGGGTATTGCTACTTGTAGCGAAGAAGATGAGTTTAATGAAGATATTGGCCGCGAAATCGCCTTTAACAAGGCTAAGTTTAAGCTAAATACTAGTTTTTTCAAGCGCGCTGACTGGTTTACTAATGAACTAGACAAGGAAATTGGAGAATTTGTTCAGAGCGTAAATAATTTTGGGGCGGCCCTCACCGCGGGGGCAGAGCGCCGTGAAGAAAAGATCAAGGCCTATTTTGGAGAAACTAAGGTATGATGACGGTAAAAGAACTTATTGAAATTCTTCAAACAATGCCGCAAGATTGTCCCGTAATGAATGGCTATAACGCGGTTGAAGATGTATATTTAGATGAAGAATTTTATTTCGCGGACTCACAAAATCCACGCACTGCATTTGGGCCCGCGGTTGTAATTGAATAAAAAAATAAGAGGAGCCAAAAGGCTCCTCTTATTTTTATACATTATAAATGTTATCTAGCTCTTCTTCACAAGCGTCAACTTGACTTTGAATTTGTGAGAGTTGCGCTTTAATAAATGTTAATGTTTCTTTTAACGTTTTAACTTGTTCCGCTATATCAATAATAACGGGTGTATCTGGTGGTGAGACAGGAGAAAGAGTATTCGCGTATTGTTCTTCAATAACTGGTAAGGTAGCTTTGCCAACCTTTCCATCAACTTTTAAATTATTTTTAGATTGAAAACTGCGAACTGCTTCTTCTGTCTAAGCGCCGAATTTACCATCTGGCTTCCCAGCATCATATCCTAATGTATTTAACATTAATTGTAGTTTATATACTGCCTCTCCTGATGAACCCCTCTTTAATGTTGCCATAGCTTTCACCTCACTTACCTATAATAAAAATGGTTCTGGATAAAGTCCAATTGGAATTGCCCAATGAGTCCAAGTAGTATCGTCTGTTGAACCATACTTTACTTCGCCAGAACAATGAATTATAAGTCCATCTCCTATATGTAATCCAGTATGACTCATTTTCCCATCTTTCTATTTGAAAACGCAACAAACACAATTTGGTATTCCATCTGCGGTACGTCCTTTCTTTACCCAAGTGCCACTATTCCATTGTGTTGTTGCCCCAACTGTACTTATATAAATTCCAACCTGACTTAAACAATAATAGGTAAAGCCACGACAATCAAAAATACGAGTGCCTTCATATTTACAGCCATCACAAGTTTTCTTTGATTTATTTAATACCTAGCATTTACTTACTATGGTAGGATATAAACTACTCTTTCTGCGTTCTCTTTGTTTTGGAATACAAGGCTCTCCAACCGCACCAAAAACATACGGATAGCCTAAGCAACTTTTAGCAATATCTATTACTTTTTGTGCCTTTGTTATACCATAATCATTTTCTAAGTATGTGTAAGGATAGTAGAAAGCAAGAATTGTTTTATAATCTATACCTTGACTCGCGGCATAAATACATCCAACCTGGCTCATACCTACCCCCGTACCCGATAATTTTGCTCTGGTGGCAGCATCCCATGGGTCGTCCTATTCAATAAGGAAGGGTAATTTTCCTCCCCATTTTTCTTCGCTAGAAACTGTGCGGCCGCCATTGCTTGCGGTATAAATAGAATTAATTACTTTCTCATTATACATAAGTACTTGTCCTGCGGTTTCATTTGTAGCTAAAATACAATTAGGATATAACATTGGATCGTATCTTTTTGCCCGATAGGCTTGTGCATCGCTAGAAGAGTCACTAATGGTTAAACCGCGCAATACGCCACGCGAAATAGCAAAAGAACGTGCCGCGACCGCTTGCGCTTTACATGCTTCAACACTACTATTTCCTATTTCAGAAGCGGTAACTGCGGCTACATATTGTTCAAATTCTACTTCAACAACAGTATCCAGCTAAACATTAAAGTATTCAGCATTTTCATTCCTTGTAAGTTGTACTTTGATTTTCATAGTACCACCTCCTTTTATTTAAGTAGTATCATTACAAATAAAACACAATAAAAAAAGACGGATTATTAATCCGTCAGTTTTTCATAACAATATCCGTCATTGGTAGTATAATGAAGATTTTTAATTTTCACCTTTTTAATTGCTGCCATACAGGACGGGCAAGGACGACAATTAGCGAGCCGCCCATCTTTAAATTCACGATATATATATAGATGAACTTTCTCGAAATCAATATCAAGATACTTGATTTTTGTCAAGGCCCCAATTTCCGCGTGCGTTTTACAAGGTAGATACCTATTGCCACAATCTTTATAGCGCCAGCAATTGAATTGCGCCTGTGCCGTATGAGTTTTATCCGTATTCCAACTCTTAGCCAAAATGCTGCCACGATATACAACAACACAACCAATTCGGGCCTTGCCACCGCCCGTATAATCTGCTTTCAAACTACATTCGCGCGCGACCTTAAACAAGTGAGAATCGTTCATACAAATCTCCTTTCTTTATATAAATATTATATCAAAAATTTTTGAAAAAGTCAAATAGAAAATAAAAAAGTGGGTTTATATTGAAGTTCTGGCACTACTTTTATAGGGGAATATATCTCTCCAATGAGAGATTAAAAATAATTATAATTTTATATATGAGATAAAGGAGGGAAAGAAATGGCATATGAAAAACATTTTTGGGCTGCATAGGAACCCATTACAAAAGAAAAAATGTAGCATATCGAAGATGGTATAGAACAAATGTCTAATCCGACCGATAGTTAGGTAACTACCGCAGTAAATGCTTGGCTTAATGACCACCCAGGTGCTACTTCTACTGTACAACTTAATAGTATAACAAGAGATAAATTAGTTACTGAAATTGCCGCAAGAATTGATCATATTGATGCATAGAGTAATACTTTAGGTATAATTCCTTTGATGTGGGAGAGTGGCGGACTTTATTATAGTGCTACTTCTACAGAAACTCCAACGCACGGAGCAGGTGAAGAATATATTTCGTCTGAACTTATTAGAACAAAATTTATATCAGTGGCTTCAGGAGAAATATATCGTTTTGATTGGCTTATTCAAGAAGCTTTAAATATTTATGGTTTTGCGGGTAATACATCGACTTCATTAGGTTCAAATGAACGATTATCAGGAACATAGGGATATGTCGCTACTAGATATGATCAGTAGCCTTTATATTATTAGGTTCCAGAAGGAGTAAATTATATACGTTTACAAATTAGAGGAAATATTAATAATAATAAACCAATAATGATAAAAGTAAAAGATTCTGTTTATGCAGAGGAATTAATGAAATTAACAGAAAATTAGACGGGATAGTTAATTTCTGAAAAAGCAGTATAGACAAATAGTATTGATTGTACACAAATTTCTATTAATGAAGATTTAAATAATTATGTAATTCCAGGAAATTATTACGCGGCCACTACAGCAATTGCTAGTTCATTACAAAATTTGCCAATGTCTCCATTTAATACTAAGTTTCGTCTTTTTGTTTTTGAAATGGCAGGGGCGGGAAATCCGACATAGATTATGATTACAGAAGCCGCGATTCCAAGAATATTTAAACGTTATTGCGCTGCAGGGAATTGGCGCGCATGGACATAGCTGGCCTCAATAAATCAAGTAATGGAAATTGTTAATGCGGATATTACTGCTGACAATAAATCTAATTATTTTAATGATGCAGATAATGCTCCTATTAACTCAGCTTATAGTATATCTTCTACCGCGGAAATAGCTAATACTCCATTAGGACCGGGAGTAGCATCTAATAACAGCACTAATTATACTGATCTACGTAGTATTGCGGGTTACTAGAATGGTATTTTATATACTTATAAATCTGGAGTAATGACTAATTAGATATTTATTTCTACTACGAAAATTTCTAATGGTAATAGTGATCCTACTGTGTTATGGTATCGAAGTAAATGGCAATCTGGAATTTGGAGTGATTGGCACGCTGCAGGTGACTAGGTAGCGCTTAGTGCTAGTAATATAATTATTGTTAATAAAATGATTGCTTAGTATATGGATTAGAATGGTAATTATACCACGATTAATACTGGAATTAATAACCCAGAATATATGGGAGACGATCCGCGTATTTTCAATGATTTTAATAATGCGCCTATTAATAAAATGTATTAGATTGATTTAAATTGTACAGAGGATTTAATGGCAAATAATCCTATGCCAGGAAATTCATCTGTATTGTGCACTTTTGGTTTCGGATATGCCAGCACGCATGGACGTTTCCAATTGTGTGTAGGGTTGAATCATCCTAATGCTTTTGCCTTTGTCAGATATGGATATTTTCAAAGTTCGGCAGTTGGCTTCGTCTGGACACCCTGGGCAAAAATGACTGACTGCTCTACTATAGAGCAGGATATAAAAACTCTGAAATCCAAATTGCAAACCGAAACTCCTATTTCTGTAACATGGCAACAGGGCGTTATCAATACCAATGGCGCACTAGCGAACTCGACAACCCGCATTCGTAGTCTGATGTATACCTTCAACAACGGCATTAAAATTGTCGTGCCAGAAGGGATGCAGGTTTCAACCCGTGTGTATAGCATGGACGGAGCATATGAAACCTGGACGGCGTGGTCTGATGGGCCGATTGAAATCACACTAACAGAACCTAAACAATATAGATTCTGTGTGCGATATAGCGACCCACTTGATGGAGAGATCCTTCCTGCAGCTGGTGCTGATATTGTTATCTACGATATCGGATATACGGACACTACACTTTCTGTAGAAGGTAAGGCTGCTGACGCGAAAGCAGTAGGCGATGCAGTTAATGCAACTTTAGGTGCCAAAGGACGATTAACTAACGGCACTGACTTGAACACAATCAGGGCTTCCGGTTTTTATTTGCTGGGGTCAGGCGGGGGATACGTCAACGCACCCAATATATCCTACGGCTTCTTAACGGTAAAAACCATTAACACCATCACCTGCCAGATGGTGGAAACACCTACGGAGGTTTATATACGATTTTACGATAGTACCTCCTGGAGAGCATGGACTAATTTAACGCCTTAGAAAGAAAGTTTTGGCATAAAAGGTCGCTTGGTAAACGAGTCCGATCTAAATACAATTACGGAATCTGGCGTATATCAACTTGGAGAAGACGCAGGCTACAGAAACGCACCCAGTGGCTTGACTTATGGTTTATTAACAGTAAAAACTATTAATGAAATTGTTCACCAAAACATAGAAACTCCAACAGAAAATTTCTCTAGATTATGCTATTGGGATTCCTGGGGAATATGGAAACGCCAATGAATATCTGAATATAATTATTATTAAAATTATAACCTATCAAATATGTACAAAAATAGTTAAGAACAGTAAGATTATTACTAACCCCAAAATAATAAATTAAATAGCATGAAAGAAAAAGAACAAAGTCAAGTTAAATATCACCACTTACTTATTGTAAGAACTTGACTTTTTCTTTTTCTTTATGGTATAATATAATCATAAAGGGGGGAAAATAATTCCTCTATATATAAGGAGTAGTTATGAAATATCAAAACGATTATTACGAAGAAAAGCAAATATCACAATCCAAAGAAGAAGAATTTGGATGCGCGTTTTGCTGGGATAAGAAGAAAAATAAAGATAAAGAACTTTATTTTTTCGATGCCGCGAATAATTTAAGACTATGTTATTTTTGTCCTAACTGCGGACGAAAATATCAGAATTAGGAGGGTTAAATATGAGCAATCCTTGGTTAAATAATGGAAATACAATCAACTCTCCGGTAGTTGGTGGTAATGGCGGTCCTACTATGACAAACTTTTGGGGTCCAAATGGAGGACAACAAAATCAACCTTCTGTTCCTTCTAATTTTTTGCCGCACTATGATGTTATTTAGGTTAGCGGTGAAAATGGTGCCCGTGCATTTCAAATGGGACCAAATAGTAGCGTTTTACTAGCAGATAAAGAAGCAGCTATTGTTTGGCTTGTATGCACTGATGGCGCAGGGTATAAAACTATAATGCCTTATGATATAACCCCACATAGAGCAGCACCACCAGTTGATTTAAATAACTTAGAAACTCGTCTAGCACAAGTGGAGGAATGGATAAATGCAAAACAATCCGCTTTTGGCTCAGCTAAACAGTCAAAGAAGTCAAATGCCAACGCAAATACCAGCGCAAATGCAAAGATTGTAGCAAATGAGTCAGTAGATGCAACAACTTAAAGGTATAATGGCATAGGTTAAAACCGCGCAAAATCCATAGCTAATGCTTAATTAGATGTTAGGTAATAATCCTAATTTGGGATAGGCTATGGAATTAATCAAACAGGCGGGCGGTAATGGTTAGCAAGCATTTTATAATTATGCTAAACAACTTGGAGTAGACCCACAATAGATATTAAATATGTTGCAATAAGAAAGAATTGGCTAAGCCAATTCTTTTTTTATTATAAATATTTTAAACGAGGTGCATCCGTATGAATGAAAATGGATTAACCGCTTCTGATGTCGCTCTATTATCTGGTAATAACAATGATGGTTTCGGTAATGGAGGTTGGGGTGGAATGATTTGGTTATTCGCAATTCTCGCTCTAATGGGCGGCGGCTTTGGTGGAAACTGGGGCGGTAATGGATATCATCCACAGTATGCTACACAGGATTTCGTACAAAATGGCTTTAACTTTAATGATTTACAAGATCAAAATCGTGATATAATGAACGCGATTACTAATGGAACCGCACAAGCAGTAGCCGCTTCTACACAAGCTAAATATGATAACATTAATGTTATGAAAGACGTTCAGGCCGCTATTATCAGTCAGATTGGTGACATTCGCACTAATCAGATGCAATTACTAGCAAATCAGAATCAATGTTGCTGTGATACCCGTATGCTAATTAATGAAGTAGGCAATAATATTGCCGCGCAGATTGCTCAAGCACGTTATGAAAACGCTATGAATACTTCTGCAATTAATGCTAATACAACTGCTCAAACTCAACGTATTCTAGACGTTATGACTGGCAATCAAATTCAAGACTTACGCGATCAAGTTGGACAGTTACAATTAGCTAATCAGCTAAATGGCGTAGTTCGTTATCCTAATGGATGGACTTATAACGCCGGTAATAATCCTTTCTGCAACAACAATGGTTGCGGCTGCGGCTGCGGCGGATTTAACATGTAATTAAACACCGAGCACATTTAGTGTGTCTAGTTTAATCAAAGAGGCACCTAATTATATAGGTGCCTCTTTTTTTATTATAGGAGGAATTTGTTATGATTCAAGTTTATAGTGATGGTTTAACAGTTGCTGCTGGTGGCACTTATCCTTTAAATAATGTTGTTTTTTATAAAGGAAATACCGCTGTTCCCGCAGGAGCGGGTGGAATTGCACTTAACAAGCGCGGAGTTTATAGTGTTTAGGTAGATGGCTTCGCTACATTAGCAGGAGCGGGAGATTATTCCATTCAGTTAACTCGTAACGGCGTAGCACTACCACAAGCTATTAGTACAACTACTTTAACCGCGGCAGGTAGTGCTTCTGGTTCCTTCTCTACACTAGTTGTAGTAGAAGATAATGATTGTTGCTGCAATTGGACTAGTTCCGCGGTAACTATTGGCGTTCTTAATCCTAGTGAGGTTGAAGTGACGGACGCACATATTAATGTAATAGTAACTAAGTTAGTATAATGGAGGGATGAGTTATGGCACAAGCAAATCAAGAATTACAGGCTCTCTACTCCGAACTAATTGATAGAATGAAGCAAGGTGTAGAAATGCACGAATAGCTAGCGGATTATTATGGATTTTTAAATCTACCTGGCTATCAGAAATGCCATGAATATCAGATGCTATGTGAATTATTAACTTATCGCAAGGCAAAGGATACTTATATGAAGGAATATAACCAACTAGTTCCTTTATATAGTACCATGTATGGACTAAGCAATATGGGTAATAATTCAAATGGAATGAATAGTAATAACAATAATAATGGTAATCGTAATATGAGTAATATGAATAACAATGGTATGTATAATTATACTAATGTTATTCCTCAAAATTGGTATAAATATACTCGTTATGAAGTAGATTCAAATACCAAGCGCAACGCGGTAAAAGATGGATTTAAGAAGTGGTTAGATTATGAAAAAGATACTAAACAGTTCTTAACTGAAATGGAAAAACGACTTGAACAGGCCGATGACCATGAATCCGCGCGCAAACTTGATTACCTTATTGACCATGTACAAAAAGAGATTGAAACTGCGGAAGAAAAGATGATGGCTCTTGAAAATTCTAGCTATGATATGAATTATATCTTACAGTAGCAAGATCAATTAAAAGCGAAGTACGCGGATAAAATTCGCAAACTTAATATGAAAGATTCCCAATTCCGTCGTCGCGGAATGGGTAATTATACAAATTATAATAATAATTTTGCTGATGAAGATGACGATGATGAATTTGCTTATCGTTATCATTATCCAATGGCAAGAAAATATCCAGAATATTATTAAAGGGTGATTTAAATGATTAGGCTCATTTAGCGGCGTTTAATTATCCCTCGCGGTGATACTGGCTCTTTTACTTTACCAACATTAGGCACGGTAGAAGAGGGCGATGTAGCAGTATTCTCATTATATGATGCTTTAACACATAATACTGTTTTTGAAAAGATTATTCCTGCGACAAATGAATCAATTACTTTTTCATTTACGCATAAAGAAACAGTTAAATGGACGCCAAAGCATTATTTATGGGACGTAAAAATTTATCATACACCGGAATATGATGAAGATGGCCTACTCATAAATGGAGCAGAAATTGATTCATATTATGCCGCATTTTCACTTCCAGTTTGTGATGTGAGAGAGGTGGCACAAGATGTGTAAAGAGCGCAGAAGAACGCGTGATTTATTGCTTGAATATGATACTGCTATTATGCCTGCTAGACCTCGCGCCGCAGGTCTAGCTATGGTATATCCGTGGGAAAATACGTCTTTAAATATTTTATCAAAACAAATTTATGAAATCGCAGCTAAGAATGGCTACCTAGAATCCGAAGAAAAATTTTGGAAGCATTTTTCTGAGGGCGCGGGTGTCGTTGTTGGTACAATTGATACCTTTGATGTCCCAGGAAAAGAAAATCAATTGTATTTAGATAAAGAAACAGAAATACTTTATTATTTTAAAGTCGCCGGGCCAGAAATTGCTACTGAAATAGCAGAGCAAGTTGGTGCGGTAGTGGTAGGCACAGAAGATAGTAAAACTTATTTATATATTCCAATTCGTGCTTTGCCAATAGAACCACTTATCTTAGATTGCGGTTCTTCTACTATAACAATTGACTGAAATGATGTCAAGGATGTGATTTTATGGCAACAAAAGGAGCTATAAAATCCAGAGTTCAGTTGAAAAATGATACTGAGGCTAATTGGAACAAGGCTGGTCCGAAGGACGATAGCCTCGGTTTTATACCATTAAAGGGTGAGCTCATCATTTATTCTCCTGATGAAGCTCACCCTTTTTCTCGTTTAAAGGTAGGAGATGGTATAACAAATGTAGTTGAACTTCCATTTATTGATGCTAATACAATTAATGGTGTAGATATTAATAATATAGAAGCTTCTAGATTACAACATAAACTGACCTTTGGAGCAAGAGAAGAGTACACATTCGATGGCTCTTAGGATGTAACAGTTCCAGTTTATAATGGAACTACTTATTAAAGAGGTGAACAATCATGCCTATTGCAGGAAGCGACTCTGCGGGATGGAATGTTCCGTATACAATAGCCGGCGCAGGCGAAAAAACTATAACATTTAAAACAGAAAATAGATTTGTTGATGCGGATGCGCGTGTTACTATTACTACGCCCGCGGCAACAGAACCTACTCTCGCGTTGACTGATATTACAACTGGATTATCTATGGGCACGGCTTCTAATGGAAAATACTCTCCTACCGTAAGTTTATCTGGTAATGCTAATATCGCAACTGCCGGATGGATCGCAGCAGGGAATCACTCCGTATCGGATACTTCTGTAAAAGTCGGTACGGTAAATCAATCTACTATGTCTAATGGTTAGACTGCAATTGCTAGTGGCTCAACTATAAATCCTAGCGATTCAACACAAACAATTACAATCTCTGAGGGGTATAATGCGGCACGCACAATTATTGTTGGCGCCGCAGATAGCAGTGCCGCTGGTGAAATTACTTCTGGTAGTGCTACAATTACAACTATAAATTATTTATATAATAGTACAAATGATAATTTTACTATTAATGGTTCTGCTGATGTATCTGCACCAACCGTTGATAATGCTGGTTATATTTCCGCTACAAAAGGAACTAGAAATGCCAATACAGGCGGAGCAATAGTAAATACTACAATAGATAAAATTGTATTAAATTCTTCCCTTACCGGTGCGACCACCGCGCGCAAACCAACCTTAAGTAAACAAACTATCACTACGGGTGGAGTAACTGATGCTGCTAGTGGTAATGCTACTGCTACTGCGCCTTCTAGTGGTGTGTATGTAGCTGTACGAAGTGCGGCTAATACTGCTACTATTACGGCTAATCCATCTGTAAAAACCGCAGGTTATGGTGATACAACTAATTTTGGTGTTGGAACTGCGGCTACCGCAACAGTAGGTGCCGCGCAATCTGACATTTATTATATTCCAATTACAACAACTTCTGCTTCTGTAAGTGGCCGTAATGTAACTTATGGAACAGGTTGGATTACAGGCGGTACTTCCTCAGTAGCAGTTGGTACAGTGACTTCTGCTGCGGGTACGGCCACAATCTCATCTCCTACTTGGGATAGCACCAATTCTAAATTTAGTCAAACTGCGAGCGGAACAATTGCCGCGCCAACAGTTAATACAGCAGGCTATATTAGTTCTACTGAGGGTACTAGAAATGGTAATAGTATTTCTGGTTCCAAAGACTTAGACACAGTAAAAGTTGGTGTAACTGTAAGTGGAACAGCAAAAGTAACACCTTCAATTACGCGTACAGCTAAACCTTCTAGTGACAAATGGGTTGATGCTGCTAGCGGCGCGGCAACAACCACAAAGCCTACAAGTGGCGCTTATGTATAGGTCAATGCGGCAGCTTTATCTAATAATTTAACTATAACTGGTAAAGTAAGCGCGGAAGGTTATGGTACAACTGAACATTATACAACTGATACGGCGACCACTACTGCGGTTGGCAGTAATGCGGCAGCAAATACTTATGTACCAATTAAAGTAGGTACAGTAACTTCTGGTACAGCTTCTATTACTACTACAACAATTGCATATAATTCAACTAATTCTAATTTCGATATTACTGGTAGTGCAAATGTAAGTGCTCCAACAGTAGGAACAGAGGGTTACGTATCTAGCTCAGTTGGTACTAAATCAGCAAACACCAATGGCGCCACATTAACTAGTACATTGCCTAAAATTGCTATTCAAGCTAATTTAAGTGGCACCGGCACAAAAACACCTAGTATTACAAAAAATAGTAATACTAATATCGCTTAGGCAGGCACCGCAACTACTACTCAACCTTCTAGCGGTTATTATATCGCAGTATCTTCTGCTGCGAATACTGGTACAGTACAGGCAACAGCGACAGTTACTACTGCTGGTTATGGTGCGACTACAAGCGGTCAATATACAACTACACCAAGTGGTAGTTTAACAGTTGGCGCAGCCGCATCTTCTGTAACTTATATTCCTATTACTGCTACGACATTTGCTAATAGTGGAACAAGTGGTGTTACTTATACCGATATTTCTTCCACTGCTCCTATACTAGTATCTGGTGATTACTTATATATTAATGCTGGTTATACTCCAAATGTTAAGATTAGTTTAGCACAATTAGTACCTGATGCTACTGGTGATAATGCTCCTGCTAACTATATCTTAGCTGGTTATACAGCATTTGATAATAGTGGCGCTTTAATTGTTGGTACTATGCAAACCTATGATGGCACTTATACCATTACTTAATGAGGTGATATTATGCCAACATTAACAAATAATACGGGTACAATTACCGCCGCAAAACAAAATAATATAATACGACTATCTACCGCGGGAAAATATGTATCTACTGATATTGAATTGAATTTAAAAGTTACAAAAGCAGTACTTACTACCGCGGCAGATAGTAATACATTTGAGATAGAAGTTCCAAATGGAGCAAGTGGAACTATTACATTCCATTTTGCTGTAGACGCAAATGGAAATACAACAGTAACTTAATAGGTGGTGATTTTTGGTGGCTAATAGTCATATGACTTTTGGAGTAGATTTACTTCCAAAAACGACTAATACTTATAATTTAGGTAATAGCAATCAAAAATGGAATATTTATTTAAATAATTTAAATAATATTGATTTTGGTAGCGTAACCAGTGCTGCTACCTTTAGAACAGCGATTGGAGCAGGAACTTCTTCACTCACGCTCGGAACTACTTCTTCTACTGCATTAGCGGGTAATACTACTGTAACTAATGTTAATATTGCGGCGAACACAACAACTAATGCCGACTATCCTGTTGTATTTGCAAAAAGTAATACTAGTACTACCGCAGAAAAAAACGAAGGATTATAGAAAAATGGAATTAGTCTTTTCTTTAATCCTTCTACAGGTACTTTAACAACTTCGAAATTAGTTACAAGTGATTTAACAATTTCAAAAAATATAGGATTTTAGAAAATTACTTTTGATATGGGAGCAGGCCCAATTGCTGTCGGATGGCGAAGAGTATGTAAAGTTGCACAACTTAATTATTATCATTAGTGGTTTTTAGGAATAAATGGAGAATATACTTCCGTCGCTCCAACAGGAGCATTAATAGCAATTAGTAGCCTTCACACTAGTATTAATGCAATGTTATTATCATGCCAAAAATTACCTCAAAGTAGACTATCAAAAATTCGTTTTCTTAAAAATGATTAGTGCGCGAATAATGAATATTGGCTGGATATATATTGTGATGCTTTTACAGGAACAGGCACATGGGGGAAAATTTGGTTTTATCTCTGGGGAAATGTAAAAGTCACTGATATTTAGACAGATCTTAGTGTTAATACTGAAACTAGTGAAGTTGGCGCGGAAGTAGAACTTAGAGAAATAAAAGATTAGCCTACAATAACCTTACAAGATTATAATGAAACTTATTCTTCAACTGCAACAATTACTCATAATGATTAGACAATAACATTACCGCAATCGGCATATTTTAAAAGTATTTATTCTATAGATTCAACAAATAACCCATATGCAATGATAAATGGTACTGGAGATAATCTTTGGATTGGCGCAGGATGGAGTACAACCAATCATCATAAGGGCCCTTCAGGTAAAACTTATATTAGTTCTGGTTATAGTACTACAGAAAATAAGGGCAATGATACAATTTATATAAGTATTCCTTCTTTAAATGATACTACTTGGTCTCATTCAATAAAAGCAGTAGCACATAGTGGAAATGTTGAAACTGGAACTAATAATGGACAAATTAAAATTGCCGGAACTGATGTAAGTGTTAAAGGACTTGCTACTGCAGCTTATAGAGAGGTATATACTTTAATCGCCGCAGGAGATGCTGGATGGGATACCACAACCAATAGAACTAAAGTTCCTGATATGAATTTTATGGCTTATTGGGATGGAACCTATAATGGCACTAGTAGTAATTTAAGATATTATAATGGCGGCGCTTTTGGCACAATGGCAAAAGAAAGCGCAGCTGATTATTTAACATTAAGTGGCGGCACAATGACTGGTTAGATAAAATTAGGCACTTCTACTATAACCAGTGCTCCAACAGATTCTGGTATTTATGTACATGATACTAGGGATGTATCTCATTTACCCAACACTTGGGGAGATTAGACAGTATAGTGGTATTTTGATACAGGAGCAACAGATACAGGACGTGCTGACTGGTCAACTATTATGCATTTAAAAGGATGGACACAAAATTATGCAGCGCATTAGCTAAGCTTTAATGCTTCGAATAATATTAATGATGTTAATTTATATCATCGCGTTGGCAGAGATCAAACTTGGGAATCTTGGAAAAAGATACTTGATTCTAGTAATTATACCGATTATGCCGTTAAAATTGATGGAAGTAATGCCACAGGGCCTTGGGGAATTAGTATTACTGGCAATGCCTAGACTTCTACTGATGCTTCTTATCTACAAGGAATATATTCTTATGATAGTAATATGAACGCGGCAGTGGCTACTAATCCTACAGATGGAAAAGTTTAGTATTTTTATACAGTTAATAAATCCGCGGCTGGAATATTTCCAAATACTAGTAATGCTAATGGTCTATTAACTTTTAATACTTATAGCCGTAATAATGTTTCTAATTATAGTCATCAATTAGGATTTAGTAGTAATGGTAATTTATATCATAGAGCTTTTCATAATGCAAATATTGATGCAACTACCTCTTGGAATAAAATTTTAACCACAAAAGATAAATATCTTGTAATGGGTAGCAACGATATAACTGCGATAGTGCCTTCATTAAGTTCAAATTCTCCAGAACTTACGAACATATCAGAAGCAGGAGTATATAATATAGGAACCGCGACTAATATGAGTAAATTAAAAAATGCTCCATTTACTGGCTCAGGAGCGCGTATATTTGTATTTAATGGACATACTGGAAATTTGAATTATGGAACAGAATTAGCAATAGGCTCAATTCTTAATTATATGTATTTTAGACGAGCAAATCAATCAGGAGCCTGGACAAATCCCTGGTATCAATTAGTTTACGCCGACCCCAGCGCCAGAGGAAATTCTACTACTCCAGTATATGTTGACTCTACTGGAAAATTAACTCCTTGTACAGGTATATTATCTTCTGTTATGAGAAATCCTTGGGTTAAAGGAACTCAATATACAACAGAAAAAGGTAATTTTATTTGCTTCTATGAGCAAGGAACTGGAACGGCGATTAAAAATCGTCTTGCTGGAATATATAATTTTTAGGGTCAAAATTCTTTAAGTAATAGATTTGGATTAATAGCTTATGAAAGTAAAGTAGATAGTGAAAAAAGCGCTTTCTTTTATGTTGCTTGCAATTCTAGTAGTGCTACAGAACCAGAAAGAAGAACTTATACAAATGCTTAGATATATGGAGCAGTTTGGAATGACTATGCGGAATATCGTTAGGCACAAGACGAAGTAAGACCTGGTAATGTAGTAGTTGATACCGATTGGGGTAGTTTACGTTTAAGTTCTGAACGCTTACAACCTGGCGCGCAAGTAGTATCTGATACTTTTGGATTCGCAATCGGTGAAACAGAAAATTGTAAAACTCCACTTGCGGTCTCTGGACGTGTTCTTGCTTATACTTACCAGCCGCGCGAAAATTATCATGCGGGCATGGCAGTATGTAGCGCACCAAATGGTACAATAGATATTATGACTCGTGAAGAAATTCAAATGTATCCAGACGCAATAGTAGGTATTGTTAGTGAAATTCCAGAATATGAGGAATGGGGTACTGGTAATGTTAAGGTTAATGGAAGAATTTGGATTAAGGTAAGATAAGGTGATTACATGGCGAATTGTTATCTTGTATTAAAACCAAACGATGGAATATTTGCTTTTCCCAGCGATTCTAGAGATTCTAACGGTAGTCAAATAAGTTCTACGGGATAGATTAGTGATTCTGGTTCTTTTACATTTATAATTCCCGATGGAATTATATTCACAGAAGCTATAATTGGACATACCTGGTCTAATTATGGAAATAGAACCACATATGCTACAATAACAGGTAATAATGGATAGACAAATTTTTCAGACTCTAATGGAAATTCACAGAGTTTATACGGAAGCGGTAATACCGAAGTATTAAGTAATCTTCCAATAGCCGGAGAGCAAATTACATTTTCTTGTATTGGACGATTAAATGTTACTTGGTTAAATACAGCGGCGACTGGAACTAACCAATCCGCCAATGGCTCATTTAGATTTAATCCCTATTTATAGTTAACAATTGAATTGCCAAATAGTGAAACAACAATTACCGCGGCAACATTAAATAGTTTAGCTTCCATTCTTGGAACTACAACGGTTACAGTGGGTGATAATATTACACTTAGTCCCTGGCAAGAAATAGGTACAGCAATTGGTAATATGACTTCTTCTGCCACAAGCACGACTCCTTCTGGAACCGCAGTAACTTTTGATACTACCATGCCACTAGCTTCTAATTTAAATTCTGTTTTAACAAATATGGAAAATAAATATATTATACTAGAATGTCCCAAAGTACAAAATACTTAATTTTAAACTCTATATCACTACCAATAAAAAGAGAGTAATCTCTTTTTATTGGTATTTTAATGAGGTGATAGTATGGCAAACATTATGACCAAGCGCGGTAGTGTAGATAATGTTATAACTTATGAACATTATTGCGACACCGCCGCGGATAAAGATAAAATAGATCCAAAATATATTACACTAGGATCAGTGTGCGTTGTATTAGAAGATGAAACTTCAAATGGCAACCTTGAAATTTATTTAGCTAAATCAGATAAAACTTGGAAGAAAATGTAAGGGGGGATAGTATGGATACAATTGATGTTATTCTCGCCCGAGCAAAATCTTTCACAGGAGAAACAAAAGCGTTAGTTAATTAGGCACAGCAAGCCATGTCTGACGCCAACAGTATTATAGAAACATTAACTGCGCTTGAAGATGATACATAGCTTGCTAATGAGGCCGCAAACGCCGCCGCAGATAAAGCTGCGTAGGCCGCCGCAGAATTTGATGATATGAAAGCAGATATAGAAACCGCCGCACAAAATTTAGTTGGAAATACAGTAGATGAAAGATTAGAAGAAGTAAATTCTGACATTGAAGAATTACAATCTTCTATTTCGACATTAAATTCTACAACGATTCCCGCGCTCGAAAATCGTATTACTGCCGCCGCTCAAAGTGGTGGAGATACGGTTACAATCGCTGATGAAAATACAAGTGCGGTAAAAATCCGCACTGCAACGATAGGCAATAAAGGTAAGTATATTTTAGAAAAAAATTATACTTCTGCTGGAAACAACGAAGATGGCTCAATGACTCAAAAAGCAATTAAAGATTATGTAGATAGTAAAATTACTGACGGCGGAGGCGCTACTCAGTTTGATCCAGAAAAAGCCGGTAATATTGTTGTAATTGGAGAAGATGGAACTATAATGCCCGGCACAACTAGTGAAGAAGATATTATTGAAGCACTAATAAAATCTGGCTCTTATACTTCCGTAGATGGACTTGGACTTCAAATTGATTATGAAAATAAATCTTTTACAAGAACATAGGAAGCTACAAACGCAACCGATTTTAATGATTATTTAATGTATGGTGGTCGTATGCGTTGTAATGTAGCCGATAATGGAGTAATACTAGCTTTTTATGGAGATAGCGGATATAGAGATGACGGAAGCAATGGACAGGTAATGGTCTATCAACCTAAATTTTATTATCGGCGGATACCTATCACTACTAATAATTTAAAAATAGGTAAGGCAATAAAAACCGAATCTATTGTTATTTCTGCTACGCCAAAAACTGGATTTAAACTTCATCCATTATTTATAGACAATGAAGGCAACGAATTAGAATATGTATTATTATCTGCTTATGAAGGATGCACCTTCGATAAATCAGCTAATCAGTATAACTTAAATGATAATGGACTAGTTGATTTTGATAATGATATGTTATCTTCTATCGCAGGGGCCAAGCCAATTAGTGGTTATAATACAACTTTAACAATTGAAAATGCGGAAAAACTCGCTACTAATCGTGGAGAAGGATGGCATATTACAAATATGGCTGCTGAAAGCGCAAATCAAATGTTAGAAATAATTGAATTTGGTTTAATGAATGGACAAGAAGCGTTAGAAAAAGGTATTTGTAATATTACTAGTTAGGGCGGTTATAATTGTTCTTCTATTACTGGCTCTACCGCTTCATTAGGCAATAGCTCAGGCGCTGCAACTTCCACAACTAATGAAATAAATGGTAATACTAATGTTTACACTGATTAGGGACGCCGTGCGATTAGTTATAGAGGACAAGAAAATCCTTGGGGTAATATGTGGAAGATGATTGGTGGAACGAATATTTATGGTAATGGCACACTAAATGGTGGTATTCCTTATATTTGTTCTGATTTTAATTATTCGTCCTCCTCAATAGAAGATAACTATGAAAGTGTGGGTTTTTGTCTACCTTCAATTTATGGTTGGGTATCTGCAATGGGATATGGTAACAGTAAATATGATTGGGTATTTTTACCTGCCTCTTGTGAATCAACTGCTAATAGTGCGGCTCCTGTTGGAGATAATCTATGGTCTGTTGCTAATTTAAATAATATAAACATTATTGCTGTAGGCGGGCATTGGGCATTCGGAGATGGTGACGGTCCATTTTACTATGCTTGCGACAAAACTCCTGCCGAAGCTCCTTCTAAATCATACGGAGCGCGCTTAATGTTTATTCCTAAAAAGAATAGTATATATAATGCTAATTATACTTCTTGGAAGCGTAGAATGGGAGTGTGATTTAAATGAAAGATTTTGGTAGAGTACGCGGAATCGCAAGCCCAAAAGAAATAACTTTTACTCCAACAAAAGTATTTGTAGCTTCTAATATTGAACCTTATTCTGAAATTATTGATGGATATAGAATGGAAGGCTACGAATACGATTATGTTGAATATGATAAAGATGAATATATTACTGTATTAAATGATAACAATGCGCGCGCGATTACAGAATTACAAGAAGAACTTGCCGCGGCAAAAATTTTATTAGGAGTTGATTAATTATGACATTAATGGAACTAGCTAAAAAATTACGCCCGCTAATTGAAAAGGCCGCAATTTCTCTTGATGATACAGACGCGCTTGAAGCTGTACAATTATTTCCAGAATGGAATAAAGACGAAAATAAATATGAAAAAGGTTTTCGTGTTCGTTCTAATGGAATTTTATATAAATGCCTTCAAGATCATATCCCACAGGCTACCTGGGCTCCAGAAGTTACACCAAGCTTATGGGCAAAGGTTTTGATTCCAGATGAAAATATAATTTATGATTGGGAATAGCCAGATAGTACAAACGGTTATCAAATTGGAGATAAAGTAAGATTCGATGGTAAGATTTACGAAAGTGTTATTAGCAATAACATTTGGTCTCCCACTGCTTATCCTGCGGGTTGGAAAGAAATTTAATATAAGAAGGTGAGTAAGATGAAGGATTTAAAATGTAATTTTTATGATGGTTACTTTACTGCTTCCGCAATTGCTGATAAAAGATTAAAAATACAAGTAAAATCATAGAACCATAATATTTATTATGATTTGAAAAACAATGGAGAAACAGAAAAATTTCCTTTATAGTTTGGTGAAGGAGATTATGAAATTACTTTTTATTAGCAACTTATTGGAAAGTCTTACTCACCTAAAAATAAAATAAAAAAGAATATAAAATTTTCAAATCCTGACGTACCTTTTTTAAAATTTAATTAGTTCGTTGTAGAAGATAAAGAAATTATTGCTACCGCACAAGAATTATGTAAAGATTGTACTACGGATAAAGAAAAATATTTAAAAATTAAAAATTACATGAAAACAAAATTTTTCTATAATTTTGTGAAAGCGGCAATGACAAAATAGGGTGAAATGCCAGCAATAGAAAACAGTTGGAAAATAAAGCGAGGCACCTGTTTTGATTTATCTGCTATTATGACCATCATGTTTCGCGCGGTCGGGCTACCAGCAAAATTAGTTATTGGATATGCTGATAAAGGCTATCATGCCTGGAATAGTGTAAAAATAGAAGATAAATGGTATAGAGTAGATATAACTTATTTACTTTCCGCTATGAAAAAACCCACTTCATATAAAATTGAACGTTGGTATTAAATATTTGACTTTTTATAAAATCTTTGGTATAATATATATGTGATGAGGGGAAAGAGAAATCTTCCCTATCATTTAATAAATACGGGATAGGAACCGTAAATATAAGGAGAGGAACTTATATGGCAATCAAAATTTATTCAGACAAAACTAACAAGTTTTATAGTTCAATTGAAGACGCCAATAAGGCAGAATTTGAACTAAAAGAAATTGAAAATCGTCAAAAGATTTTAGCAGAACGCAAGGCCGCGGAAGAAAAGGCTCAGAAAGAGAAGGAAGCTGCGGAACGTAAGGCTATGGCTGCAGACATTGAAGCCGCACGCAAGAACATGCTTGAAGTACAAAAGAACTGTAAAGAGCAGATTGATGCAGCGCAAAAAGTTTATCGTGATAAGGTAGATGCTTTTGTAAAAAAATATGGCAGTTATCATTGGAGTTCTAACTCTGCTGATGACATCCCTTCTCTATTCGATATTTTTAATCCTTTTCTTTTTGGTTGACATGGCTTACGGGTTGAGCCATAATCAACCCGTTTACATGCTCCCTTAGCTCAGTTGTATAGAGCACGGTCCTTCTAAGTCCGGTGTCCTGGGTTAGAGTCCCAGAGGGAGTACCAATTGGAGTGATATATTATGACAAGAGAAGAATATAATCAAAATCCTAATTTATGTCTATGTTGTTAGCAACCAATTTATTGTAAGAGTAATGAAAAATTAAGTGCAATAAGATAGAAAAAATTTTGTAATCGTAGTTGTGCAGCAAGATATAATAATTTATAGAGAGTACAAAAAGTATATTATTGTTCTAAATGTGGAAAAATAATTGGACAAGGATATGAAAAATTTGGTTCTAGAAAACTTTGTGATGAATGTAATCCAAATAATATTTCTTGGGATAATATAACTTATGGTGAAGCAAAAGAAAAACGTTCTTATCAAGTAAATAGTCGCATACGTGATTTAGCCAGGACAAAATATTTTAAAACTTATCCTAATTGTTCATGTATTAATTGCGGATATTCAAAACATGTTGAAATACATCATATAAAAAATATTTCTTCTTTTTCAAATGATACTCCTATAACAACAATTAATGATTTAAATAATCTTATTCCACTTTGTCCCAATTGTCATTGGGAAGCAGACAATGGATTATTAGATATAACATTACTTATTCGGCAAGACAAATAAGTAATGACCAGTAAGGGCCTATCACGCCTCTTTATAATGCGAACCATGATAGGACTTTTATACAATAGGAAATTCATACTTATCCTTTGCGCAAAACAAAGTATGCGTTACGCAGGCTGACGCAAATACCGCCAGGAGTTTCTCACCCTGAAAATTAGTCCGGAATAATATGAGGACGTAGGCTAACTTTTTCGTTAAGTAAAGTTAGTAGGATGCTAGCTGCCTAATCTAAGTGAGCGTGGAGAATACGGCATGGTAAAAACCGCTCGGTTCGTTCTCGATATGAACGTGCGGCCGCAACGCCTAAGGATAAAGTTGCCGAAATATAGACTTGCTACCTATATTTCATTAACTTGCATTGTATGAACGAACTCCCAATTCTTAGTAGTACAATGCAAGTTTTTTCAAAATTAAAAAATAAATTATTTGACAATTTTTTAAAATTATTGTATAATATTTATGTAGGGAGGAAAGAAAAATGATAAAGGTTGTGAAACATGGACACGCTCCGTATATGATGACTTGTAAGAATTGTGAATGCGTTTTTACCTTTGAAGATTCCGACATCAAAAATAATGGATGCCAATGGGATTGGGAAGAATATATTTATTGTCCTGAATGCAAACAACAAAACATTATTCACTCCCGTAAAATTTATCAAACTTTAAACTTTAAAAAATAATTGTTTGACTAAATGTTAAAATTATGTTATAATTTTAATGTAAGTAGGAAAGAAAAAACCAAGAACGAAATCTTATTTCAAGACTAATATGATACCAGAATTAGGAGGAAGAAAATAAAGATGAACGAACTTGACGATTTTCTTTGTAATCCTAGCTATGAAGAACTTGAAGAAGAATTTGAAGCTTGGCTTCAACTTCAAAATCAGGTAGAAGTTAAATACTTGACTCAAAATAAAAATTGTGATATAATAAATATGTAAAGTGAATGGGGCATTCGTTCACTCGGTAGGACACGACCCTTGCAAGGTTGAAAAATCGGATCGTAACCGATATGCTCCACCAGAGGCCGCGAGGATGACTGGGCGACGGCAATAAGCGGAGTCATGACCGCATCGCTTTCCCGAGATACTAATAGCATCAACTCGTTAAAGGTTGAAATAGAACCGTAATATGGATGCTATACGCGTGCGCGCTTAGCTCAGTTGGCAGAGCGCTTCGTTTACACCGAAGAAGTCAGCAGTTCAAATCTGTTAGTGCGCATTATAGACTCTCACAGCAAACAAACACATTCAGTGTCGTGGGTTCGATTCCCATCTTATGCGCAATAGCACGAGTAGCTCAGAGGGTAGAGTATGAAATTAGAGAGTCTAGTTATTTGACTTAAAATGAAAATTATGATATAATAAATATGTAAGAAAGAGATAATATTTCCTTCATCGCGGACAGGACAAGCGGTTAAGTCATGGGCCTCATAAGCCTCAAGGACTGGGTTCGACTCCCAGGCCCGCGACCAGCCTCTGCCGATGGGGCAATGAAACTAAATCGGTCGATTAAAGTGAAAGACGTTGGCGAACGAAACGTTAGGGCGAAAAGGTAGGAACTGGTATGTTCGGGTTCGAATCCCGACGGAGGCAAGGGCGCATACTCCGAACCCTGATGCACTTAGAGTCTAGCCCGCTCGAAGGTGGCAACTGGAGAGCGTAACCGCACATCGTTCGCGGTATATAAATATGCGGTGTCGGCAAGCAGGGCCAAACTGCTGCAGCTCTGGTAGTCAGGCAGAGAACTAGAGGCTCCCTAGCATAAATAGAAGGAGTGACGAGGAAGTTACGCAGTTATGGCACTGCGTCTAATCCACCCAGACCAATTGGTCATGTTTTAAGACATAGAGGTAGGAGAAATTAAATGAGTCGCGCTAATAGACCGCAAGTTCGCAATAGTCTGTTTAGGAAACGCAGTTGAAAAGATACTAAGCGCCTATTGGTGCCCAAATGCCGTAGTTAGCGTGTAAGTTTTGAAAGACTAAGACTGAGAAGCTTTAGGTCGCGCGCTAGGAAGAATGGGTTAAATGGAGTTTGAAGAACAGCCAAGTCCAAACAGTAAGGACATAAAAGAAGGAATGTGAGTTCCCGCCACGCTCAGAGTTGATGGTGCGCTACACTTCGGAAATGGGAAGTGGGGATGGACGAAGACCAGATTGAGATAGATATACAAACAATGCGCGAAAACAGGCTTGAATGTATGTAGGCCACCTCAAAAGTCATGGCTGAAAAACGGGATGGAAGGAAACGAGTTCTCTTGTCCTTACCCAGGTTAAAACCTCGGAAAAGCGATTAATAGTAGTCGCACCCGTCACATTGCGTAGGCCAATTGAGCAGCAATGCGGTAATACCAGTGCACTGGTAGCAAAGTTACCCTGGCTCCCCAGAGTTTGGGCGCAACCTGGGTTATCAAACGCCTATATGCCCGCATCGAATAATTGGTTAGTTCGTCACCCTTTCAAGGTGAAAATTCCGGATCGTTCCCGGATGTGGGTGCCATTACAGGCGGCACGAGTCTGTATAAAGAAACGTGTTCTTCTCTTCGGGACGACGAAGACCAGGTGAGGTAGTCAGGCTCGCCATATGACCCCATAGTTCAGCTGGTTAGAATACGGCGCTGTCACCGCCGAGATCGCGGGATCATAACCCGCTGGGGCCGCCATTCGCATCGCCTCCTTTACGATGCAAGTCTGCGGAAAATACGGATTCTCACTAACCTACGGGTAGCGCCCGCTTGCGGCTTAGCAGCAGACTATAATAAAAAGACAGGCGAAGTAAGTGACGCCCGACCCCAACAGCAGGGCGTTATAAGCGAGACACGAATCTATAAATATTGAGGCTAGCTTTATCAATATTATAGTGTTGGGACGTATGTGGCAACCAGTAAGCGCCCGAAATGCTTACGTGAGAGACATCTTATAGCTTATGGAGACGTCCCTATAATGATGTATAGCTTAGAGTGCTATTTGTCGCGCCATTTAGATGGGTCAGCAATGTTTCTTAATCGTCTGCAACACGAGAGATATGGGTTCGATTCCCGTCCAGGAAACTGGTAGCTTAATGGAAAAAGCGTTATTATAAGTCCATCTAGTTTTTATTTGACTTTTTCCTAAATTTATAGTATAATTAATACATAAGAAAGGAAAAATTCCTTTCTGTGGCCGATTCGCCAAGTGGTTTGGCAGGTGGCTGGTTGGATAGAATTAGTCCTAGCTAGGTGTAAGACCTAGATCCAGCACAATTAACCACCCCAGGGGAGTTCAATTCTCTCATCGGCCGCCAGCCTGAGCAAATGTGGAAAGTCGTATGTGCGGTTGGCTGACCTTAAAGCTAATTACAATTTATGAGGTATACCGAAATGATAAGACTAAAAATTCTACCCCCTTGGACAATTTTAGTCCGTAAATTAGAAGCTTTACTTGACGGTGATCCACAGATTGCTTTTAATGTCAATTTTAGTGGGGAACATCCTACCGTTGCACTTTCTTGTAATAACGGAGATAAAGTTGCGGCTTTATAGCAAATTTTGCCTGAACAAATTTTTTTTGGTAATGTAACATTGAAAATTATGATTGATGGTACTCCAAGTAATCGCGCTTTTACAAGTAAGGTTGAACTATTTGATACAGCGTTTAAGGGTAATCCAGCATATGCATATTCTGTATGTCCTGCTGAAGAAGGTTATCAGTGGATCGGCACAACTTATGTTGTATTTAATAATTGCGTAGTACAGTTCGCTGCGGACAACCTAAACGATTGTCATGGTATTATTAGTACTCTATATCAAGATATTGCGGATGAAATTCTAACTGGCCCAGCAACAGAAGGTGTTTTCTATAATACTAATGTTGAGCGCGCGAATCTTGGTAAACCTCTTGGCGAATGGCCATAATTAATTAAAATTTAAGACCTGTCAGCTAATTTTCTTTTGCTTAGGGAGCACGGTGTCGATGGTTCGAGTCCATCTCTTCGCATAGCGAAGATAGCTCAGTCGGTAGAGCACGTATATAGCGGGTCTTGTATTCCGGGCAGTAGCGCAGTTGGTTAGTCGCGCGAACCTGATAAGTTCGAGGTCGGTGGTTCAAGTCCACCCTGCCCGACCACTCTCGTAAGAGACCACTTTCATGCCCTAGCCTATTGGGTTAAGTAGGCAAATGCGGTATTGGTATAGCGGCTGTGCCCTGGCCTTCCAAGCCGGTGACGCGGGTTCAAGCCCCGCATATCGCTCCATGGCCTTAGACGGGTCAAACGATGTAGGCTTTTTCCCAGCTCATTGGGTTAAGTGAGCATTAAGAGACTTGCCCACGCCTCTTAATAATGCGTACCAGGGAAGCACGTGGCTACAACGGTTAATAGTAGCAATATGGCGAGGTAGACCAATTTGGCAGAGTCAAGAGACTTTAGTAAAATTGAGCACTAAATAGGAAACTATTTATGTGAATCGCGTCAAATTCGGTGAAACTCCTTACAGGACAATACCGAGCGAAGCCTTTTAGGAACGTGTAGAGACTTGACGGCGCGCACCTAAACAGAAATGTATGGTGAAGATAAAGTCCAGACTACAACGCTATTGCGGCCATAGTAATATGGAGTAGTAAGAAAATCTCTGTAGTGTGGGTTCGAATCCCATCCTCGCTACCATTTATGTCCTCGTAACAGAATTGGCATATGTATTCGGCTCAAACCCGAAGTTCTGTGGGTCCGACTCCCACCGAGGATACCATGTCCAGTTGGCGCAATTTGGCAGACGCGCATGGTTTAGGCCCATGTTTTTGAAGGTTCAAATCCTTTACTGGACACCATTCAAATATTTAGTGGCGGAATATGTAGACGCAGAAAATACGAACAAGTCAGTCCAACATTCTAGTCATGAATAGAACCACGGTCTGCCGGACATAGGAAATACTTGCAGCTTAGTAATAGGCGAACCTGTGTGGTGAAAATCCACACCTAAATATTTGACTTTCTTCAAAATTATATATAGAGGAAAGTAAAATGAATAAAAAAGAAATTATTCAAAAAATTTATAAAGAGTATGGAAAAGAAAATATAAAATTTTTAACAATAGAAATAGATGAAGATAACCAAAAGGAATACTATGTTCATTATTTAGTCTTAGATGATATTAAATGGATAAGTCATACAGAATATTTTCCAATTAATATTTGACTTTTCTTCAAAATTATTGTATAATAATTATGTAAGAAAGAAAGAAGGGAGAATGAAAATGAACCCATTAAGTTATAAACTTGGCACAAAATTCTCCGGAAAAATTCTTAATGATTGGTTATCTGAACAGATTACTAATCATGGTAGTCATGAAAAAATAGCTCAAAAAATTGATAAACATTTTATCCTAAAAAATGATAGAAATTATCAATTAGTACAAATGTCATATCGTGATCGTGAAGAAAAAAGTTTAGGATTTATGAAGGTGGAATAAAATGGCAATTTTAATTAAAGGCGTATCTAAATATAATAAAGATTGTTATAATTGTCCTTTTAATGATTCAAATTGCTGGTGTAATATCACTAAAAGTGAAATAGATCGTGATGATTATACCACAGAAGCTCCATGTCCAATTATTGAAATACCAGATTCAATACTTGACTTTTTCCAAAATTCATGATATAATAAATATGTAAGAAAGGAAAACGAAATGTAAAAGACATTTTGTTTAGCAATTATGAACCAAGTGAAGATGTGCTAACCACACAGCTTGGGATACTTGAATAACAGCCATACACTACGGCCCGGGATACTAGGCAAGTGCGGCCGCGAAACTAGTAATAGTTAGCGATAGTGGAGAAACTCCAAATGTTAAGAGTATGCGCCAAGTAATTTGCTTGAAAATGCACGATTCCTTACGGCGACATAATAGGAAGCCAGGTTAAGAGCCAGGCCAAATCCAGATAAGGTATTGGGGTGGTAGCCAATACAAACTCTGGAAAAACCACAAGTCGCTATGTCGATGAAAGCCAGAAATGGCATATAAGTAAGGTTTGCGGTTGGAGTAGCCCAATTTGACAGTAATTCTAATAATATTTGATACAGATATTGAAGATGCTGAATGGTTTGGGTGAAACTTAGAGGTAAGCAATCCTCTCTATTCTCGGCGCTTGGCGTGGGAATCGGATGGTATAAGGTCGCTACTTATACCACAGCCCGGTTTTCAATAGTAGCATAATATTCAAGAAGAATTATGAGGTACGGCGAAGGTCGCAGTAATTGTTAAACAAAGTGTCTTTTATATTGAAAAAGGATATAAAATGAAAGCTAAATGTATCAAATGTAAAACAGTTTGGGAATATGAAGCAAATGAAATGAAAGTTGAACTAAATGGAACAGGATTAATTATAGCTTTATATTGTCCGAAATGTCATAAACAGTTTTATGGATGCAATCCAAATGAACTTGCTTTAAGTGTAACGCCTGTTTCTGTTGATCATAAAATTGAACGTAAGGCAAAGTATGATTGGGAGTAAATATAATATTGATATTTGACTTCATTCTAAAATTATGATATAATAAATATGTTGAGAACGTGGGACATATAAGTTATATGGAGTTAAGGCGCCACCACGAACAGTACTATATGCGGCGATTCTCAACATTAACTAAACGTGAAGGGAACAAGTTACCTTAGAAGACTTGCGCGTCAAGTGGACCTGTAACGGGAGGAGAAGGTCGTAAATATTCTCCCTCCGCCATTTAATGCCCTATTAGCTCAGCGGAATAGAGCACCGCGCTACGGACGCGGGTTTGTCAGGCGTTCAAATCGTCTATAGGGCACCATTAACGACGATTACAGCAATAGTTTTAACAATAAATTAGGGATTTATTTAGTTAGAAATCGTCGTGTTATTTATGCGTCGGTGTGGCTAGTGGCGAAGCCAGCAGACTGTAAATCTGCTCCCCTCAGGGTAAACATCGTAGGTTCAACTCCTACTCGGCGCACCAATAGTGTTGCGAGCTTAGTCGCAGGAAAGTTACTACCCTAAGGCAACCGTTGTGAGTTTGGTGTTCAAAACTCTCATATGGGCGAGTAGCCAAGTGGTCAAAGGCATTGGAACCATAAATGAATCTAGTGACTAAGGTTCTAACAGCTACTTAATGGACTGTAAATCCAAGGCGAAAGCTACGCAGGTTCAAATCCTGTCCTCGCCCATTACAAAGGGGAGTGGTGTAACGGCAACACGCAGGTCTCTAAAACCTGGGCCTTCTGAGGGCGTCATTCTCGGTTCAAATCCGAGCTCCCCCGCCAATTATAGACCATTTCTGCAAATAATTAATGGATAAAGAAAATTTCTGTAAAAAATTTTTGAATAGGTTCGATTCCTATAAATTTCAAATGGTCTAGTTCGCCGTTATAGCTCAGCCGGTAGAGCGCATCCTTGGTAAGGATGAGGTCTTGAGTTCAAATCTCAATAATGGCTTTAAATCACATTAGATAAAAGTACGATCAATAAAATAGTCTATATCCTTCGTTGACGCTATAAGGGTAATTAATGAAAAGTCAATTACTGTGGATAGGTTCCATTTGGAGAATCGGGAGAATGGATGTGATTTATGCGCGTGTAGCTCAGTTGGTAGAGCACGTGACTTTTAATCACGGTGTCGAGAGTTCAATTCTCTCCACGCGCACTAATTTGAAAGGAGTATTAAAATGAATACTATACTAGGTAAAATTACTAATGTAAGATTTGGTTTTATTCCGGACTATCCGTTTCTTTTTGGAATTGATTTTGATTTTTCTCTTGGAGACGGTAGTGGTATTGGCTCTGGCGGAAAATATACTGTTAATATCAGTAAAGACTGTAAATGGAGCGCGGAAGAACGTAAAGAAGCGATTGAAAGTTCAATTGACTTCATCGTTAAAATTTTAAAAGATGCTAAAGTAGATAATGTATATGATCTTAAAAATAAGCCAGTAGAAGTATATATTCAAGATAATACTTTTGTCAATTTTAGAATTTTAACAGAAGTTCTATAACATAAAGGAGTATATGATATGACTGTTCAGGAAGTAGTTTGGTTCATGAATCATAAATACGGTGAACAAGCATATGTTGTAGAAACAAAGGAAGAAATTTTATTGTTCTCATTAAAATCAAAATGGATTATTAAAAAATCTGATTTTAAACACTTTCATACTTATACTCTATTTCATTTTAACGATATTGAACGTGAACATTATCATGTTCAATTAAAATCTCAAAATTTAGATTATCTCGTATACCAAGCAATCGCACACGATAATGAAAAAATTCCATATTCTAATAATGATTGGAAACAATTTAATGAAATGTGGAATATGTATTTATTAGGTAGAGAAATTGAAGGACGTGCGGCAGCTTGGGATTGGTTATGTGGTCGGTAGTTTAACGGTAAAACCTCGGATTGTGGCTCCGAAGACGCAGGTTCAACTCCTGTCCTTCCAATGCAGGTATAGTATAGTGGTAATACATCACCTTGCCAAGGTGAAATCGCGGGTTCAAATCCCGCTACTTGCTTATTATGGCATGGTAGCTGAGATGGATTAGCACTTGACTGAAAATCAAGATAGGTTGGATCGTTACCAACCCATGCCACCATATAGGTCGGTGGTGCAATTGGTAGCATAGCGGTCTCCAAAACCGTTGATTGGGGTTCGAGTCCCTGCCTTCCTGCTATGCGTCCAATTCTCGTCGGTCGGGAGAGGGTCTGCAAAATCCTTGTTAGTTGGTTCAACTCCAACTGGACGCTTTATTACTTGACTTTTAGTTAAAATTATAGTATAATAAATATGTAAAGAACATGGGGTGTGATTAAAGCATCAGGGTAGTTTTCGCTGTACTTAGAAATAAGTACCGGTTCCGGGCAAACAGGAGCAAGCGTAAGGGTATGAAGCATTTTAATTGCACGCACCGAAGTGGGTCCGCACATCCACTGGGGTTCAATTCCCCCACACTCCACCAGGTTCGTCTATGATGCCTTACGTAGACCGTGGGGTACAGACCACGTTAAAATTGCTGTACGTTACGGGGTGTAGCGCAGTTGGTAGCGTGCTTGATTTGGGATCAAGAAGTCGTGGGTTCAAGTCCCACCACTCCGACCAGTAACCTTTGAGAATGGGAATATATAAAGGTGTTGCCGCCGAAGCGGGTCGCGAACCAAATCGGAAAGGAAAATTCTCGTATCCCGGACGAACCACTAGGGAATCTTAAGGAGGTGGCCGCCGTAAGCCCGGTCGTTAAAGATATACAAATGTTATTGGTATATCTGGCTTATTTTGCTTCATTGATGTAATGGCAACATAAGTGTTTCGTAAGCACCATATAGAGGTTCGACTCCCTATGAAGCTTCAAGAAAGGTGATAATATGAAAGAAGATCGAAAACCAATCTATCGTATCCTCTTATTTTCAAAAATTCCTACATTAGATAAACTTGGATGGCCTGATTGTGGTACTCAGGATGACGTAGGTTTTTACTATGAATATGAAACCGCAGTTCGCGCGATGCATGAAAATTGGTGTGATATTCAAGACGGCGGATTATTTAAAGCAGGATTTATTTTAACTTCATATCCAGGTTGTTATGATAACGCGACAAAAGATCGTCGTACTTATTTTGAATGGGATGAAGAACGCGGCGGGTTTTTTGAAAAAGAAGAACCAGAATGTTTTGAACATTTTTCTTATTAAGGAGAATTAATATGATGTATTTATCAGAATTACTAGACCGCCTAGAAGATTTACGCATTTCTGACAGCGATTTTTTTGGAAAAGATTATGCTACTCAATGTGCCTATGAAAAAGCAAACGATATGCTTGATGAATGTTTACAAATAGTACAAGATTATTTTGGAGAGCATACGTTTGAATGAAATTATATACTTCATATTTCGCGCAATTGCGTAATTTTCCACCAAATCTCGTAGGGCTTTCAACTGCGATTTGGAATCCTAAATGGCTTCAATCTGGACGAGATAAAAATGGAGCAATATGGTTAGATGTGCCTCCTTTAAAACCTGGCCGCGAATGTGATGGCCTTTGCGCGGGAAAATGTAATCCAAAGCATCCACAAGACTGCGCCTTTCTTAAAGTTTATTATGAACAATTAAAGAAAATAGATTATTTTAAATTTATGAATAAACTATTTGATTTACATGATAAAATTTGTGAAAGTGAAGGAATGACTGAATTAGATTTTGCTTTTCTTGTATATGAAACGCCGCAAAATCCTTGTAGTGAACGCGCAATAATTCAAAAATGGTTTTATGAAAATGGAATGGAAATTGAAGAATGGCATAAATAATTGACTTTATTTTAAAATTATGTTATAATATATATGTAAAAAAGAAGAGGAGAAAAAAGAAGATGGATGAAAACAAAAACGCTACTTTAAATTTTAATTTTTACCCTGACGACTATCCCGATGTAGATCTAAGTTTTCATTGCAGTGAGGACCTAGATATGGCTGAACTGGTAGACTACTTTAAGCGATTTGTTTATGCAATAGGCTTTGCGCCCGGTACTGTTGAGAAATATCTTAGCGAGGATTATTAATCCTCCTATATCGGGCATTCGTATATTGGTATGATTACGCCAGTCTTATAAACTGGTCAGGGTGGTCCGATTCCACCATGCCCGACCATTAAAGGAGAATACTATGTGGTTTTTAAAGAAAAAAGAAGAACCAATTCAAACCTATGAAGAAAGACCAAAAGAATGCCAACATAAATGGCGTGATTTTGATCCAATTATGAAATTTAGTTTTTATCCATATCATGAGAATGAGGATAAAAATAAAAAGGGACAATTAAAAATCAGCATGAAAGAAAGTTATGTTTGCTGTTTATGCTTAGATCGTGAAGATAGAACTTTGTGCTCTTGGGTTTTTGAAAATTTAACTCAAGAGGAAGCATATAAAAAAGTTCAAGACTTCAAAAAAGAATATGAAGGATTTTATAAGCCAGAAGCTAAAATTGAGGATGAAATTCTTGATATGCAATATAATATTGATCGTGAATTTTTACGCAATTTAGCTTTATATCATCCCGAAAAGGTTGGTTCTAGTTTTCAATCTATCACTCGTGTTCCTACACTTTCTGAATTTAAAGGTGATAAAAATGCTTAATTATAATTATAATAGCGCAGAAGGATGGCGGTGTCCCCATTGTGGCGCAGTAATGGCTCCTTGGTAGCCTTCTTGTATTAATTGTACTGGCAAGAGTTAGAGACCAATAGAATATCATACTGCTGCTCCAAATATTACTATTCAATCTGGTAAAACTAACGCAACTCCTAACACTATTACTTGGGCTAGTTCATTAGATAATTGTATTACCACTGATAAAACTATAAATTGTACTTTAACTTCAAACACTATAACTGCTCAAGATAAATTACGTACAACTTTAAAATCTGCTGGAATTGATATTTGACTTTTATAAAAAATTATATTATAATATATATGTAAAGAAAAGAGAAAGGAAAGGTGATTGATATGCGTAAAACTCGTCGTATTGTGTTTTCTTCCTCTTGGAGTCGTGCTCGTCAGGCTAAAGAAATTGATGAGTGGCAGATTTAAGCGCTTCATCTCAGATAGATGAGATGCGAAATTGCGGCCAATCGCTATACGGCGCTACCGTTAATACCCTTCTAACGCCTCTCGTAGAAGCGCACCACTAGAAGGTTTATCACCCGGGTATTGTGATGTAGGACATAGGGCCTACGGTTGTATGAAACAACGATAAAAATTCATAGCGAGAAGATGTCATCAGTAAATGAACTTGATGTGCATCCTCACAAATTGCGGCCAAATTGCATCGCTACCGTATCTTGCCTATTAAGTAGGTCGGCCGCTGAAAGATAGGAAGAAACCGCTAATTGATTATGTTCCTGCGGTATATAAAAAGAACGTAATTCGCGAAGAGAAGATTCTTAGAACGGAACACTTCATACCCCGAGCGTGGTAAAATAAAGTCCTCTAAGACGTAGCGCGGTATATAGCGGTCGCAACAGCGTGAGAGTAAAATAAAAACGCTAACAACATGTTGGGGTTTACGGTGTAAAAATCCCCGCTATGGCGAAAAACCGTTTCCTTTGTAAGTGGCTAAGCCGATAGCCCATACATTGTGCGGTTTGTATAATAGTTATATAGATAAAGTATAGTGTCGCCGCAACATTATACATCGGCTTATATGGGGAGGTACCCAAGTGGTTTAAGGGGGCTGCCTACTAAGCAGTTAGGCTAGGTAACTAGCGCGTGGGTTCAAATCCCACCCTCCCCGCCATGGGCGAGTAACCGAATTGGCATAGGTACCAGACTAAGAATCTGGGTTTTGAGGGTTCAACTCCCTCTTTGCCCATTTATAGGCGAGTAGTCTAACGGTTTATTGGACATGCGGCTTTGACCCGCAGTGAGGTGGTTCGACTCCACCCTCGCCTGCTAACGACTCTTACAGCAATTATTATAACCGCCATTTAATTTATATACAAGGTTAAGTATAGAGAGTCTAGATATGCCGCCGTGGCTCAATGGTAGAGCAGCGCACTTGTCAAGTTAGTTTAAGAGTAAAACACCCGAATCACAGGGATAAGACCGTATTAACTAATTAATTGACGAATTAATTAGGCGAAGATATGTAAGCTCAATACTTACACTTGGCTCCAGTAATGCGCAGGTTACAGGTTCAAGTCCTGCCGGCGGCTCCAAGCGTTTAGGCGATATCGCTCTGAGAACAACCACCCAGGCAGTGAGGGGAGATAAGATATTCGCGAACAAGAGCTCCTTAGCCCTCACAATTAAGACAGGCTTTTCGGGTTAACACAGCAAATTATTTCCGAAGTAGTATAAAGGTAGTACACTGTGAATAAAACCTCAGAGATTTCGGTTCGAATCCGAACCCCCTGTCTGTCTTGGAATTGCGGTTGAAATCTTCGGATGAAACCTGTCCCGGAGGATGCGTCCAAAGGGATTTTATGGGCAGATGGCCGAGTGGCTTAAGGCGGCGGTCTTGAAAACCGTTGACGTGATGAACGTCCGTGGGTTCAAATCCTACTCTGCCCGCTAATTATATATAAAGGAAGTGTTATCTATGAGGACAATGGCAGAAAAACGACACAATGATTACGTTAAGGCAATTCGTAAGCGTAGAATCGATCGTGAAACTTCTCCTTTATGTTGGAATCACGACTGGTATGATAACCTTCATCAATATAGTAAAAATAAAATTCACTGTTCTTGTCCAATGTGCTCTGCTAAAACGAATAATCGCGGCAGAAAAGGTAGTTGGGAACCAAATACTACTTGGAGCATTACAGATCAGAAAAAATTAAATGCGTTAGCCTATCAGGAGGATGAATAATCCTCCTCTTTTTTTTATTTGACTTTTTTTATAATTTATTATATAATATAAATATAAAAGAAAGGAGATTAAATATGAAACCTACATTATATATTTTATGCGGGGCGCCAGGGAGTGGCAAATCAACCTTCGCCGCGAATTTAGTCCCTAATATTCATTGGGTCTCCCGCGATGCTACTCGATTTGAATTGGTTAAAGAAGAGGAAGAATATTTCTCTCATGAAAAAGAAGTATTTAATCGTTTTGTAGAACGAATTGTAATTTCACTACAAACTGGAGCAGATACTATCGCAGACGCTACCCATTTAAACACCGCTTCCCGTAAAAAACTTACTAACGCGATTGATTCTTATTTTGAACTATATAATATTATTTATGTAATTTTTACTGCTTCCGCCGATTTATGCATCAAAAGAAATATTAATCGCGTGGGGCGCGAAAAGGTGCCAGAAGATGTAATTCGTAAAATGCGCGCTTCTCTTACTATTCCTTATAATGAAGATGCCCGTGAAATTGGAAAATGGATTATTGAAGGAGAGGTTTAATTAAAATGAGCTGGGAAGAAGAAGTAGAATTTAATAAACAATTTGTTGATAGTCTTCCATTACGTGTTCCATTAGCAGGAGAAGATTTAGATGATTATATAGGTGAAATGGAAGAAGCTTTTAAAAATCAATTTCCACCAGAATTAGAGGGTTGTTTATTTAATTTTCTGTCTTTTGAAGAAAGTATTGAATATTTAGCAAAACGCTTTCATAAACGCATTTATGAAGTTACTAAATACTATTTATATTGAGGAAATAAAATGAGCGAATATTTTATAACTAGTGACCTTCATATTAATCATGAACAAGAGTTTTTATATGGACCACGTGGCTTTACTTCTGTTAAAGAAATGAATGAAGCCATCGTTGAAAAATGGAACTCAATAGTTAAACCAGAAGATATAATTTATAATCTTGGCGATATAGCAATGAATGATATTTCAGGCGCGATTCCATATCTTAAACAACTTAATGGCTTTCAATGGTGGATTCGTGGCAATCATTGTACCTTAAATAAAGTAAAAAGAATTTGCGAAGAGTGTAAAAATATTTCACTCATTAGTAATCCAGAAGCCTCTTGGGCAACAATGTTTAAATACGGAAAAATTTATTGCTATCTTTCCCATTATCCAACTATAACCGCAAATTATGATGAAAAACATTTTAACCAGCATGTACTAGCATTACATGGGCATACGCATCAGCAAGCAAATTTTATGTATCCAAATAATCCTTTTTGTTATCATGTAGGAATGGATAGTCATAATTGTACTCCGGTTTCATTAGATGAAATTATTTGCGAAGTGCGACAGCGCTGGCTTGATTTACAAGCTTTAAAAATTCCAGTTGAAGATTTATATACTTATCCAATGAGAGGAGAATAATATGAAAGAAGAAACTCGAATTCGTCAGCAAGAATATAAAGTTTATGTTACTAACGACGGAAAAGAATTTACAAGTAAACGAGACGCAGAAAAACATGAAGTAGAACTTATGCCAGAAAAACAAATTCCAAACTTCCCTATCACTTTAAGAGCAATGGAAGAATGCGGACGCTGCTATAAAATAGAATCCGAAGCAGATTTAAATTATTTGACATACAAAGAATGGAAAATTGCTTATTATGATTATATAGGGCCCGGATGGTATATCGTAATTTCACGCGATGGTGGCGATTCAGAAGATTACTATACGATATTTCCTGCAAGTAATTATATTCAAGATCTTCAGCATGATTTAAATGAATTAAAGGAGTTGGATACTAAATGAAATCATTTCTTGCTGGTGCCTTTATTGCCTTAGGATGTTGTTTATATATAAGTATTCCAGATAAAATTATTGGCGCTATTTGTTTTTCAATGGGACTTCTAGGTATTAGAATATTAGGTTTAAACTTATTTACAGGAAAAACACAATTTTTCTTAAAAAAAAATTCTCCTTATAAACCACAAGATATATTAATGATATTTGTTGATAATTGTTTCGGTGTAGCGTTTATTTTATTTCTTACTCGCTGGACTCCAATCTATACCGCCGCACAGACAATTGGGTTAGCTAAAAACGCAATTCCAATTTATACATTATTTTTCAACAGTATAATGTGTGGCATCTTAATGACTATTGCTACCTATAAAGATACTCCATTATGGGTAAGTTCTCTTGCGGTTTTAGCTTTTATCACGGCGGGATTTAATCACTCAGTAGCAGATACATTTTATTTTATAGCAATGGGTGGTTGGGTTGCTCCATTAAAAATATTAATTATAGCCTTGGGCAACTTAATTGGTGGTCGTCTCGCGGCCTTAACTATTAGATTAAAAGAAAATTAATAAAAAAAGGAGTTGAATTTTTTTTTATAAAATGCTATAATTCATCTATTAATTTACCACTTTATTTTTAGAAGTATTGGTGCAAAACTAATACATAAGGGGGGATAAAAATGGCTATAAATAATTTAATACCTCCTAACCCACAACATGCGGTTTTAAAAAGAATTTATCCTTGGGATAAATATAATATTAATTTAATTCTCGAATGGTTATATGAATAGGCATAGCAAACCGGATTCACTGGATCATTTGAAGAATTTAAATTACATTATGGGGAATATGTTGATTCTTTAGATATAGAAAAAATATATGAAATTATCGGCCTTTATACCGAATCATATCATGTAACACCAACCGAAAATGAATAGGTTCTATTGACTAAAGATAAAATATTAAATCAAAATATAATAATTAATCCCATTCCCTCAGAACTTATTCCGCAAGAATATTCTGGGGGATATTTAGTTACTCCTCTCCCTTATGTAGATCAAATTCTAAAAACAGAAAATAAAAAAATGACAGAAAATGTTGTGGTAGAGAAAATACCATACTATGAAACTAGTAATGCCGCTAATGGAAAAACAATTTATATTGGAAATTAATGAGGTGATTTTATGGCTAATGAGTATATAAATAAAGTTATATACGGTGGAACTACTTTAATTGACTTAACTTCTGATGATATTACAGTATCTGACGTGCTAACAGGTAAAAAATTTCACTTACCTTCTGGTGCTCCAGCCACTGGTACATGCGCCTATGATGCTGACACATCTGACGCTACAGCTGTGGCAGCGGAAATTTTATCAACAAAAACTGCTTATAAAAATGGTAGTAAATTAACTGGTACTATGCCAAATCGTGGTTCAGTAACTGGAACTATTTCAACCGTAAGTGGAGAATATACAATTCCACAAGGCTATCATGACGGATCAGGTAAGGTTAGTATCGCTTCTTCAGAGTAGGCTAAACTTATTGCAACTAATATTCGTGAAGGTGTAACTGTATTAGGGGTAACTGGTACTATGAATGGTAGTGAAAATGTTAAATCCACTGCCGCCTCAGTCACTCCTTATACGACCGCTCAAACAATTACTCCAACTGATTTAGGAGATTTTAACTCCATTACTCAAATTAATGTCGCAGCAATTGCGTACACAGAGACTGATAACGCAGCAGGCGGTAAAACTGTTACCATTGGTACAGTAAATCCTAATAATTAATGGAGGAAAGGCCAATGGCAAATAATCAATATATAAATAAAATAATATATGGAAATAATACCTTACTTGATTTATCTGAAGATACCGTTTCAGCAAATAAAGTATTTGTTGGAGAAAGTTTTCATTTGCCTACTGGCCAACGAACCATTGGAACGGCAACCTCAGATGCAACTGCGGCTGCCAATGATATAATAAGCGGTGAAACCGCGTATGTAAATGGATCAAAAATTACTGGTACTCTAGTAATTCAACATTATTATACGGGTTCCACCGCTCCGAGTTCATCTTTAGGTAATGATGGAGATATTTATTTACAACAAGATTAAGGAGGAATAAAAGATGTCACAGGTAATTAATATTACTGATAGTAAAACTATTATTCCTTCTGGTTATGATAGTAATAACTCATCATATTCTAGTATTAATAGCAGTTATCCAGTAACCAACGGTTATACTGATGCCGATTCTACCTCTTATGCTTATATAACTTGTAATACTGGCTCTCATGCTACTACGTATATTTCTTATACTTTTGATACTTCAGAAATTCCAGAAAACGCGGCAATAGATTCTATTACTTGTAAAGCTAAAGTACGCGTAAGTTCTACTTCTTATATTTCTACCGGAGTCACATAGCTGTACACCGGAAGTATAGCGAAAGGCAGTGCGACAACTACAAGAAGTACTACAGCAACTACATATGATTTAACTACTGGAACTTGGACCCGTACAGAACTTAATGACGTTCAAGTACGTTTTACAGGCACGCGTGGTACAAGTAATACCACCCGTGCCGCTTATTTATACTTTTATGGGGCTACTCTGACTATAAATTATTCTATTAATGGAACATAGTATAGTATTGTAGCAACCAGTAATGTTGAAAATTATGAAATCTCTCCAAATCATCAAAATAAAATGGAAGGAGAGGAAGCAACGGTTACTATAACCGGAAATAATTTAGAAGATATTATCGTAACAGATAATGATATAGATATAACAGAAAATTTAATATAGCATACAATTGAAAATACTGGAAGTGTATCCGCAATCCCAGGAGAAAATTTTGAAACAGGATTTAGTTCTTCTAATGCAAATTTTTATATGTCTTCAAGTTCAACCGGAACAACATGGTTAGAATATGCAATTGGGCACTCTGCTGAAAATCCATATACTTCTTCTAGCTCCCATAATACTTATGTTAAAGATAATGACAATAATACTGCAACTGGCTGGATTAGCTTCCCATTCGATTTTAGTGAAATTCCTTTTAATGCCGTAATAGATTTGGTTACAGTTAAAGTATATGGCGCACGTGAGAATTCAACCACTGATTCTACTCACGTAGCAAAATTTGGAGTCTATTGTAATGGAGTATTAAAAGGGGCAGAATAGCAATTTACTAGTACGACAAGTGGTATTGTTACTCTAACCTCCCCCGGAACCTGGACGCGCGAAGAATTACAATCAGCAGAACTTCGTTTTACAGTTGCGTATTATGGAGGACATTTAGATGGCGCTACTTGGACTGTAAATTACAGCGTTCCTAATACAGGAAATAATTATTATTGGACTTATGATTTAACTAATATCAATGCAGACCATGTTATTTTAATAGATTAGCGTGGTGCTTTTATTCCTCCCGAAGAAAATCCAGAATATGAATATTATCCAATAACGATTTCTAGTATTAATGCTACTACAACCCCACATAATGGCTCTACCCGTATAATAGAAGGAAGCAATCAAACTATTACTATATCTCCTTCTGACCCACAATTAACACTTGCTTTAGATAATGGAGTAGACATTACAAGTCAATTGTAGGGAGGCACCCCTGAAAATACTTATACAATAACTACACAAGTCTCAGGAGCAAGTTATGGCTTTAATCTAAATGAATCAACTGGATATTATGTTTCAACTAATAGAGGAGTTTCAAATTCAGCAGCAGTTGCTAGACTTAATATGAATTTTGAAAGTAATTGTTTAGTAACAATACAATATATCAACTATGCTGAATCTGGATATGACTATGGACTATTTGGAAAATTGGACACGGTAGTATCAACAAGCGGTCTAACCGCTTCCAGTGGTAGTTCCTCCCCATCTGATAGTGATAACTATCAGTTAGCAATGGCATCTAATAATAGTGGCACACAAACAATAACTTATGAAGTACCCTATGGAGAACATTTTATTGATATTAAATATGGTAAAGATGCTGCGACCGATTCTAATAATGATACTTTATAGTGGAAAGTATTAAGTATAGAAGCCACCAGTGTCGGTGGAGATTATACATATACATTAACAAATATACAAGAAAAACATAGTTTAATTTTCATATTTGGTAATGTAAATTATTATTTTATAAATTCTTCCGGAACAGAATGTAAATTATACCCGGATGGATAGATGGTTAAACTGGAAGGAGATAAATATAATTTAAGAATAATTCCAAATGATGTGAAAGCAACCGTAACCATTGTAGATAATAATGTAAATGTTACAAATTTATTATCTATAGAAGAAGGAATAGATAAAAATAACAATCCAATTATTAATTATATATATACTTTAAATAATATTATACAAACACATAATTTAGTTATTACATGCATTACTCATCATTAGATTTTATATACTAAAATTAATGGAAATTGGATTAATTTTAGTAAAGCTTATGTTAAGATTAATGGCTCTTGGGCAGAGCAAACAGAACTAAGGTAGGTATTCGATAGCCGATTAAATTATGTAAAAGGAAATTAATATTTGACTTTTCTCTAAATTTATATTATAATATATATGTAAAAAAGAAAACCTACGGTCGTGACAACGACTAAGATGAAAAGGAGAGAAAAGGAATATGAATACTTTACTAAATGCGATGAAAAATGCTACTAATTATACTCACACCGAAAATGGAGCTATTACTCATGTTACTTCTAATTCCGCTCTACTAGACATGTTTGGTATGGGCGGTTCTATGCGCAATCGCTCTGATAATGATGTAATTTTTATGTTTAAAAAGGCATATGATGAAAATCCTGAATATGCCCTAAAGTGCTTATTTTATCTTCGTGACGTGCGCGGTGGTCAGGGAGAACGTCGTTTTTTCCGCACTGTAATTAATTAGCTTGCTAATGAAAACAAGGAAGCGGTTATTCGCAATCTTGAGGCTATTCCTGAAATGGGACGTTGGGATGATTTATATTCTCTAATTGGTACTTCTTGTGAAAAGGAAGCATTAAACTTTATGCTTCATCAAATCACCCTTGACGCCGCAAGTAAGACTCCCTCTCTACTTGCTAAGTGGCTGAAATCTGAAAATACTTCTTCTGCGGAAAGTCGTCGTTTAGCCACTAAGACTCGTGAATATTTTGGACTAACTCCTCGTGAATATCGTAAAATGCTTTCTAGTCTACGTACCAAAATCAATGTTCTTGAAAAGCTAATGTCTCAAAATCGTTGGGATGAAATCGAATTTGATAAGATTCCTTCTAAGGCTGGACTTATCTATAAGAATGTTTTTGCTACTAAAGATGTAACCAAAGCTCGCTATGCGGCTTTTATGGCAAATAAAGAGACCAAGGTAAATGCTAGCGTACTAAATCCCGTAGATATCGCCAAACAAATTTTTTCCTCTAACTATGCCTCTAAGGTAGACCGTCTTGCTTGGGATAAATATTGGGCAAATTTAAAAGACTATTACAATGGTCGTGAAGAACGCGGCATTGCCGTAGTAGATGTCAGTGGTAGTATGTATGGTACACCTCTATACGCCGCAGTATCTATGGGTGCTTATATCGCAGAACGTGGTAAGGGGCCTTTCCAGAATCACTTTATCACTTTCTCTGATAAACCTGAACTTGTTGAGTTCAATGGTATCGACCTTTATGATAAGTTCCGTCGCGCGGAAACTGCGAACTGGCAAGGTAGTACTAATGTTGAAGCAGTGTTTGACTTGCTACTTGATACCGCTAAGAAAAATCATGTGACTCAGGAAGAAATGCCTGAAACACTTTATATCCTTTCTGATATGGAATTTAATAGTTGTATGACTGATAGCACAGTTACTTACGATTATTGGGGTCGTCCTCGCCGTAAGATTCTTGAAAATTCCGCAGAAGTAAATACTCTAATCGAAAAGAAAGCTAAGGAATGGAAGGCCGCGGGATATAAAGTACCTAATGTGGTATTCTGGAATCTTGATGCGCGGCAAGATAATATTCCTGCAATTGGGGAAGGATTCTTTTACGTATCTGGTAATTCTATGAACGTAATTGAAAGTATTCTTTCTCGTACTCCTCCTAAAACCGCGACAGAATTAATGATGGACGTTTTAAACCGTCCTAGATATAGCAATATTCATTAATATAAAAATAGGGTTAGACGAAAGTCTAACCCTTGATTTTTTTTTAAATTTATGATATAATATTTTTGTAAGAAAGAAAGAAAGGATTGATCTTATGCTTCCGAATTTTCACTTCTCTATTGAACGTTGGCGCAAGAATAAGGAATATGGAGTATGGGTTAGTACAGAAGGGCGCATTCGACTTATTCAAAATAAAGAATTTCTTAATGTTCGTATTGATAAAAGTGGATATTGTGTTGTCTTTACAGAGAAAGGACAACAATTCGTACATCGCCTTGTAGCTTACACTTGGCTTGGGGACAAACGAAATGAGAAGTATAATATTGATCATATCAATAGCAATAAACGCGATAATTCTGTGAGAAATCTGCGTTGGGTAAAAATTGAAATTAATACCCAATATGCTCAATATACACGAACACAACTTGATTCAATAGAGTGTATTGAAAAAAAAGAAGATATAGAGACACGAAAACAGCTATTATATCAGCGCTTTCGTAATAAGGAAATCTATATTGGTATTAATGACAATTACTTTTCCGATTATGTAGAAATTTGTAAATTTTTACATATCTCTAATACCCCTCCTCTTAAAGTATTTTGCGCAAATGTATTAATGGCTATTGAAAAGAATACTACATATATGGGATATATATGGAATATTAAGGAGAAGGACGATGAATAAGACAGAGATTTTAGAAAAAGTTAAAAATCATACCACCTTAGTAAAAGAATTTGTTCATGATTTAGGCTATCAACACATTATGACTGTATTAGTAGGTTCTCAAAATTATGGGCTAGATTCAGAAAATAGTGATATTGATACATATTCTTTTGTTGCACCAAAGTTATACGATTTAATGACAGGCAAAGAACCACTAAGTAAAGAATATGAAGTTGAAGATGGTAAATGCGTAGTAAAAGATATTCGTTTAGCATTTAATCTTTTACGTAAGCCCTCTCCTAATAGTGTTGAATGCTTTGTTTCTAAATATAAATATTACGAACCTGCTTATGAATCAATTCTCAAATATTTCTTAGAAACCGAAGTTGTATTACGTGTTCTTGTTCATGCCAATTTTAAAAATATGCTAAATGCTATTGCTGGTACAGCATTTGGACTACATGGTCGTAATATGACGGAAGGCAAAAAATATTCTCATTGTTTGCGACTTGAAGAAATGATGGCGCGTTATTTAAATTGGAATGTAAGTCCATTTCTTTATTTAGATTTACATACTAAAAATCTTGCTGAAGCACGCGCCGCAAAATTTGGAGAATTAAATCTAACTGATGAATATATGCAGCAACAGTGTGAAGCAATCGCCGAGATTCTGACCATTAAAGCAAACAACTTTATTCCTTCTGAAGGACAAATAACATATGAACATTTTAGTTTAGTATTAATTGATTCTTTCCAAGAATTATTATTTGATAAGTATCTTGAATTAAATGGATATAAAAAGGAGTAAGTTATGAATACATTACACAAAGGCGCGCGAGTGGCGTTTCGTCGTGATATTTTTAGTCCTTGGGAAATTGGCACTTTGGATGCTGCTACATTAAACAAGCACAATCTACTATTTGGTATCTGGAAAGATGATAATGAATATGTCGGAGAAATTAAACTTAATGGCTTATTTTGGGATATTTATGAAATGAGTCCAGATAATCCTTGGTGTGGAGATATTGTATCTCGTGAAGAATTTGCCGAATGGGTATCAGATGGTTATGTATCTAGTTATGATGGGCAAGGATTTTATTATGATGGTAAATATGAATATATGCCAGTTGATGCCGATAACGCCGAAAATGTAATGTGCTCTGTTTATTCAAATTTTCCATACGTGATTTGGTATAATAAGTGAGGTAAGTATGAAGAATAAGATTACTTTTAAAAATGCCTGGGCACATTTTCGCAAAATTCAAACACACCGTAAATGGGTTCGTCGTTATTGCTTTATGGCAGGTATTCCTTGGCGCGGTATTACACATGATTTATCTAAATATAGCCCTACGGAGTTTTGGGAAAGCGTAAAATATTACGTTGGAACAAGTTCTCCTATTAATGAAGCTAAAAAACAACAGGGTTATTCTAATGCTTGGCTTCATCATCGCGGACGTAATCGCCACCATTGGGCCTATTGGGCTGATAATTTTAGTGAAGGCATGACTGTATACATGATGCCTAAAAATGATTTTGTTGAAATGGTCTGTGATTTTTTAGGCGCGGGACAGGCTTATTCTCCTAATAAATTTACATTTGCGGAAGAGCGCGAATGGTGGCTAAAAGAACGTGACCGAGATTGTAAGGCTATGCATCCAAAGAATAAATTAATGCTTGATATTATTTTTTCTGACTTAGAAAAGGCCGAAAGCCCTGAACTCATCGGGGAAGACGGGACATTCTTTATGAAAAGTTGGGTTCCAACACCAGAACAATTAATTAAATCTGGCTATATTCAACAGGTTTGGGAGGCTAATAAATGAATTGGGAACGTGCAAATAGCCCGCGTACATTAGATCAAATTTATGAAAATTTTAGAGATATTATAGCCATTAATGCTGAACCGTATTTTATGACTACTTTTAAAAAAGATAATATTATATATATTGCTTCTCCAAATAATTTTGATCAATATCCCGATGAAATTTTAAAGTCGATTAAAGAATTTTATTTATGGAAATTAGAAAGTGATTAATTTAAAAATTAATCACTTGATTTTTTTCTAAAATTATGATATAATATTTATAGAAAAGAGAAAGGAAAGTGATTTTAATGGCAGTTGCTAAGTCTTATGAGAAGATGGAAATTGTCGGTGAGCCCTTCCAGCAGGACGGAAAAATGTATGTAAATGTAATCGGTCCATGTAAGCGTTGCGGCGGCAGCGGCCATTATTCTTACAATCCTAAGGATGGAACTGTTTGCTTTGGTTGCGGTGGCAGCGGCAAAGAAAAACTTTCTGTGCGCTGGTACACCGATGCTCAGCGCGCGGCTATGGATCGAGCCGCCGAAAAGCGTGCTGCGGTAAAGGCCGAAAAAGATGAAGAACGACGCATCAAATTTGCGGCCCGCAATGCTTTTGGCTTTGGAGAAGATGGATATATTTTCCTTGTCTATGGCGACAATGAACGCATTAAGAGCTGGCGCGAAGAACTTCCTCAACTTACTGTATGGTATAACGAAACCTTTGGTTGGTATATTCCTTCTACTCGTGAATATGACGGACTAGAATTTCCCGAAGATATTCATTTTACTAAACTGGATTGGGAAACCGTTCGCGACAAGGAAGATAAAGAAAATCTTCAAATGATGGATCACGCTACCGTGCGCGAAATCGTTGAGAAAATTATTTATGAGCCTAGTAAAAGTGAGTTCCAAGGTGAAGTAAATACTTGGCTAGAAAAGGAAGTAAAGATTACTAAAAATATTGCGCTTGATTCTCATTATGGCGAATCCCATATGCACATTATGGAAGATGCCGAAGGTAATGTATATGTATGGACTACCGCCTCTAAAAATCTTGAAGAAGGAAAAACCTTTGTAATCAAAATGAAGGTTAAAGAACATAAAGAATATCGCGGTACAAAGCAAACCGTAGTTTATTACTGTAAGATTAAATAAGGAGAGTAAATATGAAACTGTATTTTGAAAATTCTAATGGCGACGCGCGACAAATTGCCACTTGTAAAAATGAAACCGAAGTAATTCAGAATATTCATAAGTTTATTAAAACTTGTAATGAACATAAACCTAAGAGTAAGCAATTTAAATCATTTTATACTCGTACCTGGACTGAAAACGGCAAAACTTGGTATGATGTTGGCTCCCACACCGAATTTTTCTATACGGAGGAATAATTATGGTAACTAAAGCCGCAGTCGTTATTTTTGATAAACGACAGAACAAAAATATTACCATTCCTGTACATCGACATTGCGATGCTTTTTATATCTTAAAAGAATTTGGTTATAAGCTAAATAAAGATTATACTATTTTACAGCAAGGCTTTCTAAATGAACATGATGAATTTATGACACGAGTGCAGGCATATAATGAAGCTAAAAATTGTAATCAAATTATTCCTGAATCAGATTTGCCTACAGAATTATTTTCGGAGGATTTATATTAATGGTTGAAAAATATACAGATGACTATGTTGAAGGATATACAAAAGCAAAAGAAGAAGATAAGGAAGAAATAAATAAAGCCTATGAAATTTCTCATAAATATGAACATGAGTATGCTATTTTAAAAGAGGAAAACGCGAAAAACTCTAATTTTATTCGTGAGAATATTCAATATGTAGAATTAGGCAAAGCGCTTAAAACTATTTTAGATTATATGAAAGAAGGGGTAGAATGACTATTAATGATTGTCGTGTAGAAACTTACAAGCATATTGAAAAAGTACGAAAATATATTCGTTTCTTTACTGATAAACTAACTACACGCGCGGTTAAACATGACTTAGCTAAACTAGATACTCCAGAGGTAGAAATTTTTACTGAGCATACCGAAGCTTTAAAAGAAACGACTTATAATTCACCTGAATATCAGGAACACCTCGCTGCAATGAAAGTAGCATTAGATCATCATTATGCTACTTATCGTCATCATCCTGAACATTTTCAGAATGGTATTAATGATATGAATTTAGTAGACCTGGTTGAAATGATTGCAGACTGGAAAGCAGCCAGCGAACGTCAACATGACGGTAATCTACTTACTTCTATTGAACAAAACGCTATTCGTTTTAAGATGTCTGACCAGTTAAAACAAATTTTAATTAATACAGCTAAAATGTTAGATGAAAGTGAGAACGAATAATGAGTAATGAATATAAGGATTGGCTTTGGAATACTGCCCAAGAACATGTATTAGATAATGAATGCGTACAATCTATTGATTACTTCACCGTGTGGGAAGATGGATATTTAGCACTTTGTACTGGAGTGTATGGAGATAAAATAATGTATTTTATTTGGCTAGATGATATTGACGGATGGAGCTGCCGATTAATTGAAGTTTAATAAGGAGAAAAAATGAAATTAAATTTTAAACATTCTGATATTGATTGGCCATGGGTTATTTTTATAATTATAGCAATTTTAGCCGTCATATTAATTATAGGCGCGATTGGATATGGGATTCATAATCATAATGAACAACTTTTAATTACAGATGGATATGTAACTGATAAAGTTTATCATGCACCATGGACCGGCTATCACACTACTGGCACCGAAAAAAATAAAATTAGTGTTCCAGTTTATCATGAAGCCCATTATTATATTTATGTTAAAAGCCCAGATGGAAAACATACCGCTCAATATGAAGTAACCCCTACTAAATATGAACAAATTAAAATTGGTGATTATTTAAGTAACGTAAATAGAGAATTAAAATAAGAAAGGAATGATAAATTATGCTAAATGCTAAACAAGAACGCGAACTAGCTTATGTAGTCATTGTAGATGGAATTGAACCTATTCCTGGTTATGATCGCGTAGAACATGCTATTATTGGTGGTTGGCGAGTAATTGTTCAGAAAGACCAGTTTAAAGTGGGTGATCCCGCTATTTACTTTGAAATTGATTCTCGTGTGCCCGCAGATAGAGAATGCTTTGCTTTCCTTGAAAAGCGTAATTATAAAGTAAAAACTTTAAAGATGTGCAAAACTATTTCTCAGGGATTACTAATGCATGCCGCTGATTTTGGATGGCATATTGAAAATCTTGCAGAAGATGTAAATATTTGCATTGTTGATGATAAAGGCGTTCGTCATTATCCTCATGACGAATCTCGTTTCTTAACTAAGCAACTTGGTATAACCTATGCCGACGAAGAAGATAACCAACGGAAAACCCCTTCTGTAGATAAGTATAAGAAAATGGCTGGACGCCATCCTAAATTATTTAAAAAGCCTTTTATTCGTTGGTTAATGAAGTATTCTTGGGGTCGTAAAATCATGTTCTTTTTCTTCGGTAAAAAGAAGGACAAGAAGAACGGATGGCCTGCTTGGGTTCAAAAAACAGATGAAGAAAGAATAGAAAATATGCCTTTTGTGCTTCAGAACAAGAATCCTTGGATTGTAACCGAGAAAGTGGATGGTTCTTCCACTAGCTTTACTATGAAACGCGGAAAATTCGGTAAAAAAGAGTTCTATGTTTGCTCTCGTAATGTGTGTTTTGACAGCGTAGATAAACCTTGCTATTACGATACAAATATTTATTGGGAAATGGCACAGAAATATCATATGTTTGAGGCATTATCTAAACTTCTTGATTCTATGCCCGCGGTTGAATGGGTAACTATTCAGGGCGAAACCTATGGTGAGGGAGTTCAGCGTAACACTTATGGACTTAATTACCATGATTTTATGGCTTTTAACCTTATTACTTCTGATAAGGGCCGTTGGAATAGTTGCGACATGAAGGAGATTCTTGAAAAAGATTATAATATCCCTTGTGTGCCTATTCTTAATGATAATTATATCCTCCCTGATACTGTAGAAGAACTTCGTGAGTATGTAAATAGTCAGCCCTCAGTTATTGATGGCAAGATGAAAGAGGGCATTGTATGTCGCTCTCCCGATGGTATTCATTCATTCAAATGTGTTTCACCTGAATATCTTCTAAAATATCATAGTTAAAAGGAGAAAATATGAAAATTTGGCAAGATGAAAGTAAAAATATCAATATCATTATGTCTCCAATAGAATATGAACGTATATTCGCTGCACTTGAAGATCATGGATGTGAATATTACAATAAACATGATATATTAAATACGATACTTGACCAAATGGAAAAGTTTGATGAACAAAAATATGACACAAACAACTTATGATTTTCCTCTTCCCAATAACGGGGAGAGATATGATTTATCACTACAGGAATTAGATGAATTATTAAGTAAAGCTTATTACAAAGGATTTAAAGATGGACAAGATTCAATTCCCGCCTATACAACAACTTCTTTAGATGATGATGATTGGTGGGATAGGCCACTAACTATGAGCAATGATCAATGGAGGTTTAATGACTGAAATTTCTTGGTATAACTTTACACATCCAAATCAGGACGCTATTAAAAAAAGGGACAAATTTTTAGAAGAGCCAGTTAAGAGTTGTATCAATTGTACGCATTTTTATTTTAATAATGATGGAAGTGCAGGTTGCGATGCCCCTTATGAATATACTTGTTTAAAACTAAAACATAAATTCTTTGAATTAATTGCTCAAAAAACCAGTGAAGAATATTTAAAAACAGTAGAAGAAGAAATTCAACATTACGGAGAATTAGAAAAATGAAAATGATTCATGGATTTGATAATAAATACTCCTTTCTAAGCAACTTTTATGCTTGCCAGGTAGAATATGAAGGAATCATATATCCTACTTCTGAACATGCTTTTCAAGCCGCAAAATCTCTCGACCCAGATGTACGCAAATGGGTCGCGGCCGCGCCTACTCCTGGGCAAGCTAAACGACGCGGGCACACGATTGAATTGCGGCCCGATTGGGAAGAAGTAAAAGACAAAGTTATGCTTGATATTGTGCGTGAAAAATTCAGAAATGAAGATATGCGCGCCCGTTTAATTGCTACAATTAATGAAGGATATAGCGGTTTCTGTGAAGATAATTATTGGCATGACAATTATTGGGGTAATTGTAATTGTTCTAAATGCGCAAACATTGAGGGTAAAAATATGTTAGGTAAAGTTTTAATGGAAGTCGCGCGCGAAGTTATTAGTGAAATTATTAATTGACTTTTTTATAAATTTGCGATATAATATATATGTAAGAAAAAGAAAAGGAGAATGATTTTATGAATAGTAATGTATTTAATGGAATGTTTGGTAAGGTAGCTCCAGGCCAGTGTCGAGTATCTATTAATGGTGAAATCGCAATTAAAACCTCAAATGGCTACAAGACTTATAATGTTAAAACCGGAACACTAACAAACTGTGATAACTTTGCTTTTGATATTGGTGAAGATTGGTTTTTCGTTATTCCTACCAATAAGGTTGTTAAGGGCGATATTATTCTCGCCGCAGGAAAGCCACGCTGTGTAATTGAAGTTGGAAATAATGAAATTAAGACTTTCTGTTATGAAGATGGCACTATTGGAACTATTGTTCCAGAGCATCATGTATTTATGGGTAAGCAATACTTCTATGGAAAGATTGTTTCTATGTTTGGTAATATGATGTCCGAAAAGGGCGGCATGAACAACATGATGAAGTACATGATGATGGCAGAAATGATGAAGGGCAGCGGTAATAACAACTCTATGGCAAGTATGATGCCCATGATGTTTATGATGAACGGCGGTGGGTTCAACTTTATGGAAGGTATGTTTGATACTGACGACGACGAGAAAGAGGAGGATAAGTAATTATGGGATGGGGAGGTTGGGACTCTCAAACTTATTGTTCTACGGTGCGGTCTATGGGCTTTTCCAGTACAACCACTATGGCAAATGCTAGTGTACAAACAGTTTATCGTGAAAGTCGATTACATCCATTACTTAATCCTTGTGGTGTAGTACGTGAATGCTGCGATACAGAAGAGCATCCCGAAACAATTCCAGTAATTCTCGCACTAGATGTTACTGGAAGTATGGGCGCGGCTGCTACTATGTGCGCAAGTAAGCTTGACGAAATTATGGAAGAACTTTATGGCAAGGTTAAAGATGTAGAGTTCTTAATGATGGGTATTGGAGACCTAGCTTGTGATGATGCACCAATTCAAGCTTCTCAGTTTGAAAGCGATATTCGCATTTTAGACCAGACTACAAAAGTTTATTTTGAAGCAGGTGGCGGTGGGAACTCTTACGAATCTTATACCGCTGCTTGGTACTTTGGTCTTCATAATACCAGACTTGATTGTTGGAAACGCGGTAAGAAAGGTATTATTATCACAATGGGTGATGAGCCTTTGAATCCTTATTTGCCTGGAAAGCGTCTTAGTGAAGTACTAGGACAGCCTACCCAGGATGTTGACACGGATACTCTTTATAAAGAAGTTTGTGAAAAATATGATGTATATCATATTGCTATTACAAACAATAGCAGTTATAATTATTATGCTGATGGTATTAAAAACACCTGGGGAAAATTACTAAATCAGCATCTAATTACTGCTTCAAGTGAAGATTTACCAGAAGTTATTAGTAATATCATTGTAGAACACGAAAATAATTTTACTGGTAATACTGTTACTGTAACAGAGGAAGGAATTAGTTGGTAATATGGAAGTTAAAGTTGTAATTGGAGCTAACTACGGCGATGAAGGAAAAGGTTTGGTTTCTGGTAATCTGGCAAGAGAAGCGCAAAAAGAACAGAAAAAAACACTAACAGTATTTTATAATGGAACTGCGCAACGCGCCCATAGTTTTGGTAATACTGTACAGCATTGGCTCGCTGCGGGAGAAATTTTTGGTAGCGATACCTTTTATCATTCAATGTTTGTAGTTGATCCAATTACACTTTGGCTTTCTAATTCTCCTGTTTATATTGATCCACGGTGTCGTGTTATTCTTCCATGTGATGTATTTTCTAATCGTAAATTAGAAACTAGTCGTGGAGATAAACGACATGGCTCTTGTGGATTTGGACTTTTTGCCGCGGTTCAACGTAGTAAATATCCTGAATATTGTATAACTGTTAATGACTTTCAAGATCCATATAATTTATATTTTAAATTAAAAGAAATTAATGAAAAACATTATCCCATGAATTTTGATGATATATATAATATAGATAATTTTATGAAAGCCGTTGCCCACATCACAAGCAAATGTAAAATTATTACTTTTGAAGATTTAATTCAAGAAAAAAATTATGATACTATTATCTATGAAGGCGGGCAAGGTTTGCTTCTTGATCAGACTAATATGGATTGCTTTCCGCACTTAACTCCTTCTAGTGTTGGCATGTATAATATTGCTAATGATATTAAAAGCTTAAATTGTTCAGTAGATTTATTTTATGTATCTCGTACATATATGACTCGTCACGGAGCTGGACCCATGGAAAGTGAATGTTTAAAACGGCATATTAATCCAAATATTGTAGACCTTGTAAATCAACCTAATAAATGGCAAGGAGAATTGCGGTTTGGACATATTAATTTAGATACTCTATATGCTCGTATTAAAAAAGATGCTAATATCTATTCAGACAATGCCAATATCAATTTAGTATTTACACAATTAAATTATACAAACAATAAAATTGATACAATTGAAGGTAAAAAAGAAATTGTAAAGCCCGGCTTTTGTTCTAAACTCTATGTTTCAGATAATAAACTATATATTGAAAGGAAGGAATAATAAATTATGGCTAAATATCTAATTGTTGCATATGACTCTATGTATAGTGGATTACATGGTATGGTAGATTGGGCTTGTATTGAGGGAGATTATGAAGAAGCCTGTGAATTAGGACATGAGATGGGCTACTCTGTAATTGAATCTTATGGTACTATTATGGATTCTCTGCACGAAGAAGCAGAAGAGATATATCGTGAAGAACTTGATGATTCTACTAAAGAACTAAATGAAGAAGATATGGATAGAGTTGATAATATTCTTGATGAATTAATTGAAGAAGATATTGAATTTTCTATCTATACATTGAAAAATGATACTCCAATTTATGAACTAAATCAAAATTCTACTATTGATTGGGAAACAATTGTTGAAGAATATCAAAAGGAGGACAATGAATAATGATTCTATTTATTTTAGCTATTGTCGCGCTTATTGTGGGCTTAATTCTTGCTATTGTATCAGATGAATATAAAGGGTTATGCGCCGCTATTGGTGTCATTTGCTCCGTTGTATTAATAATTCTTGCTAGTGTATCATATGTGCCTACTGGACACACTGGTATTGTAACAACCTTTGGTAAAGTACATGATGAAACCCTTGAAGCTGGTCTGGCTTGGCACGCCCCATGGGATAATGTAATTAAAATGGATAATCGAGAACAGCGTGTTGCTTTTAATCTACAAGCTTTCTCCAAAGATATTCAACAAGTAGACATTCAAGGTTCCATTAATATTAATATTAATAAATCAACTGCAATGATTTTATATCGCGAAGTTGGTACAGATTATGTTAATATTTTTGTAACTCCTCGTATTCAAGAAGATGTAAAAATTGTAATTGCGGGTTATACCGCGGAAAATCTAATTAGTAATCGACAAGCCGCCTCTGATGCCATTTATGAATTAATTAAAGACGAGCTAACAGAAAAGGGAATTAATGTAATTTCTCTTGCGCTTGAAAATGTAGATTTTACCGATGCTTTTGAAGCTGCGGTTGAGGCTAAGCAAGTGGCTACTCAGGAAAAACAGCGCGCTCAAACAGAACAAGAACGTATGACTATGGAAGAAGAAGCAAAGGCCAAACGGTCTGTGATTGTGGCAAATGCCGAAGCAGAAAAAGCTAAGATTGCCGCTCAAGCAGACTTAGAAGTTGTAAAGATTCAGGCCGAAGCGGCTCTATATGCAGGTGAAAAAGAAGCAGAAATGAATAAACGTATTTCGGAAGCCTTAACCAATGAACTAATTCAATACTATTGGATTAAACAATGGAATGGCAAACTGCCTACTGTAACTACTGACACTTCTATGCCTATCTTTGATATGGGAGGACTAAATTATGACGAATGAAGCTAAGATTGCCATTTTAAATGCTCGAAGGCAACTACTCTTAACTCGCGGTTTTCACAATGCGAAAATCGCCGCAAAAATCGCGCGAAAAATTCGGCAGCTTGGTGGAACCGTTATAGAATAACGGTTCTTTTTTTATTGACTTTTTTAAAATTTTATGATATAATTATAATATGAAAGGGGATGAAAATGATGCACGATGTATTTTACTTTACTGATATTCATGGGGAATGGCGCCTATATCGTACTATGGTAGATTATTGTAAAAAACAGGATTCAGAATGCACCATAATTTTTGGCGGTGATGCTTGTGATCGCGGCCAGGACGGATATAAAATTATGAAAGATATTATTGCTGATCCTCAAATTATCTATCTTACCGGGAATCATGAATATCTTTTTGTTCGCGCTTGTGACGCTATCATCGGTCATCATGCCCAAAGCGATGAACTTTATAATAAGCTACATTCTTATACGAAAGAACAGGCAGAATCTTTTATTCAAGAATTTGCTTTTAAAAACGTAGATGTAAATATTTCATGTGGAAATGGTGGCTTACCTACTCTGGTTGATTGGATTCTTGATGGAGCAGATGAAGAATTTGTAGATACAATTCGTATGCTTCCTTATACTTTTTCATATGAAAATTATGATTTTTGTCATGCAGGCTCAACATATTCTTATTTTAAAGAAGTAGCAGACGAGGAATATGAAAATATGCAGGCTCATTTTATCGCAGAACAAAAGATACTTTGGGATAGGGATTGTATTCCTCTTGGATGGGAAAATGGTCGTATTTGCGTTCATGGCCATACTCCTACAATATATTTGCCTTCTCGCGCATATGGCAGCCGCGATAAAAGTCCATTACGTATCCACCCCGCAGTATGGGGAGAAATGATGGGTGGAGAAGCCAAACGGGGCGGAAAGAAAATAGATATGGATACCGGCGCTTGTTTTACTGGTCGTGCCTATTTAATGAATGTGCTTACAAAAGAAGTTATTGGATTTTATGATTCCAAAGTAACCAATGGAGATATTGATGTAATTTACATTTTTGAAAAATATACCATTGAAGAAAAAACTTTAAACGAAGATTAATTTTATTACAAATAAATGAGGAATGATAATGCGGGAAGAAATACTTGAATTTATTTATCGTCGATTTAATAATGACTGTCATTGGACAGACGGTAATTGTTATTACTTCGCAGTCATTTTAAAAGCTCGTTTTCCCAAAGGTGAAATTTGGTATGACGCAGTTGATGATCATTTCATATGTAAAATAGAAGATTTATTTTATGATTGGAATGGAACCTGTACACAATATCAAATTGATGAGCGATTATTAAAACATGTTTATAAATGGGATGATTACAGAAAAATTGATCCTATACATTATGAAAGAATAGTTAAAGATGTAATAAGGTAAGCAAAAGCTTACCTTATTTTTTTATTGGTGGTGATAGAATGGCAATAAAAAGTAAACCTCATAAATCCCCAAATTTAAATTGGCATAATATGGGCAATTTAATTTTTTATAATGGACTAGAACCTTTTAATTTTTATTTTGATCTATTGTTAGAGGACTATGAAAAGCGTCCTCCTGAATATAATAGCTTTGCTAACGCTATTGGAGAAGCCGCGAAAAGTAAATTTAATTCAACTATAAACTCATTAAAAAATAATAAAGACGACGAAGGAATGACAAAATTAGAATCAATACCCGCTTATTTAGAAAAAGCTATTTAGAAAGAATCAAATAATGAATTAGCTTTTTTTAAACAAAAATATGAATGGTTTAAATCAAATTTTTCTGAAGAAGAATTAAATAATTTACCAGAATTAAAATTTTTATTCGATTTTTTTTCCAATCCAACCACTCAAAGTGGAACTATTGATTATCCTCGCTTTTTAGCCGCAATAAATATATTAATACAAGGATATGATAATGCAAAAGAAATAGTAAAATATGAGCGAAAGCGTCTAGAAGATTTAGAAAAACGATTCGCAGAAGCGAGAAAGGCCGCGGGAAGACGTGCAGTCGGATTAGCGAAAAAAAAATATGGATATGACGATATTGAAAAATAGGAATAGTGGCGAGAAACCGCAAAAATGAAAAATCGTCGAAAAGTAGAAATTCATTATTTAAAAAATAAAAATTTCAATGATGAAAAAAAAATAAAAGGCTTAGGGTTAAAAACACGACTAGAAGGATTAGCGAAAACTGCCGATGTTGAAGTCGCAGATTGGATTACTAAAACATTATAGAATATGTTAGAATAGCCAGCAATACGTAATAAAATAGAAACATTAATTATTAAAAATAAAAACTTAGTATTTACAAATCCATAGCAATTAGCGCAAAAAGTCAAAAGCTCTTTAGTACAAAATATAACTAGTTATGGCGTTAAAAATATAGGAAAAATATTATCAAATCAAATTACTACAAAAAATCTCGATGAAATTATTTCAGAAGTTGAAAAAGATTTTACATATGATTATGAAATAGAAGGATTTTACGAAAATTTTGGATAGTATGGTATTGAATTGGATTTTTTTAGAAATCCTAATAACTTAAATAAAGATGGCACTAAATCCGCGGAAAGACTATATGAAGCATTAAAGCGCCTACAACATTTGCTTTCTTTATCACGACAAAAAAATAGTAGAATAAAACTTACCGACGAACAAAAATTTGTTGCTTCTGTTTTTTTTAAAGATGAAGGAATTATTAATATAATGAGCATGATTTCTACTATTGAAAAATAGATGAAAGAAGTAGAGAAGGCAATTGAAGAAGTAAAAAAAACAGGACAGGCGCGAGATAAAACCTTAAGACTTACATATAAAGAATATATTCCCAATCAGCTCAGAGGTGAAAAAAATGATGGTAAAATTAAACTTCATATTGACGCAAATGGGAATATAGATTTAACCTCTCTTAATAGAATATATGGTAAATATACTAAAGAATTAGGATTTGGCTCTGACCGCATAAGAGCAAATACTTTATAGGGATTAGTATCAGGATTAAAATCTCGTCTAAGTTAGAAAATGCGAAATCAATTAGAAGATTTAATTTCTGGAAATACAAAAATTAAACGCAATAAAAAATTTTCTACTTAGTCACAAATTAATCAAGCATTATAGGAAGGACTTGAAGGAATAACCGTATTTATAAGCGCCCCAGATCTCTCAGAAATTGCGCAAGGACTTCAGTTTCATATGGATGGAGATAACGTTTCTTTAATATGGACAGGACCACATAAAACAAAAAATGACTTCGTTACTATTACTATTAATACCCCAATAGCAGAAATAAAAACAGAAGTTTCTTCTATATTAAATACTGATATTGAAAATCTTGGAGAAGATATAGAACAATTAATTTAGAATAGCAGAAAAGAAACTGCGAAACTTTTAGGAGAAGGACTAGCACACTATTCAACTAGCTTATCAGATAAAAAACAATATAATAAACAAAATGAAATTATGAAAGAATATGAAAATTCATAGAAAGAATACTTTGAACTATCTGAAAAAAATAATGAATTATTAGAAAATATGCCAAATCTTAAAGAATTATTAGAACGTGTAGAACGCACAAATAAAGGGCAATCCCCAGAACAAATTTCCGCGAAGAAAAAACAACTTCTTACAATGTTAACAGATTTCTTTTACGAATCTTCTACAATGAAAACCTTTAATCATTATGTTAATGATGTTGGATTTGTAGGAGGAGGAATAGGAGGAGACGTCATAGCCCAAATGAATAAAATTGAAGAAATGTTTTTAAATGCAGGAATTTAGCTTGGAACTGATAAAGATTGGTTAATAGGAGCTATTATTAACTGTTCTTCTCATAGTGTTATAGGAACTGAATATTAGAGTACTATTGAGCAATATTTAGGAGCTATAGCGGTTTTTGCAATGTTTGATGAAGGAGCCGTCGAATAGAGTGTAATAAATAATACCGCCAATATAAAAGGTAATACTAAATTTTTACATTTATACAGATTAAACGGAGGATATTATTTAGGTTCATATGTACTAACAAGAGTATTAGAATAGTTTAATGAATATATTTCTAAAATAGAAGAAGTTTCTACTAAATATTCTAACATACACGGAGGAATTGCTATTCTAGGAGGTGGAATGACTCCACAAGATATACCAAATAGAGGACTTTATTCTTCAGAACCACAAAATCGTTCTCCTTGGCAAACTGTATCTGCTACTGCAAAAGGACGCGCATCAATATAGGTAGTATTTTTAGCAGGATTATTACAGACATTAAATTAGATTGAGGCCGCATTAAATAATATTGAATATCCCGCCTAAAGATTTTACCAAACTTTTTCTCCTTTTTCCCTACTTATAAATGATGAATACGGATACTTTCTGTATTCTAGGAGGGATAAAGTATGCTTGCAAAAATATGGGGGTTCTTTAAAAAGATTCCCAACGCTTATTACAATTGGAAAAAACGTAACGAAGCCCTTTCAGAATTTTTAGGACGTTGTGATCAAACACAAAACGCACTTAGAAAAATTGACAATTCCGTTAATAACATTACGACTTCTGTTGGAGAAATTAAAGAACAGGTTAATGCAATTGAAGGGCAAGTAGATCAAATTAATACTAAAATTGAAACCATTAGTGAAGGGACAAAAATTGAATTATTTGAAACCTTACATAATTGGCGCGTAAGATTGGTTTGTGATAAACGATGGGCCTCTGTAGAAGAAAAAAAAGAAGTAAAAGATATTTATAATCTTTATACCGCTTTAGAAGGTAATGGACAGGGTACTCATTATTATGAAGAAATTATGAATTTACCTGAAAGTGAAGAAGAATTAAAAAGAAAGGAGGGCAAATAATATGAAATATAGTTTTAAAGAATGGATTAAAGCCGCGGGTATGCGTGCTTTAAAAACTGTGGCTTAGACAGCAATTGCTACAATAGGAACTACTGCTGTACTATCTGATGTAAATTGGGCAATAGTAGGATCTTCAGCCGCATTAGCAGGTATTTTAAGTTTATTAACAAGCATAGCTGGACTTCCAGAACTTAAAGAACCACAAGAAGAAATAAAGGAATAAATTAAATTCTTGACTTTTTTATAGTTTTATAGTATAATATTTATAGAAAAGAAAAGGAGATTTAATTAATGGAAAGACGCAGTAAGGAGCGAGTATTAAATTTAGAAATTTATACTGACGGCTCATTAAAAAAATCTGGTAAAAGTACATTCGGTGGCTGGGCCTTTCTGGTAGTTAAAGATAGTCAACAAATTCATGACGCGGCGGGTAGTGAAAAAAATACAACTAATCAACGAATGGAATTACAGGCAATTGTAAATGCCCTTGAATACGCGACAACTGCCCGCCGCGAAAATGAAAAGGTGATTATTTATAGTGATTCTGCCTATGCTATTAACTGCTATCTAAACGATTGGTATGTCACTTGGATGAGTAATGGCTGGGTTAATAGCAAGGGCCAACCAGTGGCTAATCAAGATTTATGGTATAAAATTATTCCTTATTTTGATAATTTCTGGTATGAATTTAAAAAAGTGCCAGGCCATGCAGGTAACTACTGGAATGAACGTTGTGATGAAGCCGCACAAGCGCAAGCGGATAACTTAAAGAAACAATGGCGAGGTTAATATGGATAATGATATTTATGAAGTAACAAGAGATGAATATGTAGGGTTTGTAAGTGAAATTAAACAAGAATGTAGAGACGTTGAAGTTTCACATTTAGAAGATTGTACAATTATGAAAATTTTAAGTAAAAAAACCGGAACCCATTTTTGTACTCGTATCGTTTCAGAAAATGGAGAAGAACATTACTTTATTTTTAATATGCCGTTAGATGAAGAACGACAAGCAGGAAAACCAATTTTAAAAATAAGATTAGAATCAAGAGAAGAAGTACAAGCATTTTTAAATGCTTTATCTAAAATCTCTAAGGAGAAAAAAGAATGATTGAAATTTTTCCCAATATACCACAAGAAGTAAGAAATTCCGCCGCAATGATGTTTGATTTAGCTTCAATGCAACACAATCCTCTTAAAATGGTACAAATGTTAAATGAATATACCAATACTTGTGAAAACGAAGAGGAAATAGAATTCCTTCGTTTTTATTTCAATTTAAGAATGGAGCAGATGAAAAATGAAAGTGATAATGATAAGCGGTAAAAGCGGACATGGTAAAGATGCTTTTTCTAATGCTTTTGAACAATACGGAAAAGAAAAAGGAAATAAAATTATTGTAATTCATTTCGCTGATTTAGTTAAATATTATGCTAAACAATATTATAATTGGAACGGCGAAAAGGATAATGATGGACGCCATTTGCTTCAATATATCGGAACCACATTAATGCGCGGGTATCGTTCTGAATATTGGGCACAGATTGTAGCCGAATTTCTCGCTGCCGCAAGTAAAGATTTTGATATTGCCTTAATTCCAGATTGGCGTTTTGCGAATGAATTTTACACTGTATCAGAATACAATCCTGAAACTTATACAATTCGTGTTGAAAGACATGATGAAGAAGGAAACTTATACAAAAATCCTAATATGACAGAAGAACAATTAAATCATATAAGTGAAACTGAATTGGATCATTTTCCTTTTGACTGGAAAGTTATTAATCAAGATACTTTGGAATTTTTAGAAGGCTCAGCCCAAACATTATTTGATGTAATTATAAATGGAGAAGATACAAATGATTGATTATTTTACTAGCGAGCCAATGAAATATTGGTCTATGCCTTCTACAATGTCTTCTTCTGCCCGTAGATTAAAATTAGAACAAATGGCAGAAAGTGGAGAATATTTATTCGGACTAAAAACTGATGGCAATTGGTCTCGCGCCATTATCACTAATGAACGTTGCGCCTTACAGACCCGCGGAATTTCTAAAACAACTGGAACCTATGGTGAAATTCAAGAAAAAGTTTTATTTTGGAATGAAGTATGTAAAGCCTTTCCTTATGGTACAACTGTTATACTTGGAGAAATATACCGCGAAGGCGATATTGACAAAGATATTGGCTCTGTCCTAAGATGCTTACCTCCTAAGGCATTAGCGCGACAAAAAGATAATCCACTAAGATGGAGAATTTTTGATGTTCTTTGTATTGATGGAAAAGATTTAATGAATATTCCATTTGAAGAACGCATTGGATATATTCCAGAAGTTGTTTCTCGTATTCATTCCAATTTAGTAGAAGGGGTATCCTATTTTCCTATGGATGAAAATTTCTTTGAAAATATGGGTACAATATTCGCAAACGGCGGTGAGGGTGCGGTATGCTACAAGCGTAGTGCTTTATATGAACCTGGCAAACGCGGTCCTCATTCTTGGGATAGCGTTAAAGTAAAACAAGAAATTTCCTCTGACATAGACTGCTTTATTATTTCTACCGTACCCTGTGAAAGAAATTACTATGGTATGGATGTTCCACACTGGCAATTTTGGGAAAATGTAAGAACTGGCGAAAAATTATATGGTAATTATTTTGGAGAGTATCAACAAGGTAAAACTTTAATTCCGGTTACAAAAAATTATTATTATAATTGGCCAGCAAGTATTATGGTTGGGGTATATAATAATGAAGGTGAAATTGTTGAACTATGTAAGGTGGCGGGCTTAACTGAAGATTTTAAGACTGAGTTACGCGACCATTTTGAGGAATGGTATATGTGCCCTGTAAGTATTAACGGCATGATGGTCTCTACCGCGCGCGAAAATATTTCTATTCGTCATCCAGTTTTAAAATCAATTAGAAAAGAAGATATAGATGTACATGATTGTACTCTTGAAAAGATAATGGGAGCATAAGCTCCCACTTTTCTTTTTATCTATAAACACTTGACAATAATTTAAATTTATGATATAATAAAAGAAAAAGGAGAACATAATATGGAATTTGAAAAAAGTAAAAAGAATTTTTGGGCAATCTATGAAGGGCTAGAACAACTAGATTTTAATATTGAGGATTGGACAGAAATAATTTATGAAGCATCATCAGAAGATGTTTATGCTATGGCAGCGCTAGTAACCGTTCTAAATCATAGATGCTGGTATTGGTATGAAAAAAATAATCAAGAACTTTCAGATCTTTATTCAGAATTATATTATAAATATAATGAAATAGAATGGGATTGGTTAGAAGCGAACGGCACAGCTGAAGAAAAAAATTGGTATTTTGAAACATTGGATTAATTTTGGAGGTGTAAAATGGATAAATCCCCATTTAATTATGTTGGTAATAAATTTAAATAGTTACCGCAACTATTTTAGATTTTCCCTACAGATATAAATAATTTTGTAGATTTATTTACAGGAGGAGCAGACGTAGCTACTAATATGATTTCACACGCTAATATCATATATGCTAATGATATAAATAAATTTACAATAGATATAATGAAAGTTTTTTAGGAGAAATCAATTAATGAAATATTAAGGTTTATAGATAATCGTATAGCAGAATTTCAATTAAGTAAAACCAATAAAGAAGGATATTTAAAATATAGAGAATTATATAATAATGGAACTTATTCAACTCCATTAGATTTATTTACTTTAACACGATTTAGCTTTAATAATAATTTACGTTTTAATAATAATTGTTAGATGAACCAAGCCTTTGGAGCTAATCGTTCTTCATTTAATCCAGCTATGAGAAAAAATACAATTAAATTTCATAAAAATATTCAATCAATTATTTTATCATGTCAAAGTTTTGAACTATTTTCAATAAATAATTTAAATTCAAAAGATTTTATATATGTAGATCCTCCTTATTTAATTTCAGACGCTTATTATAACGTCGGCGCGAAAAATGCTGAATTAAGATGGGAACAAAAAGATGATTTAAAATTATTTGATTTTTTAAATAAAATCAATGACAAACAAATTCCTTTTGCTATGTCAAACTTTATTCATCATAAAGGAAAAACAAATGAAAAGCTTATAGAATGGATAAATGATATGAAATTGAATACTTATGATATTAATTCTGATTATTCTCATTGCATAGCAAATATAAATAAAAATGATAATCCTACACTTGAAGTAGTAGTGACTAATTATAAAAAGGAGTAAAATTATATGAATAAACAAAAATATGATAAGGCACAAGTATGGGAAGATATAATAACAGAATATTTCAATCGTCATCCTGATGCTGGCCTTGCTTGGTGGCAGCTTCCACTAGAAGAACAGCCCGAAGAATTTAAGGTACATATGTATGATATTATTTGGACATTTTTAAATAATAAGGAGGAAAATAATAAATGAAAATTTATTTAGCTGGTTCAATTTTTTATTATGGTGATGTACTTCGTAACACAGAATGGGCTAAAAAAATCCGTGAAGCAATTCCAAATGTAGATTTATATAGCCCTATTGAAAATACAGCTATAAATGGAACTGAGGGGAAAAAGAAATTTGCGGGCTCACAAGAGATTGCGAATGGAGATAATATTCGTCTAAATAATACAGATATTCTTGTGGCTTGTATTGATGGCGATATTCTTCCAGCAGGCACTTGCGCTGAAATTGGGAAATTTCACGAAAAAATTGAACGCGGCGATCATAAATATATTGTTGGAATTTGTACTGATAATAGGCAAATGTTCTTAACTCACAGTGAAGCAAAAGATCAAGGCGGTGCGGCGGCACTTGGAGAACAGCAATATAGTTATCAAAATTTATATGTTACAGGATTAATTAAACAAGGTGGTATTTTAGTATCAAATATTGATGAGGCTATCGAATTTATTAAAGGTAAAGAATATGAATTTAATACTGAAAACCCATTAACATATTGCGATCCAATAATTTTATAGAAAATTTGTTTAAAAACTATGGCAAAAGGAAAACCTATAATTTATTGTAATCAATTTTTTGCTAATAAACTAATTAATTCAATATTTAAATATACAACAACTAATAAAATAGAAGAAAAAGAAGAAGAAGAAGAAGAATTAGTAGAAGAAGGATACATAGGAAAATTTAGAGGAACTCCTGTTTATTTAATAAAACATTTTCCACAAGAAACTCCTTATGCTATTGTATTGCCAATGCTAAAGGAATAATTCATTTGATGAAATTTTACCAATTTTGAAGGAGCAATATAAAAATGAATAATATGTTATATAATATAAATGATAAACCACAAACTCTAAAAGAATGGATTGGTTATTCTTTACAAGTTGTCTTATCTTGTATTACCGCAACACTTTTAATTTGTTTGATTGCAGGTACTAATTTAACCGCAGGTATGTGCGCGGCAGGTATTTCAACGATATTTTTTCTATTTATTACAAGATTTAGAGCCCCTATTGTAATTTCAAATAGCGGGGCAACAGTCTCCGCGGTCATTGGAGCAATTGCTCTTACAGAACCCATTCAAAAAAATTTTGCTGGGGTAATTTTAGGTGGTATAGTTATTGCCATTATTTACTGTGTCGCGGCATTATTTATTAAACGATTTGGCGTGGATTGGATAACCAAATTAATTACACCAGTAATGTCAGGAGCAATTATATTAATTATTTCTATTCAATTAGGATTCTTTATTCCTACTTATGCACAAATTAATGGTTCTTATTCTTTACTTGGCGTCGGGATAGCATTATTTGATATGCTAATTACTTTACTTTGTGCTTTTTATGGTAAAGGAATTATTAAACGTTGGCCTATTCTTTTTGGAGTTTTAGGAGGTTATATTTTAAGTTTAATCTTAACATTAACTAATTTTGCTCCATTAGTAGATTTAACACGTTTTCAAAATATGAAATTAATTACCATTCCTGATTTTGCCTTTTTACACGTTTCATTTAAAAATTTTAATTGGAGTGTTTTACCACAGATTATTATTAGTTTTGCATTAGTTTCCGCTGCGGCATTAGCCGAACATCTTGGGGATATGATAAATGCTTCTAATATTTGTGGAAGAGATTTCCTGAAAGATCCTAGCTTATCTCGAACACTCTGCGGCGATGGCTTAGGCTCTTTAATTGGAACGATTATTGGTGCTCAACCAAATACGACCTATACAGAAAACCTTTCTGCTATTCTTATTAGTAAATGTGCTAGCGTATATATTACATTACTCGCGGCAATAGAACTAATTTTATTAGCATTTTTAGGACCTTTTAACGCAGTACTTCAAGCAATGCCTAATGCAGTATTTGCGGGTGCTTCTATTTGCTGTTACGGTATGATTGGCGCGAGCGCAATGAAATATTTAAAACAAGCAAATATTAACTTTGAAAATCAAAAAACCATGTGGATTTTTGCCATTATGTTAATGGTAGGAACCTCTGGTTTAGCAATTTCTACTGGTCGTCTAAACATTAGTGGTATTTGTCTAGCTATTATAGTTGGTATTATTTTGAATGTAGTTTTAAAAGATAAATCTACTGATTTAGAAAATAAATAAAGGAGATTAAAATTATGGAATTTTTAGAAAAACATTTTCACATTAAGGAACGCGGTTCAACAGTTTCTCGTGAAATAATGGGTGGTCTTGTTACTTTTATGGCTATGGCATATATAATCTTCGTTAATCCTTCAATTTTAGGAGCGACAGGAATGGATTATACTGCTCTAACCCTAGCGACTTGTATTAGCGCCGCAATTGGCACTCTATTAACTGCCTTTATGGCTAATGTGCCTTTCGCACAAGCTCCTGGTCTTGGTATCAATGCTCTATTTACTTATACTTTATGTATGAAGATGGGTTATACTTGGCAGCAATGTTTAGGTATGACTTTCATCAGTGGTTTAATTTTTCTAATCATTACTCTTTCTCCACTTCGTAATAAAATTATTGAAGCCATTCCCGCACAGCTAAAGCGCGCGATTAGTGTTGGTATTGGTATGTTTATTGCTCTTATTGGTCTAATTAATGCTGGCATTGTAACTGCCAATAACAATCTACTTGACTTAGGAACTATTACTAGCGGCGCAGCTCTACTAGCAATTATTGGCCTTATTATTACTTCTATTCTACTTGTATTTAAAGTTCGTGGAGCAATTCTATATTCAATTATTGCGACAACTATTATTGGTATTCCTCTTGGAGTAACAAATTTAAATGTAACCTTTAATTTCCAAAATCTTTCTCTTGCTCCAACCTTATTCAAGCTAACTTTCTCTGGTCTAGCTGCGTTCGGTATCTTTCCTCTAATTACATCTATTCTAACTCTTAGTATGTGCGACTGTTTTGATACTGTTGGTACGCTAACTGGTTGCGCAGCAGGTTGTGATATGCTAGATGAAAATGGTGAAATGAAGAGCAAAGATATGACTAAGGCTCTAACCGCCGACGCTATTGCTACTTGCACTGGTTCTGTATTAGGCACAAGCACAGTTACTACATTCATTGAGTCTTCTACTGGTGTAGCTGCGGGTGCTCGCACAGGCTTTGCCTCAATAATTACAGGTGTTCTATTCTTACTTGCTTGTTTATTTGCGCCAATCGCAGGTATTGTACCTTCCGCCGCAACTGCTCCTGCACTAATTATTGTTGGTATCTTTATGATGAAGAATGTTACTCAAATTGATTGGAGTGATATGGAAATTGCTATTCCTGCTTTCTTAACTATCGCAATGATGCCATTTTCATATTCAATTAGTGACGGTATTGGATTTGGTCTAATTTCTTGGACGTTACTAAAAATGGTTCGTGGTAAGTTTAAAGAAATTCCAGTTCTAATGTATATACTTTCCGCATTATTTATTCTAATGTATATCGTAACATAAGGGTTGAAAATTCAACCCTTTTATTTTTTTTGACTATTTTTAAAAATTATGCTATAATATAATTAGAAAGGTATAAGGAGAACGAATATGTCAATATATAGAATTTATACAAAACGAATTGCTTATGAATTAAGAAAACAAGGTTTTAAATTTTTAGGAACAGATATAAATGAAAACTTCCCGCAATATTTAGTCTATTTATTTGAAGATACTCCTGAACTTCATGCGGCATTAGTAAAACTCACGCATAAGTGAGGAGGTATCTAATATGGCAAATATTAATAATTCTCCGGCATTATATATTCGCGGGAAAAAGTGGAGAGAACCAAACGAACAGCGCATAAGTGTGGCAGATAGATTATTGGTGGCAATAGGTCAAGAAAAGGGACTAACCGCGAATGATAGACTATTACTAATTTTACTTATTGGTCAAACCGATGATCCAACCAAACCTTTTCATCCATCAGAGAAGTGGATTCGTGATAGAACTGGTATGTCACATGATACATATATTTCGCGGCGAAAAGCACTTGCTGAAAAAGGTATTATCAATTTTATAGAATATGATTCTATTACTGTGAATCTTGATTATTTTGAATAAGTCAGAAAATCCTACCTCTCAAGAGGTAGGATTTTTAGTCTATATTTTAAGTAGGATTTTCCTACCTGATATAGTAGGATTTTCCTACTTACGATATAGTAGGATTTTCCTACCCACGAGAAGCCTAAAAATCCTACCTATAACATAATATATAACATAATATATAAACATAATATAACATAAAAAATATTTATAGCACCGCCGAAAAATCCTACCTTCCTTCATAATTAGCCGCTTCGCACTTCGTGCTTCGCCGCTAATTATGAAGGCGCAAGCGAACATTTGACAAAAAGTAAATTTTATGTTATAATAAAAGAAAAAGGTGAAAATATGAAACTAACTTTAAAAGATAGAATTAAATTTCTATTTCGTAAGCGTTATAGTAATAAATGTAAACTAAGTACGCGCGGCAACTATATGGTTTATTATTTAATTCGTAAATATATTAATGAAGAAAAAATTGATACCATTCAGGCTTATGAAGAACAAGTTGATAACTGCTTGAAAGAAATTAATGAAATGAAGTTTTTTGAAACAGTAACAAAAGAAAAACCTGAATATCCAGATACTCCTGAAATTCGTAGAGTTTTTGCCGCGACATTAGTTATAAATATAATACTTAAAACTGCTATTCCAGAGGATAAAGAAAAAATATTATCTTATATTTCTGAAGAAAAATATAAAAAAGATATATTAGAAATTCAACAAAAATCTGACTGGATAAAATTTATATAAGAGGTGATATATTATGAAAACTATTATTCGTGGCCGTGACAGCGGAAAAGCAAAAGAATTATTAGAATATGCTCAACAAAATGATGCTATGATTATTACTCAAAATAAAAGAGCATTTAAAGTAAAAGCAGAATCATTAGGATTTAAAGATATTGAAATTATTGATTATGAAGATTTACAATATGATAATTATGATGATAATAAACCAGTAGTAATTCACAATGGTGATAAAATGTTATATTGGCTTATTTCTCAAAAATATGGCCTTGAAACTATTGGTTTTACCGCGACGGAGGTTTAAATATGTTTGAAGTAGATGAATATGTAAAAATAGATAAACCATTTTTTAAAGATGGAAAAATCAGTATAAACGTAAACACAGATAAAGAAAAAATTGAAGAAGACGTAGATACATTAAAACATATTCTTTATAAATTATATAAATTATTTGGAAGAAAAATAATTCTTGTTATAGATGAAAATGGAGTAGAATTATATCAATAACTTGACTTTTTATTAAAGTTAAAATATAATATATATAGAAAAAAGAAAGGAAGTAGGAGTTATGAGAATTTATCTTGCTGGTCCTTGTGATAGTGAAAATCGTTCTATGATGGTAATGGTCGCAAAAGAGCTTCGTAATTATGACAGTGATATTGAAGTTTATTGCCCGTTTGAATTAAAAATTGAAAATGCCTGGGACTATTCTCAGGAAGATTGGGCACAAATGGTATTTGATAAAGACGTAGAAGCAATTGATAATTGTGACGTTATGTTTATGATTAGTCTTGGTCGCATTTCTAGCGCGGGAACCAACTGGGAACAGGGCTATGCTTATGCCAAGGGAAAGCAAGTTATTGTATTCCAGATTACAGAAGTTCCTACTTCCTTGATGACGTATTGCGGATGCAAGTATTTTATTAATACTACAAAAAAAGAACTAATTCATGAGTTATATTGGACTCTTGAAAAGCTATATGACAATACACTTTGTTACTATACCGATAAATGTAGGACGGTGCTTACTTAATGAAAATTAAATATATATTAACTTATGAATGGGAAGAAGATGAAGCTTCTATTTTAGATTACATGGCGAGTAATGAATGTACGTTCGAAGAAGCTATTGAAGAATTAAAAAAATGGAATAAAGAGCAGCTTGCCGATAGGGTGGATACTCGCGCGGCAAACATTTTAGATAATTATACTTCTACTTTTAATTGTAAAGTAATACAAGAGCAAACAGGAGAAGAAAGTAATGACAGTTCAACAATTAATTAATGAACTGCAAAAATATCCAAAAGATATGCCAATTGCAATTTATGATGATATTAATTGGAAAAATAAAGATATACCTGATATAATACAAATACAAAAACGAGTATGGACAGATAGTAATTATCCATATGATAAACCTGATTTTTTATATATAAATTTGGAGTGATAAAATGCTAAGAATTATTGGAACACGCGGAAGCGGAAAAACTACGCAATTATTACGTTATGCGGCAGAAAATAATGCAATATTTGTTTGCTCCTATCCGCCATATGCTAAGCAATTAGCAAAAAGATTAAATATTCCAAATTATGAAAATATGGAATTTATATCCTATCATGATTTTCATAATTTTAATTATGATAAAAATCGTTTTGTTGTTATTGACAAACTTAGCGGCCTTATAAATTATGAATATGGAGCAAAAATCATTGGTTATACAGAAGGACAAGATTGGAATGACTAATAGAGAAAAATTTGAGGAAACTTTTAATTTATACGCTATAGAAGTATGGAGTAAATCAATGAAAGAATTTTTAGAATGGGCAGACTCGGAGTATAAAGAAGTTTTAACTAATTCTAAAAAATTTAAGTGCGATAAATGTGGATATGAATATTTGACAGAAGTAGAACCGCAATGGGATGAAAATTATTGTTTTACATATTGGGAATCAAATTGTCCTAAATGTAATAATTTAAATGAAATAAATGATTGCTATTGGAGATAAGCAAAATGTTCGATGAAGAAAGAGTTATGAAAATTATTTAGAAATTAAATCAACAAATTTAGCAAGAATTAAGTGACTATAATAATGATTATCGTCCTTTAATTTTAGCTTTTATTTTATATTGCAACCCAAATAAATAGAATAATGATAAATATAATTATGAAACATTTTGTAAAGTTTCTAAAATTATTAAAAGCAACAAAGAATTACAAGAAATTTTTATGATACGTATAGGTGAAATAAATGATTAAAAGTGAAGCACTTGAAAATTTAGATTGGTATTTTTCAGTTGGTGATGGATTTAACGCTGAAATTGTATCAGAAAGTTATTAGTTCATAAAAAAACGACTTGAAGACTCAGAGCAATTAACCGATACATTAATAAAAATTTTAATTTATTTATTTAATCATTATAAATAGGATTTATTTAAAAATTTTAATTGTAATGGTGATAATTGGATTGATTTATTAACTATTTATAATAAAATTGTAGATGAAATGAAAAAAGAAATGCCTGAACCTTGGTATAATTATGGAATAAAATTAAAAGATTGACTTTTTCTTAAAATTATATTATAATTAATATGTAAAAGAGAAAGGAGAATAATAATAATGGCTCGTTATTATTATCATGCATATTGTCATCATCATTCTGTATTAAAGAAAAATTTTAATGAGGAATATCAACGATTAATGAATGTGTATGGCAAAGAAAATATTGAATTAGAGAAAGAACTTACTTTTGCATATTTGTATAAATGTTGGGTAAATGAAGCGATTGGTGAATATATTTTTGATCCTCTAATTAATGAATATGTATTTATTTTAGATGCTGAAGAAAGGAATATATAATGAATAAAACCATTGATAAATTTATTTGTCCCAAGTGCGGTAGTAATGATTGTTATTCATATGATACAGATGAAATTGATTTTTCTTCTGATGGCACCGGACATTATTATGTTTATTGTCATTGTAAAAATTGCAATAAAGACTTTAAACAATGCTACGAATTTAAATATGAAATCACTAAAGAATGGAGTAGATATTAATGCGTTTATGGCATACTCAACTTATTAATGTATTACCACGAGAACAACTAGTAGCACAATGGCGCGAACTAAGTAGCATTGCGGGCGCAATTCAAAAGAATGGAACTCCTAATCATATTCTTGTAAATTTTGTTCTTGATTATGATTATGACCATTTCATTTCTTATGCATATTATGTGCGCGAAGAAATGACGAAACGCGGCTACCGGACAATGAATAGTGTTTGGGATAAAATTGTTTCATTGAAGAAAGATTGGACATTACTACCATTGCATGAAGTTTATAAAGAAAAAATGAATGAAGTTTATATGGAAATTTGTTCTTGGAATCTATATGAGAAATATTTATGCGGTGGAATCGCTGAAGAAGATATGAAAAAGATAGAAGAAAAATATATTAATATTAATCAATAAAATATTTAAGTCAGCTAATTAAAAAGTTGACTTTTTATTAAAATTATGATATAATAAATTATAAACAAGAAAGGAAGTATTTATTAATGAATTATCTTGAACATTTTGGAAATCAACTTAAAAAAGTTGCAATGGACCCTAATGCAACTCGTAGTTCTGCACTTATTGAGCCTATGCATACAGAAATTGCAAAACAAGTAGAATCATATGGTTTTCAAACACGAAGTTTGCAAAATAAAGAATATGAATTTATTGGGCCTTATGGTAGTAAAAAATTAGATATTGGTATTTTTAAAAATGGAAAATTAGTTGGTGCAATTATGTTTAAAGGAATTAGAAGTGAATATAATAAAAATGCTAATAATTATTTTGAAGGAATGCGTGGAGAAAGTCAATTACTAATTGATGGGGGCGTTCCAGTATATCAGCTTCTTTTAATTCCTACCAAAGTAAAACATAAAAAAAATAAAGAAACAGTATTTGAAATTCCGTCTGAAAAACACACAATTGATTATAGTAATTATATTAATAGTAAATATAAGCCAAATAAATTAAAAGTTGGTGTATATTACGTAGATGTAGATTATAATACATATAAAGTAAATTATTCTGATAAAAAAATTTTAAATGTTGAAGACACCATAGAAGAAGGTATTAAAAATTTTATATCCTCACTTGGAGTGTGATATAATATGGATAAAATTAAACAATTGGGTTAGGTTATGACACCAATAAATATTGTCAATCATATGATTGACATTCTTTGTTTATCAGAAGAAGAAATAAAAAATAAGTTATTTTTAGATAATAGTTGTGGAAATGGAAATTTTATTAAGGTATTAATAGATATAGGAGTACCTCCTACTCATATATATGCTTGTGATATAGATGAAGAAATCAGTCAATTAATTACCACTTTAATTCCACAAAATAACTTTTATCTAGGATCAGCGTTTAATAAAACTGATTGGTTTAATAAATTTGATTATGTTATAGGAAATCCTCCATATGTACGTATACATAATTTAGATATTACTTTAAAAAATTTTTTAAAAACAAATTATAATACTTGTATAGGAATGTTTGATTTATATTATGGATTTTATGAATTAGGATTAAAATTTTTAAATGATAAAGGTACTTTATTATATATTACTCCTAATAGTTTTATTAAAAATGTTTCTGGGAAAAATTTAAGAGATCTTATAAAAAATAAAATTAATCTTTGGTATTTTGAAGATTTTGAGCATCAGAATAATTTTAATAATTACTCAACTTATACATGTATTGTAGGATTAAGTAAAATAAAAAATAAAATTCCAATTCCTTGGGATACAGTACGTAATAAAATTGGATTAAGTTTTTCTTCTTTACAAAATGGTATTGCAACATTAGCAGATAAAATTTTTATACAAGATGATTTTTCTTTTCTTGAACCTAATTTGATTCATCCAATATTAAAAGCCTCCACTGGTGAAAAAAAATATGTAATTGTCCCACCCAAAACAGAAGAAGAATTAAAAAAATTTCCTAAAACTTATGAATATTTAAATAATAATAAAAATAAGTTACTAGCTCGTGCAATTACGGGAAAGACTCAATGGTTTGAGTTTGGGCGTTCACAAGGATTAATTAATATGAATAATGAAAAAATTGCAATTCCAACTACTGTTTCATTTGATGAATTAAAAATTTATAGATTACCAAAAGATTATTATGTATATTCAGGATTATATGCAACAGCAAAAGATTTAGATAAATTAGAAAATGAATTACACAGTGAAAATTTATTAAATTATTTAATAGAAAATGGTAAGCCGATGCAAGGTAATTATGTACAAATTAGTTCAACTTTATTAAAAAATTATTAAGTCAAGTTAAATAACTTGACTTTTTCTTTAATTTATGTTATAATTAAATGTAAAGAAAAGGAGGATTGATATAGTGGCTTATGATATTAATTCAATTGAAAGTTTAAGTTTTAGAGAAGGCGTCCGCACTCGTATTCAAATGTATTTAGGTTCGGATGATATAGAAGGCACCTATCAAGCCTTAAAAGAAATTATAAACAATAGCACAGATGAAGCTCTTGCTGGATATGGTAAGAAAATTCAAATAGCATTAAATGAACAAACTAATACAATTACTGTACGTGATTATGGCCGCGGAGTTCCTTTTGGAAAACGCGAAGATGGTGAAAATGTTCTGGTATCTATCTTTACTAAGCCCCATACAGGTGGCAAATTTTCTCATGATGCTTATAAAAATGCATCAGGTCTTAATGGAATCGGCGGTAGTTGTGTATGCCTTTCTTCCAAAACTTTTACAGTACAGAGTTTTCGTGATGGAAAAAGAGCCGCGGCAATATTTGAAAAAGGAATTCTAAAGGAATATATTGAAGAAAAATGTAATAATCCTAATGGAACTAGAATAGATTTTAGTCCTGATCCTGAAGTATTTCGTAATGGTGAAATAGGATATGAATATTCACGTATTTGTCAGGATATTCAAGATATTTCATATTTATATCCCGGTATTGAATTTATAGTTTCTAATGATAATGAACGGCATGTCTATTGCGCGAAAAATGGTATTGTAGATTTTATTACCGATAATTTAGAAAAGCCACTTCAAAAGCATATTATTACTAGTTATGCAAGTGATGGAACCGATAGTGTAGAAATTGCTTTTCAATGGGGTACTAAACATGAAACTGGTTATGTTTTTGTAAATGGTCTGCGCTGCCCAGAGGGCGGCTCCCCGATTACCGGTGCTCGCGCGGCCCTAACGAAAACATTTAATTCATTAGCAAATGAAGCATTTGATGGAGAAAAGATCCGACAAAACTTGTTCTATGTAATCAATTGTAAGGTAGAAAATCCTTCATTTGCTAATCAAACAAAAACAAAAATTAATAATCCATCTCTGCGCACGTTAGCCTCTAATGCCTTTACTGCGGCTTTAAAGGATATGAATACAAAGTATAATACAGAGTTTAATACTATTGTAGAATTACTTCGTAAGGTTGAGAAAGCAGAAGCCGCCGCAGAGAAAGCTAGAAACGCAGTTCTAAATATGGAACGCAAAGAAACTGAACAGAAGAAAAAGAAAATTACTTCTTCTGATAAGTTTAAGGATTGTGAAAAGCATGGGCAGGATTCAATGTTAATTATTTGTGAAGGCAATAGTGCTCTTGGTGGTCTTATGCCCGCGCGTGACGTAAATAAAGAGGCGTTGTACGCGGTACGTGGCAAAGTAAAAAATTTATTAAAGCATCCACTAGATGAATGTCTTGAAAATCAAGAAGTCTCTGACATTATTCTTGCCCTTGGATGCGGTATTCAAAATCGCTATAATAGTAAAAAATTAAATTATGGTAAAGTCGCTATTGCAGTCGATGCTGATGTTGATGGCTATAACATTATGTGTCTAATTGCTACAATGTTTTATGTACTTATGCCTGACTTTATTAAAGAAGGACGCTTATGTTGGCTGCGTGCTCCACTATATCGTTTAACAAAAGGTGATAAGCGTGTATTTGCTTATGATGACAATGAACTTGCCGAGCTTCGTAAGAAATATCCTAATTGGGAGCAAGGACGCCAAAAAGGTCTTGGTGAAATGACAGCAGAAGATATGGAAAACTCTATGCTTCATCCTACCGAACGCCATCTTGAAGTACTTACTATTAAAGATATGGAAGCCGCGGCTGAAAGTCTTAAAATGTTAATGGGTGAAGATGTTGAACCCCGTCGTGATTTCTTGTTTGAGAATGTTGATTTTAGTATTTTGAATAATTAAGGAGTTATAAGAATAATGATTAATGAAAACAATTTAACTATAAATGACATAGAAAATTTAATTGATTATTATTGTAGTGATTGCTGCCGCAGTTGTGATGAATGTTCTTTAAGAGATTTTAGTAATGAACTTTATTATACAATAGAATCCTATAATAAGATGAATAATTGACTTCTCTTTAAAATCATGATATAATATAATAAATAAGAAAAGGAAGTGAAACCAATTTGATTTACGAAACTGATTTTCAAAAACAAATTGAAAATGCTTTCTTGACCTATGGAGCATCCGTGGCGCAAGAACGTGCCATTCCCGATGTTCGGGATATGCTCAAAATCGGCTTACGTCAAGGATTGTATGCTCAATTTACAAATAAGCTAACTCATAAAGATAAGATGCAAAAGGCACAAAAATCTGTCGCCGCAGCAATGGCTCAGTCATATGTTCACGGTGACGTAGCGATGTATGATACCTTTATTCGCGCTGCTCGTCCTTGGTCTTATCGTTATCCAGTAGAAGATGTTCAAGGTAGTTTTGGTAATCCATCTTCTCCCGATAGTCACGCGGCTGCACGTTATGTAGAAATGCGTGCAGGAGAAATTGCAGATTTCTTCTTTGCTGGGTTAAAAAAGAACGCAGTAAATGAATGGTATTGGAACTATGATGATACAGAACAAATTCCTTCTGTATTACCTTCAATTGGATTTTGGAATATTGTAAATGGATGTTCCGGTATTGCTGTTGCCATGGCAACCTCTGTGCCGCAATTCAATTTAAAAGAAGTAAATGAAGCACTTATTAAAATTATTCAAAACCCAGCAGTAGATTTTAATGATATTTATTGTGCGCCGGATTTTGCTTGTGGTGGAACAATTATCAATGCACACGCCGTAAAAGAGAGTTTAAAGGTTGGCAAGGGAGAATCGGTTCGTCTACAAGCTAAGCTTACTTATTATCCTGATCAAAATATGATTCAGGCAACTGAGTTACCTTATGGCGTATTTACAAATACTGTAATTGACCAACTTGCAGGACTTACAGAAGAAAATCCGGATTATGGGATTGAAAAAGTTGTAGATCATACAAAGAAAGTAGCAGATATTCGTATTTATTTATCTAAGGGAATTAACCCCAAGCGAATGATTGCGAAACTTTATAAAGATACTTCCTTAGAGAATTGGTTTTCCATTAATATGATTCTTCTCGATCGGGGTCGTTTTCCTCGGGTCTTTGGCTGGCGCGAAGCTTGTGATGCTTATATTGAACATATTCGTCAATGTGAAAGAAATATTATTCAATTTGATTTAGATAAGGCCCTCGCGCGAAAAAATGCAGTTGATGGATTGATTAAAGCATATTCAATTATTGATGAAGTTGTTGCTTTAATTCGCGGTTCTAATAGTCCATCAGAAGCTTCAACAAAACTAATCAATACTTATGATTTTAATGAGGAGCAAGCTAAGGCTATTCTGGCAATGAAATTATCCAGTCTAACTAAATTGGATATTGTAAAGTTAAATGAGGAATGCGAAGAACTTGCTAGAAAAATTGAGGAGTATCGTCACTTATTAAATGATTCTACGGCATTAGATAATGAACTTATTAAAATTTTACGCGAAGTAATTAATAAATATGGCGACGAGCGACGCACCAAAGTATTAAATCTTACTGATTCAGAAAATGAAACAGAAGCTCCAAAAGAAGAAGAAATTGGTATTATGTTATTTGATAATAACATGCTTCGTTTGGTGAAGAAAGAAGATTTACAAGGCGGTAAGCGAGGCAAGAAGGGAGTAAATGTTAAGCCTCCGAAGAATGCGAACTTAATTAATACTCTTTATACTACAAATCTTGGAATCGCGGCCGCATTTACAAATCTCGGTCGTATGTATAACTTCTCTTTATCTGATTTAGATTATGATAAAGATTATTCAGTATATGAAGTAATTACTTTACAAGATAATGAAAAAGTAATGTTATTAATTGATACGACTTCATTCAATGCTTATAAGAATCTTATTACTGTAAGTAAAAATGGTTATATTAAAAAGACTGCCACGGTTGAATATGGTTCCCGCGCGAAGAAAGGAACCGCAGCGGTAAAATTAGAGCCAGAAGATTCACTTGTTGGAGTTTATCTTTCTATGAGTGATGAAGATAAGATTTTTGTTACTAGCAGTAGTGGATATTATAATTTTTATAAATTAAGCGAAATCTCTTCTACTGGGCGCGTAACAAAGGGCGTAAAGGCAATTAAATTAAATGACAAAGAACAGATTTGTTCCGCTACTATCGTAAAAGATAATATAAACTATCGTGGCATTTTAACTATTACAAGTGGCGGCCGCGGGAAAATTACATCAGTTGAAGATTTTAATGAAACCTCTCGTGCAGTTCGCGGTAATCAAGTAATGATATTAAAGGATGAAAAACTTGCTGTGGTATATGCCGTACCAGAAGAGCAAGAAAAAATCTTCATTTCCGCTAATAATAAAGCGGTATTAATTGAAGTAAATAATATTCCATTACAGAATAGAGCGACTGCTGGAGTTCGTATTATTGATGCGCGTAATGGAGAAACCAATAAAATTGAAATCATGTGAGGTATGGTTATGGATGAAGGATATAGAAATTTAATGATTGAAATGTGTCGTAGCGCACAAGTCGCAGCTGAGCAAGTTATGGAATATGATAGAAAACATAACGATGAAAAGGGAGAAAAAGTTGCGGAGACAATGCGCGCAGATTATTAGAAATTAGAAGATAAATTATCTAATAAAGAAGTAATCACTAAAAATGATTATCTAAAATTAATGGCGGCGGCCTATATTGTAAGTAATAATCTTCAAGATAGAGTTAATACTTATAATAAAGTAATTCAAATGTATAAAATTGATATTATTCCAAAGTTAGGCCGCATTACTGCTGAATCTTCTAATGATGAAGGGTGTGAAAAATTAGCTCATGAATTATTACAAACTGAAAAAGTTTAATATTTGACAAAAATTAAAATTCATGATATAATATATACAGAAAGAGAGAAAAAAGAAAATCTCTGAAAGCCCTATTCAAAAGGGAAAAAATAATAGATAAATACTTGACAATTGAATAAAAATCTGATATAATATGTATATAAAGTGGAGCGGAAAAACTGAATAATGAAACGCACTACTTTGATATAAAAATTAATTAATTAAATGAATTTTAAGGAGAATGATGTATTATGACAGCAAATAGTGAATTAGTTCTAAACTTTCTAAAGAAGAATTATGGTAAGGAATTTACTAAGAAGGAAATTTCAGAAGCAGTTGGTGTTTCCGTTCCCGCAGTTACTGGTAGTCTAAATGGTTTAATTAAGAAGGGTTATGCTGAAACTACTCGCACTGAGGAAGTAGTAGTATCCGAAGCGACTGAAACCCGTAAGGCTCAGGTTAAGAATGTTCTATATCATCGTCTAACCGAAGCTGGCCTAACTTATGATCCCGTAGCCGAAGAAGCCGCCGCGAAGGAAGCGAAGGAAGCCGCTAAGGCTGCTCGCGCCGCAGAACGTGCTGCTGCTAAGGCCGCAAAGGAAAACGCCTAATTTAAATTATAAATGGGCGATTCATGAAAATGGGTCGCCCATTAATCTTATCACTGAAATATAAGGAGAAATAAATAATGAAGACGATTAATGATATTGGAAATAACAAAGTAAATATTACAGGTAAATTACTAGACGCAACGTTTAATAGTGGTAAGACTAAAACTGGTGCTCCATATGATAGAGCAAATTTAACGATTCGTGTAGTTCAAACTTTTGGTGGACATGAAGAAGTAAGCGAGATTCCAGTAAGTATGTTTGCTTCTAAGTTTAAGTCTGACGGCGGCCCTAATCCCGCTTTCCAGAGTATTCAAGACCTACGTGAAATGAAGACTGCGCAGAATGTTGGTATTGACAATGCAGATTCACTTCGTATGACTGGTGCGACTCTTCGTGAAAATAACTTTGTAGCAAAGAGTGGTCAGCTTATTAATGGATGGCAAATTAATGGCTCATTTATTAATAGTGCTTCAACTGCGGATGTAGCTTCATTCAACCTTGATATTTTCATTATGGATATGACTGATGAAGTAGATCGTGATGGTGATGAAACCGGTCGTTTACTTATCAAGGGCGCACTTGTACAATATGGCGGGAAGCTAGATGTACTACAATTCATTGTTGAAAATCCAGATACAGTAGACTATATTCGTTCTCACTGGGAAGTAAATAGTACAGTATCTGTACGTGGACGTATTCGTGTAAATGTAATTGAAGAAAAATCTTCTGGCTCTGATAATTCTTGGGGCGAAGAAATTCCAGAAACTACAACTCGTACAGTTCGTGAACTTATTATCACTAAGGGTGATGATGAACCCAAGGAAGAAGAATTTGCTTATGATCCCGCTGAAATTAAGAAAGGATTTAATGTAAGAAAGGCTCTAATTGAACAGATGCAGTTAGACGCTCGTAATAAGAGCACCGCTAAGCCCGCTACGGCTACTGCTTCTGCCTCTAAGTTTGACTGGGAAGAATAATCCAGTCAAACTTTTAGGAGGAATTAAGTTATGGCTAATATTGATATATTTACTCTTGAGCCAAGTAAAATTTCAAGAGATTTAAAAGGTAAGTTTTTACTTATTTATGGTTTGCCAAAATCCGGTAAATCAACTTTTGGATCTTAGTTACCTCGTTCGTTGTTCCTTAATTTTGAACAAGGTACAAACGCATTAGCTGGTATTCGTAGCGTACCTATTCTTCGTTGGACAGATTTTAAAAAGGTATTAAGTTAGTTAAGAAAACCGCAAGCACGCGAAATGTATGATAGTATAGTTGTTGACACTGCTTCGATTGCTTGGCAACTATGCGAAGAATATATTAAACAGCGTGAGGGAGTAGATTCAATTCGGGATATTCCTTGGGGCCAAGGATGGAATATGCTAAAAACAGAATTTTCAGAGTGTTGGCGCGAAATTACCCTACTCGGTTTTGGCATATTATTTATTGCTCATAGTAAGGAAAAGCCCACAGAAATGCGCGATGAAGAAGGCAATCCTATTACAGCAGTCGCTCCCGATCTACCAAATAATGCCTATACAATCATTAATTCCATTGTAGACATTATTGGATACTTACAAGTTCAGATGAATCCGGACGGTACTTCTCAACGCTACCTATATACTCGTTCTACTCCAACAGTATTCGCCGGTTCTCGTTATCAATATTTAGCGCCAAAAATTAAGTTTGGTTATAAAGAACTTGTAGAAGCAATTGGTGATGCAATTGATAAAGCGGTTGAACTTGATGGAGCAGAAGTAACAGATCATACTGAAATGGCACATATTGTAGATAGACCTTTCCAAGAAGTAATGGAAGAAGCAAAACGAATTTGGATCGGATATATAGAAAGTGCTGAAACAGAAGAAGAAAAAGAACGGCACTTAATGATTATGAAGGATATTATAAAGAAAGTATTTGGAACAGAAGATTTCAAATTAAGTCAAGCCGTTCCTTCACAATCTAGTTTGGTCGAGTTGTTTATTGATGAAATGAAAAATCTTTCCTAAATAAAAAGAGCTATAAGCTCTTTTTTTATTTGACTTTCTTTTGAGTTTATGATATACTAATTATAGAGAAAAATAAGGAGATAATAATATGGGTGGATTACGAAAGGTTTTATTATGTCATGGTTGTCATGATAAATTTTTAAGAGAAGAGCTGGTTTATTATACAACCGCTAGGGCACAAAAAGGATATTATTATTGTCAGAAATGCTTAAAGGAAAAGAAAGATAGAGAATTATTTTTAGAAAAAGTATGCGAAATTTTTGGTATAAAGTCTCCTGGCCAGCGCATATGGAAAGAGCGGGAACGAATTATAAATAAATATGGATTTACTGATAAAGTAATTGTTGACTGTTTAGATTATCTTTATAACGAAGTAAAAGTGAAAAAATTAGTTGAAACAATTGTTTTAGTTAATCCTGTTAATGTACAAAAAATGCGTCAATTTCAACATGACCAGACGGCACAAGCCAATCAGATTGTAAACGCATTTAAGACAGAAGTACGCGAGTATAATATCAAGCCACGCGAAAATACAGAAGAGAAAAAAGAAGAATGGAATCCAGATGACTGGTTAGATTAAGGTAAGAGAGGGGATTAATATTGACATTATCAGATAAAGCTGCTTATCGTAGCGTTATCGGCAGTCTTATGCATAATCCACTTTTTTTTATAGAATATCCAGATATGGTGCCGACTGATTTTGATCAGGAAATAGCCCGTATTTGTTTTTTAATTATTAAAAAATTATATAATGAAGGCGCTGTAGTTATTACGCCAATAGAAGTAGATCAAGAAGTAGAAAGACATGAACGAACAGCAATAATATATAAAAGAGAACATGGTCTGGATTATATAAAAGATGCTTATGAGATTGCTGAACCGGGAAATTTCCCGTTATTTTATTCACGAGTAAAAAAGTGCGCATTATTACGTCGCTTAAAAAAAGATAAATATGATATTAGTGAATTTTATATAGATGAAAAAGAAGCGGAGAATCCTTTACAGGAAGTAAAAGCACAAGAGCGATTCGAAGGTGCAACAATAGAAGAAATTTTAAATTCTGTTGAAGGAAAATACAATATTATAAGAAATGAGTTCTTAGCGGGTGGAAAAACAAAAGGAGATCCCGCAGAAGGTATATTTACATTAATTGAAGATTTAAAACAATCTCCAAGTATTGGCCCCGCATTAGAAGGAGATATTTTTAGTATGGCGTGTCGCGGAGCAAGAGCTGGATGTTTTTATTTAAAATCCGCCTCAACCAGTGCCGGTAAGACAAGAACTGCGGTATTTGATGCCTGTAAATTAGCATATCCAACAAGATGGTCTCATGAACTTGGAACTTTTGCCCAAGATGCATTTAAAACAACGGGGGAATTTGTTGAGCCACGAAAAGTTTTATTCATCGTTACAGAAATGGATAAAGTAGAATTACAAACAATTATGTTAGCGTATTTATCAGGAGTAGATGAAGATCATATTCTTAGAGGAGATTATGATATGGGAGAAGAAAGTAGAGTTAAATACGCGGCAAGAATTATTGAAAAATATAAGGGAAATTTTATTGTTGAAGAAATTAGTGATCCGAACTTAACAAATGTTGAAGCAACAATAAAAAAATATGCGACTATTGATAAAGTAAAATATGTATTTTTTGATTATATACATTCAACCGCAAGTATGATTGGACAATTTGCTAAAAATAATATTCGTGAAGATAGTATTTTGATGATGATGGCTAATCAATTAAAGCAATTAGCAAAAGATTATAATATTTTTATTTTTTCCGCAACACAGGTAAATGCTAATGCTATGATGGATGATGCAGAATTTAAAAATGAAACCTGTATAAGGGGTTCCTGATAGTTGTGCCCCAAAAAACCCTAACCGCTTACCGGCGGGGTCGCAATAGCGGCTAACGAGGAAGTCCTAAAAATTTTTAGGATAATCTCGTGTCATGTAAGAAAATATCATAAATTAATTGTCGGAAAAATACTTATCTTATGACAGTAAGATAAGGAGGGATGCTTTATGGATAAAGTATCAGGAATATATGTAATAACAAATTTAATTAATAATAAACAATATGTTGGTTTATCAAAAGACTGCCATAAACGTTGGGCTGATCATTATAATAAAAGTTATACTTCTAATAGAAAAGATGATTTAGAAAAGGCATTATACAAGGCAATGAAAAAATATGGCAGAGATAATTTTTCTTTTTAGATAATCGAAGAATGTTCAGAAGATAAATTAGCAGAAAGAGAAATTTATTGGATTGAATAGCTTAATAGCTATGAAAAAGGATATAATGAAACTCGCGGAGGAGATATATCAGGTCCAAATAATATTCACCTCGGAGAAGAACATGGAATGGCTAAATTAACAGAAGAAGAAGTTATTCAATGTAGAAATTGGTATAAAGAAGGAAAACGTAGTAAGGAGATATGGGAAAAATATTTTCAAAATAAAATTCAATATAGCGGATTTTAGAGAATGTGGCATGGAAAGACATGGAAACATATAATGCCAGAAGTTTTTGAAAATAATCCTCATCCGCGGAAAAAAGTAACTCCTGAAATAATATAGCAAATAAAAGATATGTATAATATTCAAAATATGAGTTGTGCTGAAATATACCATTATTTTGATGAAACAATTAGTAGAACTAGTATAAACGATTACTGTCATAATCGTAGATGATATTTTCTTAAGCGATGTATCGACTATTCCCTTAATCGGGAAGTACAATAACTATTGGTACGTTATTGGAAACGGGTTTTCTTATCTAATTAGATAAGTAAGAAATAGTCAGTGCCATTGGTAACAATGGAATAAACGGCAAAAGCCATAGCAGATAAGGCAGATATGGGTTTCGTTATGACGCGAATAAGTGAAAAAACTTGGAATAGCGTTGTTGGAAAATTTCGTATGGCGGCGCTGGAAGGAATAATAGATAAAGAAATAATTGATAATCCAGATAAGCGTCCAACACATATACTTGATATATATAAAATGAGACGCGGTCGTTATAAAAATGTAAGAATTTGGATTAGCTTACATCTTGGAACTGGTTATAGAAAAGATCTTATTATGACAACCGCGGATAATCAACCTATTGATAGAATAGATAAATTTAATACAACAGTTCCAATTCAGATTTCTAACTGGGCGGAGGAAATTAAGTGATTTACAGTTTAAATGAGCAAGATAATGAATTAGATTTATTAGAAGCCAGTAAAATGGATATAATAAATTCAATTACATTAAATGACGTAAAAACTTTTTTAGAAAGCCTAGGAGTAGATCAAATAAGTGTTAATGAAGAAAAACAATATTTAATCTGTCCAACAATATGCCATAATCCATTACATGAAGCAGAATCAATGAAATTGTATTGGTATCAAAATAATAAAATATTTAGATGTTATACTGAATGTAATGAAGCAATGTCTATATTCACTTTGTATAAAAAATTTATCGCGCAGAATGAAGATAGAGATATAACAGATGAAGAAGCAGAAGATTATGTAAAGCATTGCTTAAAACAAGTTATTAAAGTAAATCAGCAAAAGGTTTCTGGGATTACATTAGATAGAGAAAAATATAAATTTACAAAAAATATTCCAGTATTAGATGAATATTCACCTAATATTTTATCATATTTTACCCATTATTATCATCCATTATGGCTGCGAGATGGAATAACAAAAGAGTCTATGGATCATTTTCAGATTGGGTTTTCCATAGCGCAAAATAAAATTATAATTCCACATTTTGATATAAATGGTCGCTTAGTAGGTATTCGCGCGCGAACTATTGATCCGCAGGAAGCCGAAGAATTTGGTAAATATAGACCAGTACAAATAGGGAATACAATATATACACATCAACTTCAATTTAATTTATATGGTATTTATGAACATCAAATTAGTATCCAGCATCGTCGTTCCGCTATTATCGTAGAAGGAGAAAAATCAGTTTTATTAGATGACGGATATTATGGAGAATTAAGTAATACAGTGGCTTGTTGTGGTTCAACATTTAACAAATATCATATAAGTCTTTTAACTAATGTTTTAGGCGCAAATGAAATTATTGTAGCACTTGATAAGGAATATGATGATTATAGAAGCGACAAAGCTAAAAAATATAAAGAAAAGATTGAAGGTATGTGCCGTAAATACTTAAATCAAGCTAATTTTTCATATATATGGGATAAAGAAAACTTATTAAGAGAGAAAGATTCTCCATTTGATAGAGGAAAAGAAGTATTTGAATATTTATATAAACATAGAATAAAAGTTAAATAAAGGGGACTGATGAGCAAATGAAATACCGACTAAAAAAGAATTATCCTACCAATCCAGATGAAGCCTTACCTGCAATTTTAGCTGATCGCGGCGTGAAAGAAATAGAAAAATTTTTAAATCCATCTTTTGCCTGTGAATTAAATCCATATGATTTAGAAAACATTGAAGCAGGCGTAGAAATGCTATTAAGACATTTGCGTGCGAATAGTAGCATACTATTTATTGTAGATGCGGATGCAGATGGATTTACAAGTTCTTCTATTCTTTGGCTTTATATTAAAAGCATTTTTCCACAGGCAGATTTAAGTTTTAAGGTACATGAACATAAACAACATGGACTAAATGATATGATAGATATAATTGAAGATAATCCATATTGCAACTTAGTTATTTGTCCTGATAGTGCGAGTTATGACGTAAAAGAACATCAGCGTTTAGCAGATTTAGGAATTGACTGTCTTGTCCTTGACCACCATGAACAACTTTATGATGATGCAGGAAATCCTGTAATTTCAACCGCGCCAAATACCATTATTATAAATAATCAGTTATCTCCTAAATATGCCAATAAATCTTTATGTGGTGCAGGGGTTACATATAAGTTTTGCGAAGTATTAGATGATACGTTAGGAGTAGAATTATCACACAATTATTTAGATTTGGTTGCTCTTGGTGAAATCGCGGATGTAATGGATAGAACAACTGCGGAAACAAATTATTTAATGATGGAAGGGCTTTCTTGTATTAATAATAAGGGATTTCAAGTATTACTTGAATCACAGTCTTTTTCATTAAAAGAAAAGGCCTCCTTTCCCTGGACTGGTTTAGGCCCAATTGATATTGCTTTTTATATTGCACCTTTAATTAATGCTATTACTCGCGTAGGTTCTATTACAGAAAAAGAAACAATGTTTTATTGTTTTATTGAGCCTGATAGAATTGTAGCTAGCACAAAGCGTGGTGCCAAGTTAGGTGATACAGAAACCGCCGCGGAACAAACCGCGCGTGTAGGTAAAAATGCGAAAGCACGCCAAGATAAATTAAAAGAAAAAGCAGTTGATTTAATTGATTTTAAAATTCAAAAAGAAGATTTATTAGCAAATAATATTATTCTTGTTGAACTAGACGCGCAAGATAATGTACAACAAGAATTAACCGGACTAATTGCTATGGCTATTGTATCTAAGTATCATAAACCCTGTATGATTGGACGCAGAAATAGTAAAAATGAAATTGCAGGTAGTATTCGTAGTGATGGAAACTTTATTGGATTGCCTAGTTTTAAAGCCTTTTTAGAGCAAAGTGGATTAATGAATTATGTTGCTGGACATGATTCCGCGGCGGGATGGAGCATCAAAGGTAATAAAATAGATGATTTATTAAATTATGCGAACAAAAACTTAAATGCGGCCGACTTTGAAAATTGTTATCTAGTAGATTATGTATTAGATGCTCGTCAAAATATTAGTCAATTAGTATATAATTTATCTGAGCATCCAGAATATTTTGGTAATCATATTGATGAAGTTAAATTTGTTATTAAAAACATTTCATTGGCTAATGTTATGGCCATGGGTGCGAATAAAGATAGTATGAAAATTTCTTTTAATGGAATTGATTATGTTCATTTTAAGGACGAAGACTTTGTTGAAGAAGTTATGAATAATAGATTAAAAACATTAACGGTTTATGGGCGTGGTAATGTAAATACATTCGCCGGTCGCACTTCGGTTCAAATATTTATTGATGATTATGATTTTGAAGAGGATACCGATAGATATGAATTTTAAGAAATGCTGTGATACATGTTTTTATTATCATTGGTATTATGATTTTTGTGAATTATGGAAAATTAAAATAGATTTACGAGCTATATGCAGTAATTATAAGGAGAAAGAAAATGAATTTTCTTAAATGCGAAGAATGTAAATATGCAGAAAAGTGTCCTGTAATGTGGTCATACTTAAACGCTGCATGTATTACCATTTAGAAGCCCAAAGAAGAGGAGAAAAAATAATGATTTGTAGAGATTGTATTTTTGCTTATACCAATCCTAATGACAATCAAGATATTTATTCTTGCCCATTTGATCATGAATATTGTTTTCATAGCAATGAACCATGCCATTATCCGCGCGAATATCGATATTATTTACGGCTATGCAGAAAAGAATATAAATTATATGATATAGTTTCAGAAGCAGAAAAAGCAGAAGAAGAACTACATGATTAGATTGAATGAGACTATATGACTCATATAAGTTGAATACTAGAACTTGACAAATAATCGAATTCATGCTATAATTATTATAGAATAGTAGAAAGAGGTGATTGTGTGAGTAGATACCCAGGCAGTCTTCATAATCACACAGAATTTAGCAATGAAACACTTCGTGACTGTATAAATAAAGTTAATGCATTAATAGATACGGCTATTCAGCTTGGGCATGAATGCGTTGCTATAACAGACCACGAAACGATTTCAAGTTATATTAAGGCTGAAAAATATTATAAAAAAATAAAAGAGCAAAATCCAGGATTTAAATTAATTCGTGGTAATGAGATTTATTTAACACGTAATGATTTAAATGCGAAAAATTTTGATCGCACGCGAGATAGATATTTTCACTTTATTCTTTTATGTAAAGATTTAGAAGGATACCATCAAATTTGTGAATTATCTACTCGCGCTTGGAAGCGTTCATATATAAGCCGTAGATTACGTCGTCGTCCAACATATTATAGAGATTTAAAAGAAATTGTCGGAAAAAATCCTGGACATTTAATCGCGTCTTCGGCTTGTTTAGGTTCTCAATTAGATAAATTTTTACTTCAATATATGGATACCAATGATATTCAATTTTATGAAACTGCAAAAAATTGGTGTATATATATTCAAAATATTTTTGGAAAAGATAATTTTTATTTAGAAATGCAGCCTTCCAATAACAAAGAACAAATCTTTGTTAATAAACATTTATTGAAAATTAGTAAGGAATTGAATATTCCTTATATTATTACGACTGATAGTCATTATTTACGGCCAGAAGATGCTTTTATTCACGAGACGTTTTTAAACGCGCAGGACGGAGAGCGCGAAGTAAGAAGTTTCTATGAAACAACTTACATGATGACAGATGAAGAAGTGCGTTCGTTTTTTTCATATTTAACAGAAGAACAAATTGAAGTCGCGTATAAAACTATTAGAGAAATAAAGGATAAATGTGAAGATTTTAGTATCTTAAAGCCACTAGAAATTCCTCAACTTCCCTGGCGTAAATTTAATCAACATAGTCAAATCGAATTACAAGTTGCGATTAATAATATGCCAGCTATTAAAAAATTTATTGAATCTTCATATTATGCAGATAATATATTAGTAGATGCAATTATTGATGGTATTTATAAACATGAAGATTTACAAAATCAACAAGCCTATAATGCATTAAACGAGTGTCTTGAAATGACATGGACTTCAAGCGAAGTTAATAATGCACGTTGGTCAGCATATTTCTTAAATCTTCAAAAAATTATTGACGAATGTTGGAACGCAGGAACAATTGTTATGCCCGCACGTGGCTCTGGCGGTGGTTTTTTACTTTTATATGCACTAGACATTATTCAAATTAATGCTTTAAGAGAAAAAACGCCTACGTTTCCTTGGAGATTCCTCAATCCTGCTCGTGTTAGTGTATTGGATATTGACGTAGATATTAGTGGTATTAAGCGCGCACAAGTATTGGAACATTTAAGAAAATTTTATGGAGAAAATCGTGTATCTAATGTTGCAACATTTAAATTGGAAAAGTCAAAATCTGCAATTTTAACTGCGTGTCGTGGTTTAGGTATTGATGTAGATAATGCGCAATATATTTCTTCTCTAATTACCTCTGAACGTGGTCAAGCCTATACATTAAAACAAATGTATTATGGTGATGAAGAAAATGATATTAAACCTAATCAAGTTTTTATAGATGAAATAAATAAATATCCAAAATTATGGGAAGTAGCAAATCGTATTGAAGGATTGATTTGTGGAATGGGTATTCACGCGGGCGGAGTAGTATTTAAGGATAAAGATTTTACAGAATCTTCAGCATTAATGCGCGCGCCTGATGGAACGATCGTAACCCAGTTTGAGCTTCATGACTTAGAAGACGTTTCAGAAATTAAAATGGATTTGCTTTCAGTTGAAGCAGCGGATAAAATTCAAGTCTGTTTGGAAATGTTAATCAAAGATGGATATATTAAAGAATATCCAACTTTAAGAGAAACTTATGAGCATGCCATTAATGTTTATGATATTGAGCGTAATGATCCTAAAATGTGGGACATGGTATATAATCATAAGATTATATCATTATTCCAAATGGAAAAAGATAGCGGTATTCGCGGAATTACCTTAACAAATCCAAGAAGCGTTGATGACCTAGCAACTTTAAATTCTGTTATTCGTTTGATGGCGGCAGAAAAAGGAGCAGAATCTCCATTGGATAAATATGCTCGTTTTCGTGAAAATCCTTGGATGTGGGATACAGAAATGCGTGAGTACGGATTGACAAAAGACCAAATGAAATTATTACATGAGCAATTAGATATTTCAAATGGTTTGTCAATTACACAAGAACAATTTATGAAATTAGTTCAATTACCAGAATGCGGTGGTTGGGACTTACAATTCGCGGATAAGCTTCGTAAAAGTATAGCGAAGAAAAATCCAAAAGAATATGAAGAATTAACAGAAAAGTTTTTTAAAGGAATTAAAGAAAAAGGATGCAATGAACGTTTCTGTCATTACGTATGGGACGTTCAAATAGCATTAAGTAGAGGATATGGTTTTAATGCTAGTCATACTCTTGCTTATTCAATTATTGCTCTTCAAGAAATGAATTTAGCATATAAGTATCCAATTGTGTATTGGAATACAGCAAATCTTATTGTTGATAGTGGGGGCGTTCAAACAGTCGATTATACCGAAAGTGAAGATGAAATGATTGAAGTTGAACTCGCGCCAGATGATGATGTTGAAGAACAAGATACAGATGAAGAAGAGGAAGAATTAGAAGAGTGGGAAGAAGCCAATCAAGTAACTTCTACCGATGAAGAAGAAAAGAAAAAGAAGAAACAAAAAAATGTTGATTATGGCCGCATAGCTTCTATAATTGGTAAACTAGGTAATTATGGTATAAAAGTTTCTCCGCCAGATATAAACAAATCTTCTTATACCTTTACTCCAATTGCTGAAACAAATACAATTCTATATGGTCTTCGTGGTATCGCACGTATATCCGGAGAAAAAATTACTGAAATTATGGAGCGGCGTCCCTACTTATCTTTAAAGGACTTTTTAAGTAAAAACCGTTTAAATATTATACAAATTACAAACTTAATAAAATCAGGCGCGTTTGATACAATTGAGAATAAAGCGCGTGAAGATATAATGTATGAATTTTTAGATTCTACAATAGAAAAAAAGGAAAGATTAACATTACAAAATATGCAAATGTTAATTACGAAAGATTTAATTCCAGAAGAAATGGTATTTTATAAGAGATTGTTTTTATTTAATAAGTTCTTAAAATCTCAAAAAGATGAGATATATTATGATTTAAATAGCGCAGCAATTAATTTTATTTCAAACAATTTTGATGCCGATTTAATTGATGATGGTTCAAAAATTCTTCAAAAGACTTGGGATAACTTGTATAAAAAAGCTATGGATCCAATGAGAGATTATTTAAAAGCTCACAAAGAAGAAATACTTAATAAATTAAATCAAGCAATATATAATGAAGCGGCTGAAAAATATAGTAATGGTAATATAAGTAAATGGGAAATGGATAGTATTAGTTTTTATTATCACGAACATGAATTAATTGAAGCCGCGAATGATTATGATGATTTCTTTACTTTGTCAGAAGAACCAGAAATTGAATATACATTCCCAGGAGCAAATGGACAGGAAGTAAAAGTCTATAAACTTCATAAAATTATTGGTACGGTGATTGATAAAGATAAGATGCATAATACGATAACTTTACTTACTCCAACAGGAGTTGTAACAGTAAAGATTTATAAAAATCAATTTGCTCTATATGATAAGCAATTATCACAGCGTGGAGCTGACGGTAAGAAGCATGTTATTGAGAAAAGCTGGTTTACTCGCGGAACAAAGCTTATGATTCAAGGTATTCGTCGCGAACAAAATTTCATTCCCAAGAAACGGAAGAACTCAGTTTATCCAGTAATATCAAAAATTACTGCGATTGATAAGAATAAATTAACTTTTCAATTAGAACGTGTGGAGGTGGAAGAATAATGATTGGCTTAATAGATTTAGATTTTTATTCTTCTACCGCCACAGATTGTCTAATTCCTAATGTAGATATAATGAAATTGGCGACATATTATCGTATTGAAAAAAATACCTTTTGTCGCCTAATTTCTTTGTTTGAAACTGAATTAGAGGGATATGACAAGATATATTGTTTTAGTGAAAGTGAAGAACCAATAAAAGTTCCAGAATAGTTCTTGCGCGCGCAAAATATAGTTTTTGGCGGCACTGGATTTACAAAAGAATATATTCCTTTTGAAAATGAAATTATTGATTTTACTATTCCAAAACCGACAATATATAAAGATATATTGAAATAGAAATATAACGATGGAATTAAATCAAAAGTTATAAATCATGTTTTAGACGATACATATTATAGAATGTTTGCTGGAAATAAAATTTTACCAATTCCTCCAATTATGAAGGGCAAACGAATATTTTTATTTGATAAAGAATTATTTAAAGATGGCTGGGAAGAACAATTAAATAAAATAGCTAGAAGAAAGCCTTCGTCTATTATTCCAATACATCCAATACGATGTAAAAAAATTAAACAATATTTTAGCATAAGAGAGAGTTCAATAATTACTCGTAATGCAGAAGTAATATTAGATTTAAATATTCCATTAGATGAAATACATTATATGCTAAAAAATTATACTAATCGTTTTCTCGCGGATTTAGTTCCAAGCTCAAGAGTATATATCACACTTGGCGGAGATTTTAGATATAATAAATAGTATATAGATGACTATGTATATAAATTAAATCTATTGTATTCATTTTGGAGTAAGGGTATTCCAATGAAAATAAAATATATTACTCCTTCAATTGGATTTAATGACCCAATTGTAGAACTATCACAATTAACGGCTAAATGGAGTAGGCAAAGCGGTATGAAAGGGGAGCGAACTTTGAATGATAGACTTCCAATTAGTAAAACAACAAAGCCTACAAAATAGCGAATAGAAAAAAATTTATTATTAGAATAGCATCCTAATGCGCGAGAATTGTTTAATCAAGATTATAATAAATTAAAAACAGAAGGGAGATGGCGAGTATGATAGATATAGATGAAATTATTAGCACTCATAAAAGATTAGACTAGGAATTACAAATCGCCCTTTCAACAATGGAAAGAAAAGATACCGTAAAAGATATAAGGCGTCAAATTAAAGAGAATTAGAAAAGATGTCCTCATATGAGTATTAGATATAATCTAGCAGAAGAAAATGGTATTTGTCCATATTGCGGCAGAAAAAAGAAACAATGAGGTGGATATATGGATATTAATATTATAAAACGTACTGGAGAGGTAGTACAATTTAATCATAAAAAAATTATAAATGCTATTAGTAAAGCTTATCATGATGTAAGAGAAGGAGAAGAAATTCCTTGGTACGCTGAAAAAATTGCTAATGAAGTATATGAAGTAGCAGAGCAAAATGAATCGCCACTTACAGTTGAAGAAATTCAAGAACTAGTAGAAGATTATTTAACTGATTATGATAGATTAGTTGCCAAGGCTTATATAAGATATCGCTATAAGCGGGGAGTAATGCGCGCCTGTTCAGACGAGTTTATTCGCTCTATTAGTGAAAAACTACAAGCAAAAAACGTACAAAATCAAAACGCTAATGTAGATGAACATTCTTTTGGTGGTAGAGTTGGAGAAGCTTCGGATGAAATGATGAAACAATATGCACTAGACTTTTGCGTTTCTCCAATGGCACGTGCGAATCATTTAAATAATGAAATTTATATTCATGATTTAAGCGCGTATGCGGTTGGTATGCATAATTGTCTAAGTATTCCATTTGATAAATTGTTGGCAGAAGGTTTTAATACTCGACAAACTGACGTGCGGCCAGCCAATTCAATTAATACTGCTTTCCAATTAGTTGCTGTTATCTTTCAACTTCAATCATTAATGCAGTTTGGCGGTGTCAGCGCCACTCATTTAGATTGGACTATGGTGCCTTATGTAAGGAAGAGCTTTTGGAAACATTTCAAGGATGGATTGAAATGGTTAGATAATGATTCAAATGGAGCACATTTTTTCTTAGGAACAGATGTTACAAAAATGCCTATTGAGCCATATAATCATCCATCAACAGACCCTCAAACATTATTAATAGTTCAGACAGCTCAAGATATGAAGGCATATAAGTATGCTATGGAAATGACTGAACGTGAATTACAACAAGCAGTTGAAGGTATGTATCATAACCTAAATACATTATAGAGTAGATCGGGGAACTAGTTGCCTTTTACCTCTATCAACTATGGAACTTGTACCCTACCCGAAGGTCGCATGGTAATAAAAGCATTACTTGAAGGCTCAATCAAAGGAGTAGGTAAATTCCATAAAACGCCTATTTTCCCTTGTGGTATTTTCCAACTTGGAAAAGGCATTAATCGCGCACCAGGTGATCCAAACTATGATATGTATCAATTAGCATTAAAATCAACCGCAAAGCGTATTTATCCTAATTATGCAAATATTGACTGGTCTGGTAATGCTGGATATGACAAAAATGATCCAAAGACATTCTTTAGCACCATGGGTTGTAGAACCGCGAATGGCGCAGATATCAACGCAGAACCGGGAGTTAACCCACAAACTAAGGATGGCCGCGGTAATATTTGCCCAGTAACTATTATTATGCCAACCATTGCTATGGAAGTTAAAGAAAATTTATATAATTCAATGCTTTATCCAGAAGAATTTGATCAAGACAGTTTAATTGAAGAGTTTATAAATAAATTAGACCAAAAAATCCATGAAGCAAAGGATATGTTAATTGAGCGCTTCAATTGGATTTGCTCTCAATCACCCGCTTCTGCTAAATTTATGTATGAAAATGGTACTATGTTAGGCTATCATCCAGAAGAAGGTATTCGTTCAGCATTAAAACATGGCACTATTGTAATCGGTCAATTAGGGCTTGCTGAAACTTTACAAATTTTAATTGGTTGCGACCATACTACTGAAAAAGGTATGATATTAGCAAAACGTATTGAGCAACTATTTAAAGATAGATGTGCTGAATTTAAAAAAGAATATAAATTAAATTTTGGAGTATATTATACTCCAGCTGAAAATTTATGTTATACTGCAATGAAAAAATTTAAAGCCAAGTATGGTGAAATTCCTAATGTTTCTGACCGTGAATATTTTACAAATAGTATCCACGTTCCTGTATGGCATGAAATTTCTGTATTTGATAAAATTGATATTGAAAGCCAACTAACGGGATATTCTAGTGCTGGATGTATTACTTATGTTGAATTACCAACCGGTGTTAAAAATAATATTGAAGCGCTCGAAACAATTGTAAATTATGCTATGGACCACGACATTCCATATTTTGCTTGTAATTTAAAATTAGACTGTTGCGATGATTGCGGTTATCAAGATGAAATGAATGATACTTGTCCTCAATGCGGAAGTCATAATATTTCTCAATTACGCAGAGTAACTGGATATTTAACTGGTTCATATAAGAAAGCATTTAATTGGGGCAAACAAAAAGAAACGGAAGATCGTGTGGAGCATATACACTAATGAGTAAAATTGCTGGTATATATTGGGATGATACCGCGGCAGCGCCCGGTATCTCCCTCTCGGTTTATTTTTCTGGATGTCACTTCCATTGCCCCGGATGTCATAATCCAGAAGCACAAGATTTTAATTTTGGTGAAGAGTTTAATATGAAAAAAGCATATGAAATATGCTTTAAATTAAATAAAAATAATATTATGCGCAAGCTAAGTATATTAGGTGGAGAACCTTTAACAGATGAAAATTTACTCGCGGTTTCACAATTAGTTGATATATGTAAATTTCATTTTCCAGATTTAGAAATTTATGTATGGACTGGATATTTATATGAAGAATTGCAAGAGCGCGCAAGTAAAGAAGGATTTGAAGCTGGTTTATTAACAAATATCTTAAATAAAATTGATTATATTATTGATGGACGTTTTGAGCTAGATAAGCGTGATATAACCTTACCATTGCGTGGTTCATCAAATCAAAGAATTATTCATATAGAACATGATAATGAGGATGAAGAATAATCGTCCTCATTATCATTTAATATTTGACTTTCTCTTAAAACTGTGTTATAATAAATTATAAGAAAAGGAAAACACGGAAGTGAGAGAATGGAGTGGATAATAGTTGGTATTCTTGCTATTGCTATAATTATTTTAATAATAAAACTAGGAAAGAAGCAAGATATAGATAAAACAGAATTAAATAAATATTAGGAAGAATTAGCATTTGCAAAAGCTAATTTATCAACAATAGATTATAATTGTAAATAGATAACGGAACGCGTTCGAGAAGCAGAAGAAAAATATTATTCTATTATTGAATAGTATAAGCAAGCTACTGAGTAGAATCAAATTGACTTAGATGAATTTTTTATTAATCAAAAAGATGCCCGTCAAGCAGAACTAGATAAAGCATTTGAAGAACAAGAAAAATAGCGTCAAGAATCATTAAATTTAAGAATGAAAACTTTTGTGGATCAGGCGCAAAATAGAATCAATGAAGCCGAAAAAGAGGCCTAGATAGCAATTGAAAATTGGCGCAAGGCTCAAGATGATATTGCGGCAGAAACAGACAGGCAATTAAAACGATATGAAGGATTATTGGGACCGCTTCAATAGTATGAAAAAGAATAGCAAGAAAAATTATTTTATACTATATAGGTTCCTGATGAATATAAAGAAGATATAAATTTCCTAATAACAACTGTTTCGTAGAAAGTATAGCATCCTGATATTATAAATAAACTTGTTTGGGCGGAGTATGTTAAACCATATATAGATGAAACTTTTAAGCGGGTCGGAATTAAAGATGAAGCTGGAATTTATAAAATAACAAATATTGAAAGTGGTAAGTGCTATATTGGTAAAAGTACTAATATTAAAAAACGTTTAACAGACCATTTTAAATCCAGTATCGGAATTAAAACAATCGCGGATTAGGCTGTACATCATGAAATATGGAAAACAGGATTTTGGAATTGGACAATAGAACCAATTATCTATTGTGATAAAGATGAATTAAATGATTTAGAAAAGTATTATATAGAATTTTTTAAAAGCCAAGAATTTGGTTATAATAAAAATGCGGGTGGTGGCGGTTAATGAAAACCCCTTATGAATGTAATGATTTACCATTTATTAAAATTAGTTTAATGGATCATGATGAAATTGTTTATGAAATAGAAAGTAATAATTTAATAGATTATTATGAAAGTTTTAGCACAGATGAAAGACGGATAGAATTATATTTTAAAAGTTTTAATCCAGAAGATTATGCTGTTCTAACAAGTAAGGTATATAATAAATATCTTATAGAAAGTAATAATTTTTGGTTTAATACTGAAACCAAAGAAGAAGAACAAATACAGCATCCAACAAAAGTATTTGATCATTTCTTGATTGAACAAGACTTACATTCTAACAAAGTTTCTACAGCATGGCATTTATCTTTCTGGGAGGAACACTAATGGATATAGTTGAATATCGCGGTTTTAAAAATATTTTTATTGGACTAGCTTGTGAGAATAATAAATATTATTTATTGTGTGGAAAAACAGGGCAGGCTATCGTAACTACAAAAACAGATACGTGTGAAAGTAGAAATGGTTGGAATGCTTTATTAACACATTTTGTATATAATCAAGATACAATAATTGATATTCCTTTTGTTTCCGATGGACGAACTTATGTAAATTTATTTTCAATCTCAGGTGAAGAGGAATATCACCGTTTAGTAAAAATATTGGAGAATCTATTATGACAGATCAAATAAATGAAAAATTAACAAATGAATAGTTAATATAGAAATTTGCTTCTATTAATAATATCTCCGAAGAAGAAGCCAAGAATTTAATCGGTGCGGAGACCGAAGAAGAAATTCTTAAAAAAATTGAAACCTATACTTTAAATCGTATAAATGAAAAAATGCCAAAACTAAATCGAGCGCAGAGACGCGCACTGGCAAAGAAAGCGGGTAAAAAGCAATTAAGTCCCGCCGCGACCGAAGCAATTGCTGAAACTACAAGAAAAATAAATTATATAGATTTAATTCAAAAATTACAAGATTTAAACGAGAAAAGGGAGAAAGAAAATTATGACGAAATTAGTTAAACACACTTACACTTATCACATTGACAACGAAAAGGAAGCTACTGCCAAAGTTGAAGAATTTAAGCAAAAGCAGTATGATGAAGGTTATACCGTAACCAAGACAAAGATTGATTATAAGAACAAGAAGGATCGCAAGACTGGCGAAATTATTGAAGAGAATTGGGTAACTGAAATTACTGTTAATTATATTCTTTAATGAGGTGAATTAATATGTCTGAACTTGAAAGATTTAATGATTTAATTGAAAATAATAATGAATTAGAGCCTTTGATGGATTTAATTAATCAAATTATGGAGTTGCCAGAAGATAATTTAGATAATACTATGATGGATGTTATTAAAGGTGCTATGACTGGGGCCTGGACTCCTGCTCTGCATGAAGAGGCAGTGCGCGAAGCTATTAAAGGCATGGAAGCTGAAAACATTAGTCGCAATCAAGCCGCAAAACGTTTTTACTCTGCGAGAAAAGCAATGGATGAATTTATTGATGGGTTAAATCCTTCTAATACTAAGCGTGAATTGTTGAATGTGGTATTCGAGCTTTTCTACAAAATTTTTGACGACGCACTCGATCGTTACCATAATTTTGATATTGAACTACCAATTCAACTAGATGAAGGAGCGCAAATTCCTACTTATGCGCATGGAGTTGAAGACGCGGCCGCGGATTTATATGCGGCAGACACAATAACGATTCCTGCTCATTCTATTGGCACTATGATACGCACAGGAGTTCATATTCAACTTCCTGAAAATTGGGTTGCTTTTATTTTCCCTCGTTCCAGTATTGGAGCGAAGACTCCATTGCGTTTGAGCAATAGCGTTGGAATTATTGATAGTTCTTATCGCGGCCCATTAGGAGTTTTGTATGATAATATTTCTGATTCTGATTATACAATTAACGCCGGAGATCGCATTGCGCAGTTAATGGTAATGCCTAATTATCACTTTAAAGCGCGAGTAGTAGAAACCTTAGAAGATACTGAACGTGGTCAAGGCGGATTTGGTTCAAGCGGTAAATAATGCCTATTAATGTATATAGTGTCAGAAATCATTTAGAAAGCGAAGGCTGGAAATTGATTTCTGACTCTTATAAAAATCTTAATACAGAATTAGAAATGGAATGTCCGCAAGGACATAAATAGTTTTAGACCTATGCTAACTGGCGCAAACATTTACAATGCGATGCTTGTATGGCTGGGGATCCATATAAAGTCAAAAAAAATAAAGTGCCAGCAAAAGAAGCTGACACATAGAGAGTACTTGCGCTTGATGCCGCGACACAAATAACTGGTTACGCAATATATGATAACAGAGTATTGGTTTCTTATGGAACATTTGAAACCGATAAATCAAAAAGTACAGAAGAAAGAATTAACGATATGAAAAAGTGGCTTTTGGCCGCGATTGAAGAATGGCAACCTGATTTCATTGGAATGGAAAATATTCAATTATAGAAGTTCGGTCCAAATGCTTCACAAGCCTAGGTAAAAACTTTCTAGGTATTGGCTAATTTATAGGGTGTACTACTTGATGTAGCATTTGAGAAATGTGTAGACCATGATTTGGTATATGCTTCTGAATGGCGTAGCTGTTGCGGTATAAATGAAGGAAATCAATAGAGAGAAAGCAAAAAGAAGCAAGCGTAGGCAAAAGTAAAAATTTGGTACAATTAGGATTGTACACAAGATGAAGCAGACGCAATATGTATTGGAAAATATTTTGCTAATATGTTAAAAAATAATAAATCAACTTGGGGAGAAGATTAAATATGATTGAAGTAACTTTAAGATAGATTGTAGATAGTGCGGAGACTATGCGTGAACTATCTAATAAACCTTTAAAAGGACGTATAGCTTATCGTATTGCTCGTTTACTACGAGAATTAGATAAAGAATTTTCATTATTTAATGAAAAACGCACAGACCTTGTAAAAGAATATGTAATTAAAGATGAAAATGGCGAATTAAAGACAGATGAAAATGGTGATCTTGTTCTTGATAAGGAACGTATTCAAGAATTTTATACCGCTATTAATGATTTACTAAATACTCAAGTTTCTATTAATGCCGAAAAGGTTGATCTTGTAGATTTAGAAAGCATTGAATTTACTCCCGCGCAAATAATGTTATTAGAACCATTTATTAATGAGTAAATAAAAAAGAGCCCCTCTAAAAAGAGGGGCTTTATTTTTTTATCCTTCTGCGTTAGTTGATGAAATTTTTGGATAATAATATACAGTGCAGGGGACTTTTGAAGTTGTGGCATCACACTTGCAATGTAATACTAATTCACTTAATCGAATTCCATTATCAACAGTTCTATTATTCATTTCTAAATATATAGTCCATCCTTCAACAAAAAGATTGTTCTTAGCGTCAGTGTAAATGCTATGTGTGGTTTCAAAAACCCCACTATCATATTGATTTTGTGATGGAATTACATAAGAAAATCTCTATATTGTTCTTGAATTACTTCCCTTTTCAGCGTGAGGCTAGAAATTAATTGTTTGATTATAGCCTTCTGGGTCTACCTGATTAACAAAATAATTTCCAGTAATCCAATATTCATATTTAGAAGAGCCATCTCCAAAATAAGTTATTGGCTCCATAAGCTATAAAGTTGCTGTATAATTTGAATCGCTACCAGAATATGAAGGTATAATGGTAGTTCCTAATTTCATTTCACTACGAGTCTCTGCATCATAATAAGGTCTTATTAAAACCCAATCTCCCTTCCCTGCCATTTTTTGTTCTATTGACTCAACACTTTTTCTCCAAGTATTAGCTGTATCACTATCAGGAACGTTTGGATTCATTATAACAATATCATCACGAGCCCAAACGTCATTGCCATTTATACTAATACGCTCTCCAGAGACTTGTAATCCATCTTTATTCATATGAATATAACTAGAAGGTTTAATATCAGTTTCACTATAATAATCAAAAGAAATACCTTCTTTATTAATTGACACTGTTGTTTCTAAACTATCAGATTCATTATCATTAATTAAGCTTTCATCAAGACTCTTTGGAGTATTTCTAGGAATTATAATTCCCTTATTTGCTCCAAATAATAATCCATATTCAGAAGTCAAGGCAACGTATTTTTCTTTTTTTCCTTGCTCTCCCCAATCAATTGAAGTAAGTCCAGATATAGAATATTTACTTGAATCAATAAGGGCTTCATTAATATGTCCTTCTGAATCTAAAAAGTTTTTAAATTCATTACCAGATTGTATTTTAAATTCAGTAGCCTTAATGGCCCCTGTAATTTCTAATCCATTTGTAATATTATATTTTAAAGCTGTATCATATTCATTATTACTATTAGATTTTAATTTTTTTAATTCAAAAATACTTTCTGTATCGGTTGCCGCTGAATTAATTATTAAATTAGCAGTATTAACATATAATTCTCCACCAGACCCAATATCAATACCCTTACTGGATATACGAACGTATGAAGCGTCAGCAATATTAAGTTTTCGTAAATTTTCTGTTGTATCATTTATATTAATACCAAATTTTTCATTTTCCTCATTAACTACCGCACTACCTAATGTAATTCCTTTATCATTCATTAAAATAGAATTAATAATATTATTATTATAAGTAGCAAAGCCAATAGAATCTTTAGTAAATTTTGCACCAATTAAATCATTAATAGTTCCAGTAACATTAGTAATATTTAAATCTTTAATTAATTCTCCATCCTCGTTATAGGTTTCACTATCAGTAATAATATCTCCCGACGCTAAAACTAAATATTTTTCGGTAAATTTAGCCGCGGTTGCATTTTGATCAGAAGATGCGCCTAAAATTAAACGCTCTGGACTTAAATCAATAGATACTCCACTAGTCTCTCCAATAACGCCAGAATATAATGATATTTTCTAATCAGAGCCAATAAAGATTCCCTAATTGTTAATTTGTACCGCAGAAGTATATTCTCCATTCTTAGAAGAAATTAAATCTATACCACGAGAAAAGCCTTCGTCTGCGCCACGAACAAATCCAGCAAGTATATCAGCATTTTCAGAAGTTAATGCTCGTATATCTGCTAAGGCATTTCCCGCTCCACTCAGAACCTATCCAGCCTCATTAAAAAGACTGGTTAATGTATTTCGTATTACTGGGCTACTTGTTAAATGTTCATCAATATAAGTCTTAAAAATTGGAGCATTAATCTATAACATTTTTGTTGTAGCCTCTGGAGTTAAACTTCCGTCAGTCATAAATGCCGCGGCCGCAACATCATAATTAAATTCATTCTTCTTCATACTTTCCGAAGAAGCAACAATTGTACTGAATAAATCTTCAAATTTATTCTTATAATTTTTAACTTCAATGCTATCCTCCCAAGGAGCATCTAGCTTCAATTCCATATGAGAGATATAACCCTAAACATTTTCAAATTTTAAATCATTATCATTTATATGCACTATTTGTGCTAATTTATTATAAATACTATGTATTAAGTTTGGATTATATAGATTTAATTTAACTTCATAAGAAACTTTTGGTTCAGAATTTTCTTTTGCTATTTTGAGCGCGTCTAAATAAATACAAGTATCTGCGTTAGAAATTGAATAACTAATATTTATTTTAGGATTAAGGCTGCCATATTGAAAATAAATTTTTGGTTTTAGAGAAATATAATAAGCATTATTTTCTATTAAAATATAATAATCTTCATATTCTTTTAATAAAACTGTTTCTTGCTCAACCTCTATATTAACTAGCAATTCATTACTACTAGTATTTAACGATAATGAATCAATTTTAATTCTAGGATTTACCGCGATCGGAGTACCTTCAATAAAATTTTCAATTTTAATAGGAGAATTTTCTATCTCATTTCCATTTAAAACGCCAATACAAGGGAAGCGTTCTTCTTCCGAAACAGAATCTTTTATAAATTTAATTTGTTCTTCTGTAAATAAGCTACTATCTGTAATAATTAATACTGGCTTACGCACTCCATTATCCATTACAAATCCAAATTGACTTTGAGAGCCTACGGGGGAATTGCGTAAAGCATTTCTTATATAAGCAATTTGTTGAGATTCAGAAACATTCTCCTCATTTTTTAATTTTTCATTTAGTTCAACAATAGATTTATCATAATAAATAAAACTTAAATTACTAAAATTTTCTTTTATATAAGGCAAATCTTCTTCTTGTAATTCTGCCATTAAATAATATTTAGTAGTTGGCTCCGCTCCTTCCTCATAAGTAATTTTATTATCACCATCAAACTTTTTTGTATCCCAAATATATGAAGCATAACCATCTTCTGTAACTTCACTATTTCCTCCAAATGAGGCTTCATATTTATCTCCATAATCATTATAATTTTCTGGTTGCCAATATCCTTCACGAAGTGCGGGACCCATTATATGTTCAAAAGCTTTAATTTCTTTATCCTTTTCTTCAAGATATTCCTAATACTAATTTTCAAGAATGATTTTCTAGTCTTTATCATCTTCTAACTTTGTACTTATTTGGCTATATTTAGTACTATGCTAATTATATACTTCTGTCCAATATTCAAGAACATTAGTCCAATACGTTTCTGGAACATATTCACAAGTTAGCCAAAACGAAGTAAATTCCACTTCATTAAGCGTATTATCTAAATTTCTTATATATACTAAATTATTAAATTCATCAAATTCCATAACCCCATCAGTAATTTCATGGGCTTTATTAAATGGATCTTTTACATTAGTATAATCAATTATACCAGCATATAGCTTTACAGTACTTGGTATAATACCATTAACTGGCATTTTTATATAATATTTATCAGTATCTGTTTCTTTAATAAGCATACATGCTTTCGCATTAGCCCCACTTAAAGAAATTGCTTTATCATCACTACTAGTATTTAAAGCCCCAATATATGAACTTGCTACGTCCATTTGTTTCTTGGCTTCATCTTTCTATTTTAACTCAATACTTTGATTAGCTTTTTCATCTAAAATAATTTTTTCTAAATTGCTCTTTTTATTCCAAGTATCTTCAATGTTTTTATTTATTCTATTCATACGAATCTCATAATTACTAACTTCTTCATATTGCTCATCAGTAATTATATTAAATTTATGTAAATAATCAAAATTTAAAAGATAATCTTCTCTACTCTTATTAGCATCTACACTCATAATAGTAACTTTACCGCTATCAGACATTTCATAATCTACTGGCCGCACGAACATCTTTGTTACTAAATCTGTGCTATCAATCTCTCGCGTAATAAAAGTTGTATGATAAGGATAAGTTAAATCCATAAAACCATTTTCTTCTTGTATAAAATTATTATAATAAATAATTTTTCGCGCAATTATATGATAATTATCATCATGCTGATATTCATATCTACAAAAAACTCCAAAGGCTTCAGCAATTGTTTGAGTAATATTATAAAGATTGCTTTCTTCAATTTCTACCGGACGCTCTTTTTCGCGCGCGGTCTATACTGTTTTTGGTTTTAAAACACCGTTTTCTTCTTTCCAAGAGGAAACATAAGCATCTTCATATATTTTATCTTTATCATGACTGGCTTCTCCAAGCCAATTCATTTGAACATCATAATACCATATATTTGGAATTGGAGTAATTTCGGAACTCCAACGTTCTAGTCCACATTTATCTTCGTTCCAATACTATATAGTTTGGTGAGGCAAGGCTTCTCCATTTTTAAAGCAACTTTCGTAATAGGTATTAAATTCTTCTGCTGATAAACTAATCTTATATCCAATTTTTCCAAGTTCATGGAACGCGAGCCCTTCACATTCAACATCGCAATAAAGCTATTCTTCCTCATGACGTTCAATAACCTTAGTTATAACAAATTCAAATATAGCTTCGTCTTCTGTTTTTTTATTAAGAATTACTTTAATTTTACGAAGGCCAACCATTAAATTCCCATTTCTAGTATTATACCAAATTGGATTTTCTTTTTTATCAATGCCAATATCTAAATACATCGGTAAAGAAAATTTAAAATTCTACGTACCATCGGTATCTAAAATTAAATCTGGCTCTTCTATCTATCCTTTATTTTCTAAATTGGCCCACTTCAAGACAGTTATAAAACTATCTTGAAGTGTCCAAATAGAAACTTCATAACTACGGATAGGTACTTCCTGCCCATTTATGGTCATTGTTCTTCTATTTGCCATAGTTATTGTTCCTCCTTTTACTCATTATAAATACATATTATTATACTTAATAAACACATTACTTATCCCATTTTCTATGTCATGTCTAATAATATGAGAATGTAAGCGTGTTTCTTCTGATTCATCAGACCAAGCAACTATATTGCCATCATTAGTTGGCTGATTTCTATCTTCTATTATTAAGTAATTAGAACGAAGCATATCTCCAACATCTTCTGTCTTATCATTTATTTTATACCCCGCTTCATTTGTATCTAAAACACGATAACCCAATATACCACTAGCTTCACCAGTTTTACTATTAATTATAAAAGTAGAAGATAAAACATTTCCTTCCTCATCTTTAATAAAATTCTACATTTCTAATAAAGCAGTTTTTATATCATCGCTCTGTACTTTATCTTCTGACATTTCATTAATTATTTTATTGGCCCACGCACGTGGAGCGACATGATTAACAAAATCACGTATTTTTCCACGCACATCAGCCCAAGCTTCTCCTGCCTTCATTTCACTAAATATTTTAATAACCTAATTATATCCAGTGTAAGCACTAGGAGTAGTAAAATATAAATCTTTTTTAGTCAAACTTTCAATACTAAAAGTATTATAGGGCTATTCAGAATTAGTATAACTATTACGTGGAGAAGTTATATAATGAGTACTAGTATCAATTTCAGGAGTTAATGTAAATTTAATTTCAGGCATTGAAGGCGCGGTTCCACTATAATAAAGATAAAATACTTTTTCTTTATCAAAAAAATCAATAGAAGATAAGACTTCATTAGCTATTCTTGCACCAGATATCCAAATTTCTGGATTATAAGAAATTGTAGCAATCTTATATCTATCTTCTAATAAATTTAAATCTGTTGGAATATTGTCATAAGTAACCATGCCAATATTCAAATTTTTTCCACTGATATACTATCCATTTCCAAATATCATAGGATCTTGAATCATTCCAATAATAGGAATATTATCTTCTAATGAAATTTTTATCGCGTCAGGATCGTCAAAAATACTTATCTCTTCATTATTAGCATTAATCCATTTATCATGATATATATTATTTTCATCTAAATATCCAAAAACATTAATTTTAGAATACCAGAAAGGTTCGTCCATTACTAATTTTAAAGATATTTCTCCTTTATATAATGTTGTACTAGTTTGATAGTCCTAACCTGCAATACGCTTAATAACCTTTTTTTCAAAAGGTAAAACCGATGGAACCGGCGGTTCTGCCACACGTGCCATAATTGCGCGATTAGGATGTTCAGATAAAATTAATTCTCTTATTTTTCCTGCGGAGAACCATCTTAAAAATTCATCTAACTAATTCTATGTAATACCATCGGTTGCTAATGTGAAATCAATTTGATGATTTGTATAATGTGTTCCCCAATAAAATTGTCCATCTAATACTTCATACGAAGAAGTCAAATCTTCAAAATCAGAATATCCATCGCGTTGCATCCTATCTCCATTAATAGAAGCTACTAAATTATAATCTTCTATATTTTTTCCACCAAAGGAAAAACTTATAAAAGAGCGGTTCATGTAGGGGAGACGTTTCTCCCCTACATGAGTTACTTGATACACTTGTGTTCTTTCAGGACCAGTATTTTTAACTTCCTGACCCTATAAAAATCTTACTTCTGACATTCCTTTTACCCCCTAACACTTGTTGCTGCGGATTTACGAGCTATGCGTAGCATTTCATCTAATGCATTTTGACCAGCTCTACGAGCATCATAATCATTAGCTAAACGTTGAACATTCATTTGGACAACGGCATTCTCTATAACAGTGGAACTATTACGATTAATACTGTTATAATCATTTATAGAAGCATTTCCAGCCCATGTAGCTTGTAAATCTGATAATATATTGGCGAGAGAATTGCTCTTGCGTCCAAGAATATCTTCACGCAACATTTTGGTTTGTACTGGATTAAGCACTCCTTCATCCGCGTGAAGGAAAGCAGGGCCATCTTCTTCAACCATTCCTCCATGGTCATATCTTGTAAGTTTTCTTAAAGCATTTGGACTATCCTTCAATGAATCTACAACGGAGTAGCCTCCTTTATAAGAAGCCTTATAACCACATTTACTGCAAGGATTGCCGTCATGATTTTCTGCGGTTTTAGAAGCCCAAGAACCATCAGTATATAATCCAATTTTATAATGTTGTTTATCATCTTTCTATTCATATTTATATTTCCAGAAAGTTTTTTTCGGCTACTAAGCTTCTGTAATTGAAGTTGCTTCTGAAATAATGGTATTTTCTATATTTGAAGTTTCTTCTTTAGGTGGTTTAACAAGATTATAAGCAGCCTCTGCCGCTGCATTTGGATCGGCGGTTTCTTTTAATTTACTGTCATATATACTCTTCGCCGCAGCTTCCATTTCAGGTGTCCATTTATCTCCAAGCATTTCTTTCATTGCCATGATAAATATACCCCAGCTTTCGTCTATGTGACCTAACGCGGCGGCCTAAGCATCGAAATCATCACGGAAACTTTCCCACTATTCTGCTTTGAAAATCCAATCATTACCATTTTTTGCTTTAACGAGTGGAGACTAATCCCAATATTCGCTAGTTTTTTCTTGTATGAATCCTGCAATATCTTTTGGAGATTTACTCATAACTTCATAAACTTGTCCCCAAAGAAGTCCATTAGCTTTTTCATATTCAAGCTAAGTGTTCATCAATTCAATTTGAAGATCAAGTTTTTTAATCTATAAATCAGAAGCCTCTTTTACAGCATCAATTTGTTCTTGCTATTTATCAAAATAAGTATCCTATTCTTGCTATCTAATTTGTTCTTGTAACCTAGCAATTTGAGCCGCGGAACCGCCAGAACGTTGAAGTATGGCAAGCTATCTACGATTACGCTCTAGTTCTTGATTATTCTATTGTTTTTCATACATCGAACGCTCTTTATCTAACTAATTACTTAATCCATTAATAAAGTCTTCATTAGTTTTTTGTAAGGCATCTTTTGTATCTTCAATAGTTTTTATTTCACGCTCACGAGAATCTACAATAGCATTTAAAACTGCTTCTTCAACTTCTTTTTGATTATCTTTCATCGCTTCAAGCTATTCGTTCATTGTTTGAAGCTATTCTAGAACTGCTGTACGCTGCTCATTCCAAGAATCAAATAATTCCTAAAAGCTTTCCTATTCTTCTGTTAATATATCAGAAAATGCTTTAACCTTATCAACAAAATACTATTGTTCATTCTTTTCATAATCTTCTTTTTTGATTTCTAATCCAGATTCATTATATTTCATATATTTTTCAAATTCTGGATTTCGTGCGAGAATCATATTATATTGCTATTCTGGAGTTAAAGCTGCTCCACCATATTTATCTCTTGATTCAAATAATTGTTCTAACCATTGTTTTGCTTCTGAATCTTTATAATGCGTCTACCCAGAAGTTGGATCAAAAGTATATAAATCTCCAATTGGAGCATTTTGAAGTTGTTGCTGTCTTTCTTCAAAATATTCTTTTTGAGAGATAAATAATGATTGACTTGTAAGAGCAGATTCTCTTGCCTATTCATAAGTACGCTTTTGACTAGCATAATAAGCCTTACCATTAGAAATCATATCAGATTCAATTTTACTTCTTAACTATTCTTCATAATTAATTTGTTTTTCTAAATCTGCTATTTTCTATAACCAATTATACCAGCGTTCGACGTCACGAAGGAAAGGAGCGATGTCTTTATCGTTTCCTCCGCCGCCTCCGCCTCCGCCACCTTTCTTAGCTAAATCTACTAAACTAAGTCCAGCAAGCGCTTGCCATTGTGCGCGCAATTGTCTTAATGCCGCTAGTGCTGCGCTAGCAGAAGCCATCGCGGGACCACCTTCAGCATTGCCTTTAGCATAAGCAGTAGCTACACGTTCATTGGTTACTGCGTGACCACGACTTGAAGACATGCCGTTTTTAAGAAGTTGTTTAGTTTGTAAATGATTGAAAACGATGGCATCAGGAGTTAAATTAACAAATTCTGCTCCATTCTATCCCGCGACAAAATAACGACCATTTTGTACTACTAATTCTGGGCCAAGTTCGCCCATAAGAGTTCCTTTGGCTTGAGCATTACCAATTGCCTTGCCAAAATTACCAATAGCATTAACACGCACATTTTTAGAACCTGGGATTCTGCTTAATGAAGCTAAAACACTATCAATCCCTGATTCAGTCTAATTATTTACACTTACATCAATAACTGGAGTTAATGCATCAATTTCCTCCGCTTTCTTTTTAGTTTCTTCTAAAGCATTATCAGCATTCTAAGTTTCAGCATTTACATTAATAATCTATGTTTCAGTTATTATGCCGAGTGTCTAAGCAATTTCCTCTATTGATTTTCCTTTTAGCTATTTAAATACAGGAGTAGCTTCAACAAGTTGCTAAATTTTAATAGTATCTCCTACCGCGAAAGCGTTTTCAATTTCTTGACGAATTCCGCTGTCAATTGCTTTATAAGAAGTAGAATTTAATTTAACAGTTCCTAACTATAATCCAATTTCTATTGATTTTTGACTAATGACTTCCTCATCTGCTCCTTTAAGAACTACTTCTTTAACATACTAATTCCAATCTGTATATTGCGTTCCATTGGCTTCAAAACTGACTTCACCATTAGCATTACTTTTAACTTCAACCTCAATATTTTGGTTATCTAATGTAAATTTAATTGTTCCAGTAGCTATTTTTTCATCATATTCTATATTTTCTACATGGTAAGCTGCGAGGGCAGAACGGGCTACCGCTTCTTCAAAAGTATCATAACTAGCACCAGAAGAAGTCGTAAATTTTGTATTTCCTTTATCATCTAATTCTTCAACTATTACCGCACCATGTTTAACATATAGAGTAGTATCTCCCATCGGAACAACTAAATCTAAATTAGAGGTATTAGCTATTTGCTGAATAGAACTATATAAATCATCTAAATTATATTCACCAGATTGATACATTTGCCATAAAGAATTCATTAAAGAAGATAAAGCTTTGGCATTTTCTTCAGTTACGCCTTCTTCTGCGGTAACAGCATTATGTAACATTTCTCTTAAATTCTATCCATTTAATTTAACATTACTAATAAATTTACCTATTTCGCTATCTTCCGGTGCCTTTAATAACTCATTATTAATCCATTGCAAAGCTTGTTCATTTTTTATTATCTGATTTTTTCCTTCTTCCCAATTTACATCAGGAAATAAATCTACTAAATCTATCGTATTATCTCCGTTAGTAATATCTCCAAGCTTTTCCATCGCGACAACGGTTTCAAGCAATTGAATCATGCCATCAAGCATTTTAATTTGGCCTTTTGCTAAAGATCTTATACCATCTTCAACTCCACCGCTAAAAGCATCTGCACCTTCCTCAAAGTTTAATTCCATTCCACTAAGCGCAACTTTAATTTCTCCGGTGTCAGTAGCAACCAATGAAGCTGCGCCTTTTTCAATTAAGGCCGCGGCTGCTTCTAATGAACCATTTAATTTCTATCCGGCAAATTCAATAGGTCCTCCAAGTGCGGCAATATTATTTAATTCAGTAACAATATTATACCAATCTTGATAATCAACAAAACCGGATTTAATATTTTCCTCAATTATTTCTCCATTAATATTACGTTTTGTATAAGTTCCTTGGTTTTCAAAAGCGTCATTTAATGTATTAACTGCCTTTGCCCAATTTTCATAATAGTTAATTGGATTATTCTGACCGCTTGGAATTTTCTTTGACATAAAATTAAATGAATCATCTTCTGTAGTGGAACGTATAGCAAGAATTTCTTTCGCGAGGGCCAACTCCTAACTATATTGTTGTGCTCTAGCAGGATGTTCCTAATCTTCAATCCATGCAATTCGTGACATTATATCAGATATTCCGCTATAATGCTCATTACTTTCTTGTAAAGATTTATTTAATTCATCAAATATTAATTTACCTTGTATAGCATCTATTTGACGAATTGTCCCATATAACTAAATAGCAGAATTTTGTGCTAATTTAAATCCTTCAGTAGTCTAAGTAAATTGTAAATTAGTAATTCCAAGAGAAGCAGCCTTATTAATTAGATCTTCGCGTCCAGTATTATCTAATGTTCCTTTAATACCATTAGTTATAGCTTCGGCATAAGATTTAATTATATTTTGAATCATATCTTGAATTTCAGCAGATATTTCAATTCCAGCTTTTTCCGCGGCTACAGTTAATGCTTGCGCTACGCCTATTAAATTCGCGTCTTTATCAAGAGTTAAAATACCTTTTACTAATGAAGCTCCATAGTTTGATAATTCAACTTGTAAATCATTAAAAGGATTCTAAGCCTCATATACATTTCCCATTTTTCCAGGAATTGTAATAATCTATTTTTGTAATTCAGTATATAATTCCGTTAAATTAAGCTAATCTCCGCCTTTTACATTTTCAAGCCCTTTAATTTCTTCTTCAATAGATTTTTCAGTCTATTTATTAAATTCTATTAAAGAATCATTATAAGTCTTAAATGCAGAAGTGTATTCTTCTGAACCAGGCTGCCAGCCCATTTGTGCCGCAAAGGCAGTAAAATCTGTAAGACGAATTTTACCTGCACCAATTGACTAATATAAATTAGAATTATTTTTCAGCCATGTTTCTAAATCCCAACCTTGTTGCTTAGCTAAAATTTCTCCCAAGGTTTCATAAGTCATTCCCATTGCGTCGCCCATCGCGGCAATAGCATCTATGTCTCCTTGTTCCTGCGCTGTTCTTAATTTAGCATAAGCACTGTTTATATCTGCCTGAGTAGCTCCCGCGACAACTTTCATTTCATCATATAATTTCTAATATGCGTCAACCATGCTGCCAACGGCAGTAATAACTCCAGTAGGATCAATTGTGAATCCAGCGCTTTCTAATAAAACTTTTTGTTCATCAGAAACAACTGTTCCAATCATTTCTTCATTTAATAAGTCAAATACTGATTGAAGAACATTAACTCTTGTTTTAAATGCCGCTTCAATATCTTCTTGGGTTGTTTTATCGCCTTTGATTTTTTTAATCTCAGTAATCGCAGCTTCTCCGCCAGCACGAAGTATGCTGATAGTGTTATCTGCCTGACTCTCTGCCCATTCTTTTATAGCTTCAGGAGTACCAAATATACCATATTGCTAAGAATGAGTTTTATAATAATCTATAATAATATTTCTATATTTCTACTAATCTTCTTTTGAATTTGTTGCTAAAATACCAGATACATCAATCTAATCAATAGTAAAAGAATCAATTTGTTTTTGTATCCAACTATTTATATCTTCTGGCTTTATCGTTCCATTCTTCGCCAATAGTTTTGCCTATGCTTCTAATATAGGTTTCAATGTAGTGGCATCTAATCTCCAAACGCCTAAAATTTCATCATAATCAAATTTTGCCCCAGCAAAATCAGACTTGAACTATTCCATTTGAGCTATACTAGTCGTACCACTAGTTGCCATTGAAAGAATAGACTAAATGTTTTTAATATAAATATCAGATGCTTGATTAACTAAATCATTAAAGACGTTTCCTAAAAGTTCTAATAAAACAGCAATATTAACTTTAAATGTGCCATCCGCCTGTTTTTTAGATAAAGCAGAACTTATATCTACACCCTAATAAGCAGTTTTTAATTCTGCTAACATGTCTTCAGTAACGTGTTCAGAATTTTCTATTATAGTAGATAAAACTCCATACTTGCGCCCATCTCCAAGCTAATATTCTAATTGTCTTACAAGAGCAGTGAGAGCGTTAATTGCTTCTGGACTTGCCCCTTCAGCAGCATATTGTTGAATTAGCTCATTAATTTTGCCAATAGCGTTTATAGTTGGAGTAAATTGCTATGTAAAAGAGTCCCAATTAAAGCCATAACGCTTCATGCGTCTCTATATTAAATCATCTGTTAAATTATCTATATCCGTTTCTGGATATAAACTCTTTAATAAAGTTCTAGCCTAATCCATAGAAAAACTAGAAGTAATTACATTCTATAAAGCTTGTTGCTATACTGGCTTTTTACTTTCATATTCCTATTTAACCTATCTAATCCATTGCTAAGAAGCGGGATCTTTAAAATCACTAGTCTACAAAGCCATTAATGCCGCTTGCATCTAAAATTCAGATTGAATCTAATAAATTCCATCTACTGCAGAAATTCCTAATTTTTGTATAATTTCAGTAGGAATTTTATCAACTCGAACTCTTGTTCCAGCTTTAGCCGAAGCTAAAGATTGAAGTTGAGATAAAGCTTGTTTAGAAATATCTTGTTCATCTAAATTTTTAATCTATAAATCAATGCTTTTAGATAAAAGTTCTTTATAAGCTTCTGAATTGGGATCGAGCGTTAATTCAAGCGCTTTTGCTAAACCCTCAGCCGCTTGTATTAAAGAAACTCCTTTTTTTAATTTAAAACCACCTTTTAAATCTTTTTCTAAATAATCTTGAGCTGCTTCTATTAATTCCCCTGAACCGTCGTCTTTTATTAATTGAGAAACTAAATTTTCTGTAGCAGATATTGTTCCATCTTCAATCTAATTTATTAAAGAAGCAACCTAATCCTACGACTATTTAAATTCTAAAAATTTGGCTAAAGCTTCTTGATAATCTTCGTCAGTAGCTTCAGCATCATTTCTAATTGCTTCTACTTCCTCCCAAGCCTCCTAAAGCATATCCATTGACTCTTCTGCTACTAACTATTGAGTTTCCTTACTCATTATATCAAAAGTTTTTCCAGAAACGATTTCATCTAATGCATTCTAATGCTATTTTAAATTTGACTATGCAGCACTCGAAACTGATTTACTTGATAATTTTAAGTCAACGCCATAATTTTTAAGAGTTTGCTAAAAATTTTCTAATTGCCCTTCTATTAAATAGTCCCATAATTCATTTAATAGCTCCTCATTACTATTTTCGCCAAGCGCTTTCTATAAAGCAGTTCTAACCGCATTAAAATCTGTTTCTGTATATGAGCCCGCAGCAAAAATATCATAATTTTGTTTACGTAACCAGTCCACAGCGGCTTCAGAAGTCATCTGCTATGTTTCTTTCGCAGCTTCTTCTTCATCATTTATCCATTCAGATACAACTACTTCCCAAAATTCATCAAATGTTTCATAGCCCCCTACTGCTATATCCTACATCATCTAATCATATAGATCTTCTAATTCTTCTTGAACATATTCCCCAGGTTGACCTTTTAATACAATCTAACCCGCTATTGTAGCACGCATGGCTTTTCTGGCGTCTTCACTTGCAGTTTCATAATTCGGAAAAGTAGCATAATATTCTTTATTTGAATCAATAAATTCTTTTATTGCTTTAGCATTTTTATTCTGTTTGCTTACTTCTTTAAGTCTATTATTATTTTCTTTTGTAGTATTACCAATAGCTATTTCTAAAGCTTTTTCAGTGGCTACATATCCGCCCAAATCAGAATTATATTTATATAAATCTCGCCAATTTAATTGTGATTTATCGTCCTCTGTATAATTTTTTAATAATTCTTCCGCGGCTTTCATAGCTTCTGACTTAGATAAACTCTTAGTTTGATTATCAAAAGCTTCTTCTAAAGTTTTTGCAGTATTAATAGTGGTTTCTTTTAACTATTCTAATATTGTAGAAACACTTATACGATAACTATTCGCCGCCTACTTTAAAACCTCAGCTGCGGAGGTAATATCCACTTCGTTTTCTGAACCTTTTTCTAATTCAACCTTACTTAATTCTTCTGCTGCAGCACGTAAACTTGAAGAATCAGAAAAATCTATATTCTTAACAATAGATGCTATTTCTAATTGAACACTATCAGAAACTCCAGCTATTAATTTATAGAATTCAACTAAATTTTCTCCATAAATTCTAGCATCAGAAAATAATCCTTTATCTAATAAATTTTTATATTCTGCTAGCCCGGCACGAAGAGAAGGAATTAATTGAGTAATTAAACCAGATTCAGCATTTCCTTCTTCATTAAAAGAAATGATTTGTTCTACATTTTTTAATTCTTCTAATTCATTTATCTAATTCTCCATTCCTTCTAAAGCGGCATTTCGGATAGCTTCAAAATTTTCTTTAAAAGCGTCTGCATATTTTTCCCAACCATTAGTTAATATTGATTCAATTGAATAAAAGCTAGAAAATTGTGAATAATCTAAATTCATTAATTTATCCGCAGTTGTAGTATCTGATAAAATTAATGTTTCTAAATTATTATATTTATCAGTGTATCCTTCTTTAGTAACAACTTCATCAACTGTATTGAACATACTAGAAATAAATTTTACATATTTCTATAATTTTTGTCCTGAAGATTTAGAGGTTGAAAGTAAATTATTTATTCTATCTTGAACCTTAGCTTCTATATCAGAATTTGTTATAGCTTCTTCTATCGTTCCAATCGTTTCCTAATAATTATCAAAAATTCTTTGCACTTTAATACGCATCTATGAAGCTAATTTTATTAACTCTTCATAACTATATTTCTCTATTGCTTTATATGGGTCTTCTTCTTCTGAAAGCTTATCAAATTGTTTTAAGAAATCTTTATTTTCATCTATACTAATATAGCTTTTAATTGCCTGTAAAATGGCTTTTCTTACACCTTCCTAGGCGTCAGTTAATACTTCTTCTCCATTATTTACTGCGCTATTATAAAGATTTTTATAAAATGTATTTAAATTTTCAGGCTTAGCTTCAACATCTTTTATAATCCAATTATATATAGATTCTTCATCAATTAAACCATTTTTAAGAAGAGGAGCTTCGAATATATAACCCAATTCTTCATCATATTTTTTAAAATTAAATCCATAGATTTTACTATTTTTAAGGGTATTTTGTCTAAATTCTGTATTTAAATTATTTCTATAAACTGAATTTATATATTGTTCATATAAGGCATATGCAGGATTAAATTCATATTTTCCAAGTTGATCCCACGACATAGAATATTTTAATGAATCATATAAACTATTGGCAGTTTCTTTTAAATTTATTGTATTTATTTCACTTGACTTAATTTTATCAAACGAAAGAGAAGTAAGAAGCTCTTCTACACTTTGTTTTCTTGCTTCTAAGACTTCTTTTTCTCCTTTTAAACTTTTCATAGTGGCCTAAGCAGTTGCTAATCTGGCTTCTGCTAATGCCTCTTCCATAGAAGTGACATTAATAAGTATATCTCCATTAACACTTATACTATCAATAAACTATGGATAAGAATCTGCTAGCTAATTCATGTATTCCGCATATTCTTTCGCATCTTCAACAGAATCATACTAATGTTTCTATAATTCAATTAACTTATTATAAGCCGTTTCTAATGTCTTACTTTCATTTTTTGCTTCGGCCTCTTGCTATTTTGCTTGTTCTAAACGTTTTTCCGCTAATTCAATCTAACGCGCGGTAGAAACATTTAACATATCAAAAGCAGAAACTAAATTTCCAAAATTAGAAATTACTCCTGTTAATGCTCCTGCTATTGCTCCAGGTAGTCCCCCTGTTGCCGCCCCAGATAGCGTATTTCCTAATATTCCTGCTCCTGCTCCTCCAAGCATATGCCATCCAGAAATTCGATCTTCTGTTGGAGTTGTACTAGAACCATATTTACTTAAACTACTAATAGTAAGCGCTGAGCCTGCCGCGGAAAACGCTGCTCCTAAATAACGTGCAGCGGTTCCTGCAACACTTTTTAATCCTTTAGAGAAAGTTGTACCAGATTGTGCCTGTCTTTCTCCTTCTTGACGTCCTTCTTCGGTAGCTTTTCCAATTTCCCTACCTTTTTCTCTAGCACTACTTATAGTCTTTGTTAAAGTTAAATCTAAATGCGCTTTTGCCTTATCAATTCCCGCCGCGATTTCAGAAATAATTAAAGATAAAATATTTTTAATTGCCATTACCAAATTCGCTCCAACCGCAATCGCAGTTGTAGGAATTTTGTCAAACATTTTGGGTAAATGATTTGCCGCATCAATTACATTAGTAATGGTATCTAAAATATTCTTATATAATTCTTCAATACCCGCACTGGTATAAAATTCTTGGACAGTAACTTTCATACGTTCAATACGTGCATCAATAGAATCCAAAGTTTTTAAAGTCTATAATTCTCCAGTACCTTCAGCATTTTCTGCGGTTTCCAATGCTTTCTTATATTCATCAATATTGCCTACTAACGCTAAGAAACGAGATTGTTGTCTATTGCCCGCCATTAAGGTAGCAATATATCTCTAAGCATTCTTGTCAAGGCCGTTCCACTTTTCTCCTAATTCAAGAATAACATCATCAAAATCTCTAAATTGTCCATTAACATCATGTATTTTAATTCCAACAGTTTGCAAGGCTTTATCGACCCTGTTCAAACTCATTTCTTCGCCTTCACTATCTACTAACTTACTTGGATCACTAGTCATTTCACCATAACGAGAAATAACAGATTTCAAAGCAGTACCAATATTAGTAGCAGATTCACGAGTAGTAGCGATCATAGTTGCCATCATAGCAGTTGTAGCTTCAAAACTAGAACCCACCGCTTCAGCAGAAGAAGCCGTTTTACTAATAGCAACTGCTAATTCTTCTGTGCTGGAAGCAGTTGTAGCCGCTAAGGCACTATAGACGTCAGTTACATGTGCCGCATCAGACATTTCTAATTTAAAACCACGAATAGCAGTTGTCATGTAGTCTGCCGCAGTAGCATAATCTAATCCGGCAATACGTGCCATTTTTAAAGTCTCAGTAGTTAAAATCATTGTATCATTTTGATTTAAACCCTATTGATAATAAATCTGAGATACTTCATATACACCTTTAATAGCAACACCATATTGACGAGCAATTTGACTATATTTACCAATTTGTCCCCATAAATCTTCCTAAGACATATTGGTAACAACTGCAATTTGAGTCATTACACTATCAAGTTCTTGAATATGCTGGCGCATTTCCTGGACCGCGCGTTTAGTTAAATTTAAGACTTGATAAAAACCCATCCAATGCTTTACCGCAGACTGAACATTTGTTAAAGCTTTTTGTTTGGATTCAATATTCGCTAATCCTTCCGCATATTGTCTAATAGATTCTTTTGCTTTATCCGCGGAGTCTCCTTCCTATTCAAATACCTAACCGACTCCTCCATGAATTAATTGAAGACGTTCTGCGACAACCTAAGCAATGATTTGGCTTAACTCTTCATATTTTGATTTTTTTCCTTCTAAGCTTGCTTCTTCTTGTGCTCCAGTTTGCGCGACGATATTTCTAACTTCTCCTAATTGCAGCAAAGCCGCACTTAGCTACTATAATTTTTCCTACTATTCTGCGGGATCTATATTCTAAAAAGAATTTAAAACCTAAGATACAACGGTATTAATGGCAGAACTTAATTCAGTATTTCTAAATGTCTTGGGATCAATTTTAATAATATCATTTAAATTAATATTATATTTTGCAAAAATTTCAGTAATACTGTCTTTAAATCCTTTTACATCAGTAATAACGTCTTTTCCTTCTATATTGTCAAATACTTGCTTTAATTTTAATTTCATGCTTTCTTTGACTTTATCAACGTCTAAAGTTTCTATGTTTTCTGTTAATTGAGTAATTAAATCAGTTAAATATTGACTAATACCCCGTCCACTTGAATAAAGCTTGCTGTCTCCGTCAATGAACTCAATATCTTTAAATTTTTCCTACATCTATTTAACTATATCTAATTTCTTTTGCCAATTTACAGTTTCTCCTTCACTATTTTTATTTTTATCTCTAAGAGTAATTAATTCATTTATTGCATTCTATAATTCATTCTTTTTATTTTCTAAATTCTATTTAATTTGATCAGTAGACTTATTTATTTCTTCCATCTACCCTTCTAAAACTTTTGATACATTTTTATTAACAGAAACTTGTAATCCCAAATTAGTATTTGGAGTTAAATTAAATTCCTTTGTATATAATTCCGTAATAGCCTTACGAGCTTTCTCTGCTCCACTTGTAGTTAATACTTTTGAAGTAATATCTTTTGAAGAAATCGTAGAATTTAATTCATTAATAATAGAATCTTTATTTAATTTTCCATTATTAACTATCGCTTCCATAGACTTAATTTTATTAGAAGTTTTATCAATTTCTTCCTAAGTCTTTTGCATCGCCGCATCAATTTTCTAAGTAAAAGACTAGAAAGTTGTTTTAGATAAATCTACAGAAATGTCATTAGCTACTTGACGTACTTTCTATATTGAAGCAACTGAGCTATCTTCAAATAATTTGCCCACTTTCCCGCTCTAAATCTATCTTATCTCTCCTTGTAACGCTTCCATTTCAGTTCTAATTTGCGTAATTCTCTGTTGAGTTTCTTCAGGAAATAATAAATCACTTTCTTTAAGATAATCAAACATTCCACCGGCAGAAGAAATTTGATTAAAAACTTTATTTAAATCCGATAAGAATTTTTTAGAACCACTAGAAGTCTAAAATGCTTGCCCCATATTGGTTTTTAAATCATTGGCCTATTTTAGGGCGCGATCAAGCATAGAATTTATAGTTTTAAATGAAGTACTATCTACCTTTACTCCTTCTTGTAACTATTTTTTTAAATTATTAATCTAATTGACCGCAGAATCCAAACTTAATAGAACTGGGACCTATAAAGATTCACTTGCATTATTCATACTTTTTCACCTCTCCTTTCACACCTAATAAAAAAAGAGCCACTCTCCTACTTGAGGAAAGTGGCTTAAATATCACCGTCTTCATCACTATTAAGACGCGTAATCTCCAAAATCAAACTCTTTTTATTTCCACCAACGTTTTCCGGCAAACCAATAATATTGAATGTGGATACCGCTGGATCTGCCCTTTCTCCCAAGCGTAAGTTTATATCACTCACAACTCTCACTTTCGGCATATAAATTAAATTAGTATAATTATAGCCTTCATTTTCATCCTTGGAGTAAAACTTACCCTCAAGAGTGAATAATCCATTAAAGCGTTCTTTCTACACTGTATATATTAACGCTTTATCTCCATATTCATAGTAGTAATCTACCAGATATTCTTTATTAATATCCGCTGGTCTAGTTAATTCTTTGTCCTCATAAAGTGCGATACAGACTCTATTTAATGGGTTTTCTACATTTAAAATTTTCCCATAAATTTTTCTCTAAGCTACGTCTCGCTAATATTCAAAAATAAAAACTTTATGAGTTCTATTTATAATAGGCATATGCTATATATAAATAATATTATCATATGTTATATCATCAATAACTTTAGTTTCTAACTCAAAAGGACCTTCTCGCTTAGAAACAAGTAAAGGTTCTTCCTATTGTTCTCCACTAGTAACATTAGCACTTAATAAAATGCCCATACTAATAGAGGACATAACCCCTTCAGAAAACTAAAAAGAAACCTCAGATCTATCTTCCCAAATGACACGCGGTAAATTAGCCCAACCTCCGCGCGCCATTATAGGCGCATCACGCTCGGAAAGAACAGACATTTTTATATTTTCAAAATATAAAACGGGTTCTCCTTCTTCTATATATCTATTTCCAAACCGCATAGGAACTTTTGCTTTTAATGAAACCTCATATAATTCTTTTATGCCAAAATATTGATCAATCATGCGGTTTCACCTCATACAAAAAAATTGGTCTAGAGATATTAAATCTCTAGACCAACATATATTAATTATTTATTAGCCCGCTGAACCGCTGCCAATTGAACCATAGTCATTACCACTATTATCTTCTGAACTAGAACCAATATTGTAACGAACTAGCTTCATCATTTCATTCTGTCCTTCATCGTTAGTAGAACGTAATACGTTTAGCTGCATTTCAAAGGTAGAAGGATCACCTTCGGCTTCTAGAGTAATAGTAACCTCAGAAAGAACCTTAGCCTTATTGATAACAAACTGGAATGGTTCATCCTTACCAGTTTTTTCAGAACGCATGAAAGTATCTCCTACAACTTTATAGGTGCCAGGGAAGGTATCAGGAGAAATTGTTACTTCAATTGCGGTTTCATTACCAGCATCATTTTCTATAACCTCTTCCCAGAAAATACGAACGTGATCGCCCTGAGCGGTAGCAACACTCTTATTAGTGGTTACAGGTTCCGCACCGGAAGTATCAGTTTCAGTACCAATCATTGAAGGATTTACAAAATTAATAGCTTTTGTACCATCAATAGAGACGGCGGCACCAGTAGCACTAGAAACAACTAACTGAGTACGAGCGCCAGTTGTTAAGTTAATTAAACGAATTGGATGACCATACTTAGCAGTAGGAGTTAATTCTACATTTGTTAAGTGATCTTTGGGCTTTGGCACAACACCATTAGCACCACATACAACTTCTTCAGTATGACGTACAATTACGGGAGCGGTTGCGGTAGGACGCTTAATAGCACCACCAAGCATGAAACGTAGAGATTCTAGTGACATTAGAGCATCTTCTAGGGTAATATTAATTTCCTTACCATAGTCCCATTGTACTAGACGAGGATTGCCCCAACCACCTTGCGCGGCGGTATTTTCAGCAGTAGTTTCAATAGTAGAAACCTTTAGAGTATCAAGGAATAGAACGATATCGCCTTTATAAACACCAGCGGCTAGATCGTCATCTAGTGCTTCAAAGTATACGTTAGCAACTTCCTTAATGCCATATTTATCAAAAATATTTACAGCCATAATAAGTTACCTCCTATTTAATCATGATTTTTCAGAGTTAGCAATGGATCGCATCCAATGCTTCAATTGAGATTTTTTAAGTTTTGCCCCAGCCATTGCGGCCTGATTGTTTATATTAAACTGATCACGCCATCCCATGCGTTTGAGCTGGTCATGAAAAGCATAATAAGTAATGTTCCAAATATTTTCCATATTAAGACCACAGTTATTAATAGTAATACTCCCAATAAGATCAGATAGTTTTAAATCACTTTTTTCGCGCGCGGCCTATTTAGCTTTTGCGCGGCGAACTTTTTCGCGGTTTGCACGCATTTGCATTTTCAATTTCTTAGTTGCGGGCGGGTCATCTTCATTAATAATAATTTCTTCACCCTCAACCTCAAGAAAATACATTCGACGCAAAATCTACTATAACTCATAGAACTTGCCTTCGTTGATTATGTGCTATTCTTTTAGCGGACCTATAATAATCTGTTCCTACTCAGGTAAAAACATTATATTTTCATGAGTAAAAAACTAAAATGCCGCTTTCATTGTTAAATTAACTTCTGAATCAAAAGAAGTTATCATTAACACATACTAGAAGTCTGTTAATTGCTCCATCAACTATTTAAATTCACTATCTTCTCCCGGTTTGGGAATTGGTTTTTCTATAGTCATAACATTTAAATATTTCTAAAAAGTATCATATCCTAAATCAACTATTTCTCCCATTGTAGCTGGATAAATCGCACAAATGTCATCTAATAAAATTGGGGAACCTTTTTGAAATTTTAAAATTTCATTATCAGTTAAATTCATTGATTTTATAGTACATAGAATAACCGCCAAGCCAAGGAGTTAAAGTGAGGGTATCCGCGCGATAAAACTACAATGTTCCGATTCCTGCCATTTTTGCCTCATTAAACATCGTATCAATTTCCTGCATAATAAGATAAGGACGTAATGAGTTTTCATTTAAAACCCACTCATCATATGGACAAGCAATATCAAATCGTACAGTTGATACTTTAAACTCCTAATTTAATTGATTAACTACAAAGTTATCAAATACAGCGATTACATACGACATTTTCTCCGTACTATCATCAAATACTTTTGGCACTATTAAAATCTATTTATGAATCAAGTCAGTGCCATCGACATTTGGCTATTTTTCATTTACCTATAAGGGGTCTTTAGTTTGATATTTTAATAATCTACATAATTTAGAATTTGACATTAATTTATTAGCAATCCTAAACGTATTTTCGCCCATTACAGCAAATCTTCTTTGTGTTGGTTCTGCCATAATCCTCACCTCACCATAATGGAACTATACGAATAGTTTTTGTATAAATTTGATTACCATAACTCGCTATTAATTCTACCATTCCTAATTTATTATTATTATTAGCATGTACAGTACAACTATTATTTATTGTATTTGTAATAGTAGCGAGAGAGGTATCATTTATTGTAAATGATATATTAGATGTAATAATACTATCATCATTGGTACTACATAACATATAAATCTATTCACGATCTAGACGTATTTTATCATTGCCCTTAATATAACAAGAAAATTCAGTTTCTTCACTACCAACTTTAATATGAATAATTAATGGTTCCTACTCAATATCGTCGCAATCTAATAACTTAATGGCAATATCTGTTTCTCCGTTTCCTACCGCGGTTAAAACATTATTTTTTAATCTTGCGACTTCCTTATTCAATGAAGTATATTCAACTCTCATATTAACTGGGATGCCATTTTTCATAATCGTATAAATAGGTTCAATAGGTTCATTAATATTAAATACCTAAATTGTTTCTGGTAGAGCCAATGTATATATAGCCCGCTTATCAGTATCTGCAATACCATTTGGTACATCGTCATATACCATATTAATTTTATTTTCAGTTAAAGATAAATAGATTGTTCCAGGAACACTAGTATGATCGTATTCAATTACCTGCCAAGATTCTTCTTCAATAATAAAATTTGTCGCACGGTCTATTACACGCCGCGGCATTAGAATCTCTGCATATTTATTTGGCTAAGGAGTAATCAAAGCATTCCAAGTTCTGTAATTACCTTTAATTTTTGAATCCAATGAACTTACAACATAAGCCCAAGAAGATTGTAAATGCCCAAGGGCATCTATCCATTTTAATAAATAATTACATCTTATAATAGAAAATGTACGATAAGTTCCATTAACCTTCTTTTCTTCTGAAAATAATAACCATTTTTCTATCGTAGCATCTTCTTGTTCCCAGTTCATTATATCTCCAACCTAAAGAGGAATACTATTGCTTACATTTAAAAACATAATTTTCTAATATTCCTTATCTTTATTTGTTAAAATTATTCCATTAAAATATAAACCGCGTTCAATAGAAAGATCTTGTATAGTATGTGGAGATTCTGCTAGCCATTTTTCAAATGAACGAATTCCTCCATTTCTAATACGTTCCGCAGTTGTCTGCCCTAAATGATTTACGCGCGAATGATATACTTCAAGATAGTTCATCAGGAGATTCTAATCCGCCAACAAGATTCATACATTCAAATACAGTTTTTCTAAAATAATCATAAGATAAATAACGTAATGAATGTAACTTACCCATCAAGGGCCACCAATTGATTGAATTCGCGCCAAGTCCTTGTAATTCAATAATAATTGAATCAAGAAATTTTTCCCATTCTCCATTTTTTTCTTTTTCACAAAGCAAGCCATATAAACGACCTTTTAATTTATTACGATAACCTTCAAAAATTTCATCGGATGGCATTTTTCTTACCTGCCAGTTTTCCAAATAAAGCCGCCGGCCGTTTGGCTCTAGAACGATCATAAATCCCTTCGGCCTTATGTACTTCTAAAGCTATTGAGGCTTCTAATTTTATTAATTTATCTAAATGATTTGCTTGTGAAAAATCTTTATCGGCATACAACTGACGAATATTTTCCCAACTATTTATACAACGCTTTACCCATTCATGTTTCATGTAAAGCGCTAATAGCTAAATTTCATCATTTGTTAAATCATTGACAAATTGAAATTTATGTAATGGAGAAGGATCATCTTCCTCTTTATCTAAATTTTCAATTGTTAAGTCTACTCTTGGATATTTAAATCGGAAAATGGCTATTTTTAGAAGTTCTTGCCAGTCCCGCTCTACGATGGCCAATTCTTCTTCAAGTGTCCATTCATCCGCAGTAATGCGCCCCAAGAAGGCATCATATACTTTTAAGAAAGGAGTGGCCATTAAATCTCTTCTGCGTGTCTTGTATTGATTAGTTCAATAATGTCTTTATCGCAATATTTTCTAATCAATGTGACAAATCCAGAATTAGTAATTCCCTTTTCCACAGCAAGGTCAACTACTGTTTCCTTTTCTGCGGGAGCGGCAGTAGGAATAAATTTAGCAAATTCAGTAATATTCAATTCATCTAGCATCTTGGAGATTTGTTGTTTATCAAAAACATTATTGGGTAATTCTTCTACCTTTTCTTCATCTTCAAGACCGGATACGTATAGATAATGCGCCCGCACTAATGAGTTAAAACCAACATCAAATGTTAAGTCTTCGTAAGTATCCTTATCTACAATAATTGCACGACCAGGAACTAATTCACGATTTAGTTTAGCTTCGGGTACAAAAAGTGATACAGTAGCATTGCTTATATTTTTAATTGTAATTTTATCCATAAAATATTCCTCCTTTTATCTCCAAAAAGAAAGGGGTGGAATTTTATCCACCCCATTTATATATTAGTGAGTTACACCAGTTAGATTTTCATCATATGCTTCCCAATTAGTATTTACATCCAAAGAACTATTGTAATAAATACCCCAGAAGTTTAGAGGAGAAACAAGAGCTAGACCAACCTTAGTGTAAGCTTGTAATGTAATAGAATTGTCACCTTCATGATCATTCCATTCACGGAAGTAAGAATTGCCTTCAAAGATTAGCTTAAACATCTTTTCCTTACCAGTAGGAATTACATATGCAAAAGCAGGATTCATTACTAGCTTTTCATTTGTTTCGTCAGTGAAGGACTGAGGCATTAGAACAACAGGAACGCCCTGGAACTTGCCTACATAACCACGTTCACGAATATCAATGACATCCTGATCGGCAATCTTAGTAGTGTTATTATAAACAATAGCATTTACCATTTCAGCCGCAAATTCAGGTGAGCAATAGATTACTGGGCTACCATAAGCTGCAACAGTATTACAAAGTTTCTTCATAGCAGTAGGATTGAAAGCATTAGCAGCAACCTTATTACGAGGAAGCATTTTCTTCCAAGTAGAAAGTAGCATTTCTTGAATCATTTCAAAAATACGATCTACCATACCTTCATTGATTACTTCGTATAAATCGGTAATACTTTCCACGCCGTCTAGATAACGTTCAAAATCTACAGTACCAGCTCCGCCTAATGCGAAGATGTATAGATCAAAACGATCACGGTCTAGTCTAAAGGTTTCATAGTTACCAGATTCAGTAGCGCGAGTAACAAACTGCTTGCCACGTTGTTTTCCGCGAGTTACATAAAATTCTGGACGACTGCCTTGTGGCACACGCATAACTTCAGTAAACATATCTAGAGCAGAAGTTAGACTCTGAGGTAGAACTTCATCTAGATTTTGTGATAATAGTTCAAATAGATCAATCTTATTACGCTCAAACTTATAACGATTTAGACGACCATTTTCATCACAAAGTAATTTCTTTAGCTCATCATGTAGAGCGGCTTCATAATCATAATCGGCGGCCGCGAACTCAGCGGGGACTTTACGTCCGAATACGCCATTCATTAAAACTTTTAGATCATTATTCATAAGTCCGCACCTCCTTATTATAGACTTATAATCTGATACTTAACGCCTTTTTCGCCGTTAGGTACAGTATAGAATTTTACAACTTTAGCATAAATACCAGAATTAGGTTTAGTAGCAGTAATCTTGGGAACTGCTTTTGCATAAGCTTCAGTAGCAGCTACACCGGGTACTACATATAGAGGAGTAGTATCAATAGCTTCTAGTGCAGTAAATAGAACTTCATCAGAAGTCTTTTCACTACCAGTAGTAGTTACAGCGGCAAATTCAGTATCGTCATATTGTAGACAATTTGTAGTTACAGTATCGCCAATACCAAATAATCCAACACGAGGATAATCGCCAGCGATTTTACGTCCAAAGGTCTTTAAACCATAATGGAAAATATCATATTCTTTTTCTGTGGTATATACAATACCAATTGGTTTATCAGTTGCGGCAGCAGGGGCGTTAATAGCACCAGCAGCTTTGTCGCCAACAACCCACATACCGTTTTCACAAGGATGTTCCTTAGTAAATGCCTCTCCGAGAGGAGTTTGAGATACAACCATACCAGTCTTAGGGAACGCTACTTGATTTAGTTCTAGACTAGCATATTGTTCACATGGAAATCTTTTCATGCTCATAATTTATTCCCTCCTAATTATTTCTTATACTTTTCAATAAGTAAAGCGAAAGAAGATCTATTATCAGGTTCTGGTAGGGGTACTTTCTTAGTTTCCTCTTTACCAGTCATTTGCTTGTTGGCAAAAGCAATAGCTAATTTACCTTCTAGCTCGTCATATGAGAAGTCATTAATCCTGGCTCTAATTGGGTTAATTTCTTCTTCTTCCAAAAGTTTTTCATAATTTTCAATTAAATTATTTTTCTTTTCCACAGCAATATTATTTAATTGTGCTTCATAGTTAGATACAGTAGCTTGTAATTGTGCGTTTTGAGCGCGAAGGCTTTCAAGTTCTGTATTGGTAGCTTCCACGCTTGCTTCTAGTTCTTGAATGCGAGCATTCGCCGCGTCAAATTGTTGTTGTAGCGCACTATTGGCGTTATGTAAATCTGTACATTGCTGCTGTAGGGCTTCAAATTCGACGTTATTGTTTTCTTCCGCGGCTGGCTCTTGTTGTTCGGGCTCAGTAACTACTGGCTCTGCAACTGTGGAGGGCTCTGCCGCAGGTTCTTGAAACGTGGCAGGTTCTTGTCCCTGCACGTTATTCTCTAAATTATCCATCTGTACTTCTCCTCCTTTTATATTTTTTTCAGCCTCTTCAACCAATGCTTTTAATTCAAATAAAAGTGAAGAGAACTTTTCATATTGTGATTCATATTTATCTTCATTCGCAGAAAAGAATGAAGAAGCTGAAAAGCAGGGTTCGTGACTCCCAATCACACATAAACCTCGCATATCACCTTTTGTATAAACGAAGTATTCTTCTCCATCAAAGTTGGCCCAATCTCCCACGATTGTTTCTGGCTTTAATTCCATACTTTGATGCTGTCCAATAATTTTTTTAGCTTCATCATAATAGCCAGTAAATAAGACAACAGAAAAGACAGCATAATCTCTTGTAATACCATCGCTATCTTTTAATGGCTTCCATCCTATAAAATCTTCAATATACCCGTAGCCATTGGCTAATAGCGGGCCGGTATGTGAAGCCCATGCTTCTGTTTCTGGATCAAAGAAGCCTACTACTGGAGTATCTCCATGAGTCGCGGATTCTATTAAATAATTTGCATATTCATCAGTAATATATGAGCCATTACGATTTTTATATTTATAGAATACCCCAACTTGTAAGCGATTACCATTTTCTTCTTTTCCATCAAGAGCAATTTCTTGGACAGGAGAATCAAGAATTATAGTATCAAAATAAATAGGTATCTTTCTTTCCATAATTATTCTCCTTAACCTGCGGCCGCGATATTGGCCTGGGTCTTTTCAGATTTTTGTTCATCAGGAAGTTCTGGACGTCCTCCTGTATTATTTATGTTGCCACTTGACTACCCACTATTACTTTTTTGCGCGGATGAGCTAGTTTTTTCTTCTCCCGCTACTACATTTCCAGAAGTAGTATATGAAGATTGTAGTGGTATCATCTTTTCTGACATCTTTAAGAAATCATTTTCAAAATCCATTAAACTTAATTGACTCATTTGCTTAATTCCCATAGCCACACCCGCAAACATTTTAGAATATCCATATTGCGCGCCACGGAAATAAGCAGTTTGTAAATCTTGTCTGTTAAAAGCAGTTGTCGGTAAAATTTCAAAATCAAATGTTAATCCCTTGCGCGAAAAAATATTATTTAAATGATATTTAATCCATGTTTCATATACATTTAAATAACCCGTCATTAAACTTTCATCTTTTTTAATCATATAAGCCAATGAGGAACTCCCATCTGGATTAAATAATATATTACCTCGTCCTAGGGCATCCCAAGCATTTTTACGATACTTTTCAATACGGTCAGCAGACTAAGAAGCCGCGCTTGTTTCTTGTAAACTCTCTAATTCAGTATCACCAAATGTAGTTAATACATCAACTGTGTCTATATCTCCTAACATACTAGCAACACTAGCATGCATTTCTGCCGCTTCATCTAGCTAGAATACAAGTTCACCATCTTTATCTACTGGTAACTATTGAATTAATAATTTATATAATTCATTTTCATCACGCTTTTCCTCGCGACCAATAGCATCATCTAATTTTTTTAAGGCTGGAATACTAGCAATTAAAAGTGGAGTCTAATCATTTGGAAAACAGAAACAAATGCCTCCTCCGCCCGCACCAATCATTACCCAGGGATCTGTCTTTTTCTTTGAACGAATCCATTCTATCCAAGCGCGTCTTACATCTTCTGGAAAAGAATTGATTACTTCTTCGCGCACAGCAGAATCAGTAAAACGTTCAAAATATAGAAGATTAAGTTCAAGTATATTTAAATTATTAAAATCCTTAAAGCGTGTACGACAAAACTCTACTGGTAAGTCTTGAATGACGGGCTTATTATTTTCTATTCTCAGTATACCATAATAAATACCATTTTTAAGCCATTCAGTAGTAATATTAGCAAAAGTATTTGGGACATCTAATTTATCAACAAAATCGCAAGCATTATAAAATGCCTTTATAATTTGTGTCTTCGATCCTTTGCCTCCTTCAAAATTAGGAATTATAACAGTATCATAAAGTGGCAGATGCGCGAGAAAATCAATATTACTTCTATACTCACTATTGGTTCTATAAAAATATTTAGATAATGCACGTAAAGCAACTATATCTCCATTACGAATTATTTCATAAATTTCTTCTAATGTAAAATCACGAGCTACTGGATCACGAGAACTTATACGCCATCCTCTATAATCATAACTACGGTCGGAGAGAGGCGCACGAGGAATTGATGCTACCTTTCTTTTAAATGTGACAAAATCATAAGGCTATCTTTTTTTATTTTCTTCCACTTAACTCACCCCCTTTTTCTTGGAGTAAAAAATGTATACTAAGAAAAATCACGTTTGTTCTTTTTCTTTAAAGCTAAATCTTCATAATATTTTACACGATATAGTCCATATTCAAGCGCAGAAAAACGGTCCTTTTCTAATGAATGAGAAATGCGTTCAACTTTAAATTGATTCTAAATTCCAGTTGGTTTTAGCCGCAAGTTATTTAATTCGTCCATTAAACGAGAAGTCATTTCATATGGCATTAAATAAATACGTCTATCAATTGGAGTCATTTTTTGACCGCGCTTTGTCTATAATAGTCTATCCCTTACAATACGTTCGTGTGCTAAGAAAGAGACAGAGCCATTATTTATCTAGGTAAAAAAATTGGAATTGATTGCGTCATCATTAGATGAGCCCGCTTTTATATCATATATAATTGCGTTATATTCAGGCCAAGGAGCTTCTCCCTCATTTTTCTTTTCAGGAGGTAAATGATGGTCGTTATTAAATGCGTAATATGAAGGAAATTGTTCTCCTGTTTTTGCATCAAAAGAAGGAACAACCATGGCATCTAATAATCCAATACCAGGGCCGTTGCCGTCAATAACAATTTCTTTTGGATTATATAATTGTATTAGCTTTTTTAAACGAGGGGCTTGTTCGGTTATATAGTTAGCTCCATGAATAACTTCTGTATAAACAATATTTTTTCTAAACCCATTATCATTAGGAATAACTTTAATAACTATTACAGCGGTATTAGCAGAATATCTAGCTACGTCAACCCCTATCACATAAAATGTCTTCGGATTAGCAGGATTCTACTATGCTTTCCGCTCACATTTTAATAAAGTTCTTCTTTTATTTAATCTTCTTGAATCTAACCAAGCATCTTTATTATTTCCAGTCCAAATAGATAAAGATTCACGCGCAAAACTCTCTTCATTCATTGTAGAGGAATTACGCTGATCTTCCATCATTTTCTTATTTATAATACCATAATATAATGGAACTTCATATGAAAGGCCCCATACAAAATAATCTTCTGGATGGAGAATAGCATTAATAGTACATTCAATAAGTTTACCATACATAAATACAATACGTTCGCGCGCGGTTGTTATGAAGGTTTGAGTTGATACGGGTTCTTCTGGATTTAAGGTTCCGTCAACTTCGCGGCGAGGTACGTTCATTTGAGGCAATAAAACTTCATTATAGTCTTCTTCTTCAATTGTCGCAGCTTCTTCTAAAATGCCCGCAGTCGCGCGAAGACCACGACTTGTATCTTTTGATACAACTGTTATACTGCTACCATTTTTAAAATGTAATTCATAATAGTTGCCACTTTTCTTTTGTCCAGTCTTTCCATCGTCTTGCTAAGTTGTAAGTTCACGACGCAAAATAGGCCAATGCTTGAAAAATTCTTCAAACTTGGCTTCTGCGGTTTTAATAACCGTGCCCTTAATATCTGAAGCAATAAATATGTTAGAGTTAGGTAGTAGAATTGCTTTTACCAACGCGCTTAAATAAGCGGTAAATGATTTTGATGTCGCGCGCGTGGCCGTCCAAAAATGATAACGATAACGCATACTTGCGCGCAGCGCTATGCGTTGAAAAGGCTATAAATGCCAATGTTTAGCATCTTCTGTATCTTGAAGTGTATCTAACATTAAGTCTGGATAAAGTATCCATAAATTTAAATATTTTGTAAAAAGTTCTTGATTCGCATCTAAAAAGTCCTTTGTTAAAACTACGCCTTTCTCAATAGGGATACCATCACGTAGTACGACTTCCTAATAATCATTCATCGTACCCTCCCCCTTGTAATTCAACCGCGAGCTCATCTTCATCTTCATATTCAACATCAGCGGTTTCATCAAACTCAACTTTTTCGTTTTCAATTTGTTCAAGGCGTTCAGTCATATTATATTGGTCGCGCTTTGATTCAACCTATTCCGCAAAATTACCCTCATTAATAACAAGGCGCTTTAAATAATTTTGAATATTCTCCATCATAAAGTCAATAGAATCTTGCGGTTCAGTATGCCATTTTGGATGCCACCCTTTCTTGCCATAATAGACCATAAGCTCTCCAATAGATTCAAAATCTGCCGCGTTTTTCGCATTGGAGGCTTCAAAGTGTGCCATTTTAATAATATTGTCACGGGCGTCCATTAATTTTTTAACATCCTATCCACTACGCAGTCCATTCTTAATTTGTAATTCTGTTTCGCATAGATCGCGCGCGTAATGCTTTAAAATTGGCGTTGATACATTCTATGTGGCTACAATTGCATTATAAAAATCTTCCAAAAATAAAAGCTCTTCTTTTGTATAGGTTGGCGCCCATTCCTTTTTAAGCCGCCGCAATTTAGCCTCATTTAAAACTTCAATTTCCTCATCAATTATGCCTTCTTCGCGCGCGAGGCGCCAACGTTCATTTTCATCGGCCCATTGAAGCGCGGCATAATGGTCATCAAATAATAGGTTAAAGTAGGCCGATAATGTATGCTCTTTATGTGTCTTATAAAGCGATGTCCATTTATTTAGGTCAAATGGAATGTCTAAGTAACGACAAAGTCTATCAACTTCTCCTAAATTTTCCTAATCAATCATGCGTTCAAGGCACTAAGTGCAAATAAGAGAACGATGGCCGGGAAAGAAGTTAGATGGAGTTCGCGCGAATTGAATTTCAGGCTTTTCCTCCTTGCATTTCAGACATTTGCGTTTCTTTACTTCTTCTGTCATTTAATCCTTGCCCTCCTTTTTCTATTCTACGTTTTTTCTCGCACTCTTTACAATTAGAAGAAAGTCCATCTTTGCGGCTACGATTGCGCACAAAGAATAAGGGCGAAGCGGGTAAAGTGCGTCCGCAGGCTTTGCATACTTTTCTCTAATCAAGTGGAGTATCTATTAGAGAGTGATATTTCTAGGCGGCAAGTGCTATTTTTTCTGGGATTTCTTTTGATAAAATTGTACATAAATGATTTTCATTATATTTAAGCCCATACTTAATTTGTAAGTTTTCTACAATTTCAATATAGGGCATTTTCTCAATTTTTCTATCTAATATATACTACCTAACTTCTGTTAGGTCTGCCATATCGCGATAGCGCTCAAAATCAAAAATTAGAGTGCGGCCGTAGGTATCAAGTTTTTCATAAACCTAATCATACAGCATATCGTAATTATTAATAAGGGCGCGAACGTGTTTTGGATCCTCCCAGTTAAAGGTGTGGCGGCGTATCATCCACTTAACTTCTATATTTCCCTAATCATCTACCCGGGTCTCATAGTCCTCTATGTTTTTGGATATAGTGCGTAGTGATTCTTCAACACGGCGTTGCCATTCTTCATATGAAATCCAATAGAAAGAGTCGCAAGTCCAATCGTAGAAAGCGGGGTGCGGGTGGTCCATATTTTGGAAATGAAGAGTGGGTTTATAGGCATCGCGCAAATAGTATTGATGACGCCGCACATCAATTAGCATATGTTCTAGTTGGTATAGGCGATAGCTATCATCTAAAATTGTTGTAGTTTCGTCTGGTGGTACGCGCCCCTTATTAACTGCGACGACATGTTCTAGGTGGTCAATACATTCCCAAATTTGCTACATGCCGGGAATATCACCGTCGCCAATATCAATAAGTTCGCCTGTTTTTTTATCGTATTTTGGGCGCTTAATTTCTTGCTTTTTCTTTGTATAAACTTGGCGTGTATTTGAAGGTTTAAGTGATTGTTGGTCCGCCATTGGATTTTCAAGCATTTCATCCAATGATAAAAGTTTATCGTCCATGCGCTTGTAGCTGCCGTAGCGCTTGTTGCCGTCGGTAGTTTCACCACGCTAAACTGCGTTTAAACCATTCTCATCTTTACCATATAAAATATATGAACCCATCTATTCAAGTTCGGTTTCGGTTGGATCGGTATCTAATGTATCTAATATATCTTTAACAGCTTGAACACGGTCAATATCGCGTTCAACGCTATAATCTAATGAGTATTTTTTCTTCAATAAAGTCACCTCCGGGGCATTGGTTCCCCAACTACTTATATTATAACATATTGAATAACTGGGTGTCAAGTATTTGGGGGATAGTTCAAAATTTTTCGGGTGAGAGATGATTGGGACGGGGCCTATTGTTCGGATTTGTCGTTTTTGGTTTTCCCGTATACATGCCCCCGGTACTGGCGTCCTATTTTTGTGCAGGTCGTACAGAAAAGCGCTGGCTTTTTGTGCACTATGCCGAACCTTCAAATTTTCCCGCGAAAAAGCGAAAAAAGGGCTTGCAATTCCCGCGGGGTGTGGTATAATACAGATGTTCCCGGGAGGACGGGCAGCCAGCGACGATATGAGCGGGCCGATACCTGCGGGATACACCATAACTATATTATAGGAGGGATTCACCATGTTGAAATCTAAGGAAAAGGGCTATTGTCAAAAGACTCTGACCGAGCTGGAGCTTGCAATGGAAGCACGTTATGAGCTGGAGCGTGAAAAGGGCTCGACCGCTGAACGTTTCGACGTTTCCGCGAAAGGCATCGAGGTGCGGGTGCGCCACCATGTTCAGACCCGCGGCATCTCCAGCAAAGCCGATTTTCGCGCAAGAGCGGAAGGAAAAGCTGACGGTTACCTGTTCATCAATGGCAAGCGTTACGCCTATGATGTAAAGACAGGTGGCACGGTCGGGAAGCCCCAGCAGGATGGGAGCTGGGATGAAAGCGACATCCTGCCGTCCGCTCCATACGTCATCTTTCCTATCATTGACATCATCAAAACGGATGACGACATCCTTGATGAAAGCGTGATTTTCACGCGGAAGCAGTGGCTGGAGCTGTGCGCCAACTGTTCACGGAAAGGACTGGCTGGCACCTTCCACGTGACCGGAAGGTCTCCCGTGATTGCCTTCCAGCCGACCCCGTTGAATAAGCTCCGCCGCATGGTAGAGGAAATGCTTAACAACGGCGATGGCTGGGTCCTGCGTGACTATGAAGCCACCTAACAGGAACAGCGGGGGCAGGGCGCGAGCCCTGCCCCAGCAAAAGAATGGAGGAAAGACCCATGAAGTATGAAGTCATTTTCAACCCTGTGCGCAAGCTGTATTGCGTATGGGGAGTCGGCACCCGTGGTGCCGAGCTGGTAAAGACTTTCAAGACTGAAAGCGCCGCAAAACGCTGGATAGTAAGCAAGGGCTGAAAAGCCCTTGCAAGCAAGACAAGCTGAAAGAGGAGGAAAACAAAATGACCACCATTATCGTAACTTTTAACCTGGACGAGACCGCGACCATTCTATGGGCTGACGCTGAAAACACCTATATTCGCCGCACGACCCACGCAATCGATGCTATGAAATGGATGGCAAAACAGGGGCTGGAGTTTACATGGACGAAAACAGAAGATGGACTGGAGCAGGCAATTTGGGAAAAGGCGCAATGAGCGCCTTTTCTTTTTATATGTCAGGCATCTAAACTTAGATGCATGGCATCTAAATTTAGATGTTGAACATCTAAATTTAGATGTTGGACATCTAAATAATCCCCTTGACAGCATAAATGCTATGTGCTATAATGGTACCATCAAGAAGGGATAGAATCCCAAGAGGAGGTATTTCCATGTCTACTATCACCGCTCGTGACTTCGCGCGTCCCGTCGTCGTCCTGCCCAACCGTAAAGCCGTTATTCGTGCGCTGGCAGCTGGGCGTACTGTATGGTGCGCTGAAACTGGTGAAGGCTGGCAGCTGGGAGAGGGCTGGGATCGGGCCTCTCTTAGCTTTACCTTTCCCGGTTCTTCTTTGAACCGCGCTCGGCACCTTGCCAGTCATATCTTTGCCGAAGAAGAGCGAAAAAATTTCTTCTTCGGGAGCGGCGTAAAATAATACGCCCTTCATAACTTAGATGTCAAACATCTAAATTCCATTATTGACAACTTAAATTTTTCATGTTATAATTAGGTATCAAATGAAGGAGGAAGGAACCATGAACGTCTATTCCAAGTATTGCCACATCGAAATGAACATGCGCAAGGGACAGGTTTACAGCGCGCGGATGTACACCGCGATTGAAACGAAAGCAGGCGAAAAAGAGTACTGGAAAACACTGACAGCAGCTGAAGCTGGACGCGCGATGCGCAAGCTGCAGAAAGCGACAGGCATTAAGCCAACAATCGGATACAACATGTTTGATGCAAGCCTTACCAATAAAGAGATTATCTATTACTGGGAGAAATAATTCTCCCTTCAGTATTTAGATGTTCAACATCTAAATAATACTATTGCTTTTTTTAATAATCTATGTTATAATAGACCCATCAAAGAAAGGGAGGCAAGACAATGATTAAAGTAATCGAACAGGTTATGAACCTTAAAGAATCCGAAGGGCTTACCATTAAAAACTATCAGTCTATCAATTATAAATCCGGATGGCAAGTAGCCGATTATGGTGTGAAATGTTATAACATACAAGAAGCAATTATTACAATTGCAAAATATAAAGGTACTTGCGGCGTATGGTTGGAAAATGGTATATACTATATTGACCATAGTTTCCGCGTGAATACCAAAAAAGAAGCACTTGCAATCGGACGCGTAAATAACCAAATTTCAATTTTGAAATGGAAAAATAAATCTTTGGTTTACTGCTAAGCAGTAATCCCAAAACTTAGATGTTAGACATCTATATTTTAATATTGACATTTTATTAAAAATATGTTACAATTTTATTGAAAGAAAGGAGAGGAAAAACATGACAATCGTAATTATCGGATTCTGGGCGTTGATTTCCTTCTTGTATCTCCATCACGTAATTTCAGAGCGCTAAGCGCTCTGAATAATTTAGATGTTGAACATCTAAAATCTCCTATTGACAACCGCGCCTTATCATGTTATAATAAGGTATCAAAAGAAAGAAAGGAAGGAATTTCAAAATGAAACAATATTATTGGATGCATAAGGAACATGGTTATCTTGTCCCGGAATCTAACCTCTATGAAGATGCGGTTGCCATGGAGCTGGACGATATTACAGATCCTACCAGCGTTGAGTATCTCAATTTCAGTTTGTATTATCACAAAACGCACTTGTTGGTTTTATAAACCAACTTCCCGAAACTTAGATGTTTGACATCTAAATTCAACTATTGACAATTTCATTTTTATTTAGTATAATTTACTTGTAAAAAAGAACGGGAGAAGAATCCCGAAACTAAGGAGGAAATGGGCATGACTATTAAGAAGGAAAAAAACTTAAAAGAATTTGAATTTTGGGGACCCGCGCAGCGAATTGCCGATCTTTTACTGAATGAAGAATTTGATGCAATCGAGCAACACCTTGAAGAGCTTTATCCGGAAGGAATTGGAGAAACAGAACTTAATGACTTGTTTGCATATTATACAGATTTCGTTTTGGAAATTATTGGAAAAACCGAAGAAGAAATTCTCGCGCGGGATAGTTAAACCTACCCCGTACAGATTTGGGAAGAATTTTGCCTCATCATAGAATGAGGCAAAAAGGTTTTAGATGTTGAACATCTAAAATATACTATTGACATTTTTATTTCTTTCATATATAATATAATTGTTCTAAGGAACAAAAGAGTGAAGGAGAGAAAATCATGAGAAAGTTTGAAGTTGGTAAAGTATATTTGCGTCCCGGTTTGTTTATTCCTTCCTTTTGGGTAAAAATCATTGAACGCACCGAAGAAACTATTACCTTTGAAGAGCTGGAATATCCCAGCAGCTCAATAGAATATTCTGTTGAACATGACGAAGCTGGAAATGAAGTCGTGAAAGCATGGGAATACTATAATGAAATTGGATACATGAGGGCATAAGCCCTCTTTTTATTTTAGATGTTGAACATCTAAAATAAACTATTGACTTCAATTTCATTTTATGTTATACTGTACACGTCAAAAGGAAGAAGGGAGGGTTGAAAATGGAAACTCCACCCGGTTAGAGTAAGCCAGTCTTGTAAGGGGCTTTACAAGAGCGGCAATATTACGCGAGCGTCCCGCCGCGTTGCAGCCTTCGGCAAGCTGGACGTATGTAATTTGGCCGAGCTGGATAAGTGCGCAATTATCCAGCTTTTTTCTTTTAGATGTTCAACATCTAAATCTCACTCTTGACTTTTCTCTTTCTCTATGGTATACTTATCTCAGAAAAAAGAAAGGAGTTGCTACCATGGAAATGTCCCATCACTGCCAGTATGAGCGCGCGAACCGCGTGCAGCATATCATCAACGAGATCGGTTTAGGACAAATTGTCAAAGAGAAATTCACCCACAGCTGCTATACCTGCATCACAGATACTGGTATCACCATCATCAAAAGCGCTGACAAGCTGACAATTGTGACCATGTATGTCACCACCTATCGCGAGCTGGTAGCAGTATATGAAGGAACGAAAAAAATTCCTTCATATCTCAAAAAGAAAGTTGACCGCAATCAAACTTTTTTCACTCACGAAGGAAAAACAATTTGGGCATAATGCCCAAATTTATGTTTTAGATGTTAAACATCTAAAACATAGCCTTGACTTATTAAATATTTTATGCTATAATCTTATTGTAAAAAGAAAGGGGTTGAGCAGAATGTACGAAGATTTGTGCGAACAGGGCTTTGATTTTGGTTTTGTAAAATTCATGGAAGAAATGTATGGTGATGATCGCCCTTCCATGCTGATAATCAACAAAATGCATCTGGCCTATCTCAGAGGACATAACGCCGGAATATACTTAGGTCTTAAATTCGGACGAGAAGAAGGGTATGAGAGCGGTGTAGCAGTCGCGCATCTTGGGATTGAATAACGCGGGGAACCGCGTTATTTTTCTTTTAGATGTTAAACATCTAAATCTAATTCTTGACCTTTTACAAAATTCATGATATACTATTCACGTAATCAAGGGAAGGAAAACCCACCAAACCAGAGAGGAAGATTTGAAACTATGAAGAACGCTACTATCAAGACCATCTATGCTATCCTGACTGGCGAGAACACCAACGAAGCCGACAAGCTGACCTGCATCCGCGAGCTGGAAGATGAGTTTGCTAAGGCCGCAGAAAAGGCGTCTGCGAAGCAGGATACCTACGACACGATGCGCGTCGTGGTATTGAACATTCTGAATGACAAGCCTATGACGGTCGCGGAAATCTTCACCGCGGGCGAAGGTGATTGGCCCGAAGGCACCACGAAGAACAAGATTTCTTACGGCCTGACCCACTACTGGGAAAATGAAGTCGTTAAAATTCAGGGCAAGGTAAACGAATACCGCCGGAAGTAATTTTTAACCGCCCTTCGGGGTGGTTTTCTTTTATTTTAGAAATTAGATGTTAAACATCTAACTTTAAAACTTGACATTTCATTCTTAAAATGATATAATTTATTTGTAAAAAAGATAGGGAATTAAATTCCCGGAAGGAGACAGATATGTACGTTTTAACCACTATGTATGATGATGGATTTACTAAGGCAGAAACTTGCAATGATATTACAGAAGTATTTAGCGCCGCCGCGATTTACCTTCAAGACAGAGAATGCACAGGCGTTCTTTGCTTAGACCTTGAAACAAAAGAATTTATCATTGACTTCACGCGGCGTTAATGCCGCGCTTATTGTTTTAGATGTTAAACATCTAAAACTTATTATTGACTTTTTTATTATAATATGTTAATATATACTCGTAAATTGAAAAAGGAAGGCGATGCCAATATGGAAATTAGATTGGCAACTATCAACGATATGGAAGAAATTAGAACCATTGACACCAATATCCCATATATTTCCTCTTTACTCTTAATGGGAGATATTCAAGCTGGACGCCTATATATTGGGGTAGAAGCTGATAAAATTGTTTCCACTTGCGCCGCTGTTCCTGAACCTTATTATAATTATACCGCGATGAAGCGATTGTATGTTGATCCAAATTACCGTGGCAAGGGATACGCCCAGCAAATGATTGAACACATCAGCGATCAATATAATGAAGAAAAAATCGGCGCGACCCCATGGATTACTAATGGAGCAATGCGGCATACATTAGAAAAAGAAGGGTTCACGCTTGAATATATTTTCAATGAGAAATGGTGTTTTTATTCTAAGCAAGTCTAAGGACTTGCTTTTATATTTAAATGTTAAACATCTAATTATAAATATTGACTTTTTAATACTATTATGTTAATATATAATTGTTCCAAGGGTATAAAGAAAGGAGAGAAAAATATGAGCTTATGGGCACCACAATATCCACATTCTGAAAATTATTCTCCCGCAAAACTTGACGCGCACTTCCCTGGCTTATACTTTTTAGGAAAGCATGAGATTTGGAATGGAAAAGATATATATATAATAAAAGTAGGAGAAGCATCTGACATAGGAAAAAGGATGAAAAGTTATTTGTCACATTCTCCATTTTTTTGTGATGTTTGTTATGTATTTAATACAAGTAAATACAATGAAAAAACCAGAAAAGATTTTGAACTAAATTGCCATTTATATACCGGTATAAATACCCTTGCTACCGCCGCAGGTTCACAAGAATGGTTTTTTGTTACAAAAGAACAATATGAATATTTTTGTAAATGTTTTTCTGACCCCGATGCTTTTTATACAGTATGCGTAAAAGGCCGTGAAATGGCAAGGCGTAAAAGTGTAATTGCTCTTAACTAATAGAGCAATTATATTTAGATGTTAAACATCTAATAATTATAATTGACAATTTCATTTTCTTATGCTATAATCCTATTGTAAGAACGAAAGGGAAAGGAAAATCCCAAAAACCAGAAAGGAAACTAAAATGGAAAATAATAAAAACAATACTCGCGGTGGCATCGGATTCTGCGGACTTCTGACGATTGCTTTTATTATCCTTAAATTGTGCAACGTCATTACATGGTCGTGGCTTTGGGTTCTGTCCCCGCTTTGGATTAGCTTTATCCTCATCGTTTTGATTCTTCTGATTACTTTGTTATGGGCAAGCCGTTAAGGCTTCCCAATCTATTTAGATGTTAAACATCTAAATTCTTCCCTTGACTTCTTCATCATTCTATGATATACTATACCCATCAAAGGAAAGGACGGGACGAACGATGAAAACGATTTGGTTTGACATGGACGGCACTTTGGGCAATCTGTACGCGGTTGAAGGTTGGCTTTCTATGCTCCGCACCTATGACCCCACACCCTACGCAGAAGCTGAAGTCATGCTGAATATGAGCCTGCTCGCGCGCTATCTAAATCGCTTGCAGGAAGCTGGATACCAGATTGGAATTATCAGCTGGCTTTCCAAGTGCCCCACCCCGGAATATGATGAAGCTGTAACCGCGGCGAAGCTGGTATGGCTGAAAAAGCACCTGCGGTCGGTAAGCTGGGACGCCATCCGCATTGTGGCCTATGGTACGCCTAAATCTTCCTTCATGAAAAATGAGGATGATATTCTGTTTGACGATGAAGCGCCGAACCGTGAAGAATGGAAGGGCGAAGCGTATGAACCTAACCAAATTTTGGAAGTTCTGAAAGGACTTTTGAAGGGTGAGTAATCACCCTTTATTGTTTAGATGTTAAACATCTAAAATTAACTATTGACTTTTCTTTTATAATATGATAATATACTTACGAAAGGAAGGGAAGTAAAATGATTAAGGTAACAGTTGAAATCCAGTATTATCCAATCTATGAAGCATATAGTCGTGCGCGTGGTATCTTGTTCCATCTTTTTGGTGGCGGTTGGCGTAGAAGTTATACCGACAAAATCACCGGCAAAGAAATGATGGAGTATAGAGTATGGGGAAAAGACGTGGAATTTTTACGCCTCATGTGCGCCGAATTGCCATTTTAATGGCAATTTATGATTATAGATGTTAAACATCTAAAAATAAAACTTGTATTTTATTTTATTTTATGATATAATAATCCCGTAAGAAAGAGAGAAGGAAAACTCCTAAAAACCAGAAAGGATAAAAATATGTTGTATGTAGTTATCCATCATTATTCTTTTGAAGAAGATGCAGACGCGAACGATTATCTGATTGGGGTTTTTGATACCCCGGAGGCCGCATTTCAAGCGCGAGAAGAATATTTTTCAAATTATTCAGAAATTCAAAATGGCATTCACTCTATTTCTATTACCCCAGTAAAACTTAATACATATAATGATGATCTTGAATGTAATGTCCCTTGGTTAAATTGTAATAATGAATGGGAGGAAGAGGAGATTTAATCTCCTCTTTTAATTTTAGATGTTTAACATCTAAATTCAATCTTGACATTTTATTATCTTCATGATATACTATATCCATAGGTGAAGGAAAACACCACAAACCAGAAAGGCACCCGTATGGCTTATATGGTATTCGATACTGAAACGACTTCTCTCGACAAGCCCTTCTGCTATGATGTAGGGTATTCTATTTTCAATGATGAAATTGATGTACCTCTCACGCGCCGTCATTTCATCGTCGAACAAGTTTGGCACAACTTACCGCTATTTGAGAGTGCTTACTACAAAGAAAAGCGCCCTTTATATATCGGCCTAATGCGGTCTAAAAAGGCCGTCATGGACAAATGGGGCTATATTATGCGAACAATTCGGCGTGATATTGTTCAATATGAAGTGACCGATGCTTACGCCTATAACAGCGATTTTGACGACAAAGTTTTTACTTTTAATTGTGACTGGTTCAAATGTAATAATCCTTTGGAAGATATTCCTATTCATGACATTTGGGGCTATGCTTCCGAATTTATCACAAGCACACAAGCATATAAAGACTTCTGCGAAGAACACCAGTATTTTACAGATAGCGGAAACTATAAAGCAAGCGCCGAAATTGTATACAGATACCTTACAAAAGATAATGACTTTGAAGAAGCGCACATGGGCGCGTATGATGTGGATATTGAAAGTAAAATTTTGGAAGCTTGTGTTGGTATAGGGGCAGAATATGGTAAAGATTACAAAGTTGTAAAAATCTTACAACGTCCGCGCCTTACGCCTTACACCGTGAAAGTCAATGGAAAAATTATCCATCAAGGCGAATACGTAAAAAAATATGCGCGTGACGGATTGTATAGCTTTACAGAAATGGGAGAATAATCTCCCATTTCTTTCCAATTTTTGTTTTAGATGTTAAACATCTAAATCCAATGCTTGACCTTTTCTTAAAGTTATGCTATACTATAATCGTTCCAAGGGAGAGAGTAGTAGAAAGTGAACTAATGGTCAGCCCATAGGGAACTGAATCGTGAAATTTCTCTTGGAAAACCTCTTGACATTAAGCACAAACTGTGCTATAATGAATACATGAAAAGGACAAGGAAAAGTCCTAAAAACCAGAAAGGAAAGTATATGAAGAAGAACACCATGATCACCATCGCCGCTTACATCAAGAACGTTCCCGAACTCGCCACCGAATATGCCGAACTCCAAGCCGAACTGGACAAGAACGCCGAAAAGGCCCAGGCCAACCGCGATCTGTACGCCGCCGCGCATGACGTGGTAATCAACGCCCTGTCCGACAAGCCCGTGACGCTTGCAGAACTGTGGGAAACCGTAAAGAACACCGTTCCCGAAGGAATGAGCAAGAGCAAGGTACAGTATGCTCTGCGCGAACTGTGGGCCGCCGAAGTCGTTAAGATTGAAGGCAAGGTCAACGAATACAAGAGAGCGTAAGCCCTCTTTTTTCTTAGCTTCTTTTAGATGTTTAACATCTAATTTATTCTGTTGACATTTCATTTTCAATATGATATACTTTATTCGTAAAGAAAAAGGAGAAGGAAAACTTCTAAAAACCAGAAAGGGAATGAAAATGACGATTTACAAGGTGGTTCGTGGAAGTTCTTACAATGATAATGAGGAAGAAATTTTTTTCACTTCCCGGGATAAAGCAATTGGGTATATTATCGGACGTTATGCAGAAAGCAAAGAAAAACCCCGTGGAAGAGAGAAGCGGCCCGACTGGTGGAATGGAAGTTTTTGTTATACCGCAGAAAAACTATTTAATCTTAGAAATTGGAATAAATATTATTACTTAATGAACTGCGGTTTTTTCTATATTGAAGCAATCAATGTATTATAAGGGCATTGGCCCTTATAATATTTAGATGTTAAACATCTAATTTCATTTTCACATAATTATACAAAATTCTGTATAAAAATTTTTTCAAATTATCCCGAAAAAATACTTGACAATTTTCTAAAATTATGTTATACTCTATATGAAAAGTGAAGGAAAACACCAAACCAGAAAGAAGGATGAAAAATGGGTAAAGAAGCAAGCCGTAATGAAATGAAAAACGAACTCCTGTCCACCATTCAGCCCATTCTGTCCGCCCAGCTAAACTCTGATGTTTTGCGCGTGGGCCCCAGCGAAATTGCCATTCCAGGTGTAGACGCAGATGGAAATGAATTTTTCTATCTGGTAAAGATTTCCATTCCTCGTGGTTCACGGGATGGCAATGGTAGCTATGATGCTTATGACGGGTATGCCGAAGCAGAAGTATATGAAGCAACCTTAAAAACTCGCGAAGCCGAGAAGGCCGCGAAAGAAGCAAAAAAAGCCGCCGCCGAAAAAGAAAAGGAACGCAAGCGCGAAGCAAAGAAAGTTGTAAAAGAACTAAATGAAAAGGGACTGAAAGGAATGATTAAGAGCGCGGAATAACCGCGCTTTTCCTTTTTAGATGTTAAACATCTAAATATAAAAGACCCTTACGGGTCAAAGGCATAATCAACAATGACGGGCTTATTATCTTTCCATCCATAGTTGTGATAGTGTAAATCGCAAGCAACGTTACAAATATATTCAAATTCATCTCCCGTAAGAGCCTTGGCAAAATCTCTATGACTTCCAATATTCTTAATGCGTGGCATAATATAGAAAGTGATATTATGAGAAACTACCGGAGTAATTTTAGCAAACAGATAAGCATAGCCGTCTTTTTCTGCCTGTGCATACTTGCGCACTTCATCCGGGCAATTTCCTGCCCAGCAATCTTCGTTATAATCATACTTAATAACATAATCCGCCCGAATCACCGCCCAGCGGGAAACGCCATTACGAACCTGTACCCGCTCATGCTTTTTATCGCAATAATTGAACAGCGCATCGGCCAGATCTTCGGGGTCATCCAGAAACTTTTCAATCACCGGGAAAATTTCTTCAAGGAACTTTTGAGCGCGTACAGTGTAATCAGTTTTCATTTTCATGACCCCTTTCTTTATTACGGTTACATTATAACATAAGATAACCGAAAAAGCAACCCCTTATTTTTAGATGTTAAACATCTAAAATCAATAGTTGACTTTTTCTTAAATCCATGATATACTTATACCGTAATCAAGAGAAGGAAAACTCTTAAAAACCAGAAGGGAAGTATGAATTATGCCTATGAACGCCACCGAAATGAAGAACGCCGCCCGCAACGCCACTATTTCTGCCATGCGTGATGCTCTGGAAGACCAGTCCGCTGTCCAGTTCGCGGATGCCTCCTGGGCTATTCTCCAGAACATTGAAGGTCAGGAAATCTGGTGCGAAGTAACCATTAAGACCAAGGCTTACAAGCCTACCAAGACCGCCGAAGCCTTCGATCCCTTTGAGGCCGCGGAAGCGTGGAAGGAAGAAAAGCGCATCAAGGCCGAAGAAAAGGCCGCGAAGGAAGCGGAAAAGGCCAAGAAAGTGGCCAAGGCAAAGGAAAAGAAGGAGGAGGAGTAATCCTCTCCTTTTTACTTAGATGTTTAACATCTAAAATATAATATTGACATTTCTTTTATTCTATGTTATACTCTATACATCAAAAGAAAGGAAGTGCTAAGTATGGTCGGATACTCTAATGGAACCATTCCCTTCAATCATGGTCAACTATGCCAGATGCTTCGCTCCGCAAATGATGAAGAACTGGCTAATATTCTCAATGATGTTAGCAAGGAGCAGGAACGGCGCAAGGCGGCAAAGAAAAACGAATATCTCAATAATATCCGCAAGGCTATTTCTGAAGCGATTAAAGCGGGATATAGTGTTGACTTCTATTACAATTCCGATTCCGAAGGTTCCGCCTTCTCCATTCACAGCAACAATGAATTTGTTTATGATATTGAATTATTCACCGACGATTAAGTGGCTTCAGCCACTTTCCTATTTTAGATGTTTAACATCTAAATCTAAGTGTTGACTTCTTTCTAAATTTATGATATTATATAATTGTTCCAAGGGAGAGGAAAAGAACAGCAAGCGCTACGATTCCTTAAAGGATAGTCATTAAAATGCGCAAGCAAAAACAAACCTCACTTGCAAGTCCTTTGGGATAATTTGGGAAAGTAGCTCAATTGGTCAGAGCTTGATCGCGTGAAGGGATAGAGCGATTGAATGCCCTTGATGTTGGTTCGACTCCAACCTTTCCCAATCGTAACAAAAACTTAACAAAATTTCTTCTTGACAAACTTCAAAATCCATGATATAATAAATGCGTAAATAAGAGAAGGAAAACTCTAAAAAACCAGAAAGGATTTAACCGCTATGAAGAAAACCTCTTACGAAGCCATTTACAACGCTCTGACCGCCATCAACTACGACAATGCCGAAGTCATGGAAGACCTCTGCAAGGAACTGAACCGCGGCGCCGAAGCCAAGGCGAAGAAAGCGTCTGAATACGATCAGGCGAAGCCCTTCGTATTTGAAGCCCTGCGCGTGGCAGGCAAGCCCGTGACCGTTGCGGAAATCTTCGAGCATTGTGAGAACGAACTGCCCGAAGGCTTCACCAAAGCCCGCATCCAGTACGGCCTGTCCCATCAGTGGGCGGAAGAAGTCGTCAAGACCGAAGGCAAAGTTAATTCCTACCAGTTGAAGGAAGGGGCGTAAAGCCCTTTCTTTTTTTTGTTTTACTTTTAGATGTTAAACATCTAAATCTCCTTGTTGACTCTTTTCCTATTATATGATATACTCTATACATGAAGTGAAGGAAAACACTTGAAACCAGAAAGGGAAATGCTTATGCGCAAAGAATACCGCTTCATGGTCACCGACACCGAGACCGCCACCCTGCCCTTCGCCAATGAAATCGCTAATGGCGACCCCGAAAAGAAAAAGAAAATCGCCATCGCGCGGCCTCTCGTGTATGACATCGGCTGGACTATCACCAACCGCAAGGGTGAAATCCTGGACAGCAAACAATTCCTTGTAGCCGAAACTTTCGCCGTTCCCGCCGTATTTAACACCGCGTATTATGCTGAAAAGCGCCCGCGGTATCTGGAAATGCT